TCTCCAAACATTTTTCACCTCCAAGATATCTTTATAATTATTATACCACATAAAGTAATAAAATATTATACTTGACATTACATTATGTGGAGTGTATTATAAAAATATAAATTACTTTAAGTGATAAAATTACTTTTAGTAATTAAAAAGAAGACTTACAAACTTTAGACAAAGAGTGAGGTTTCTTATAAAAAATACAAATGTTAATATAAGGAGACTGGGTATGAGTATAATCAAGGCTGTGGGAAGGTTTCAGGGGAATATATTAGAAAGAAATGAACAAAGAATTGAAATGATAAGGTTTGTAAAGCAAGATAGTAACTTATTAGTTATAATTAAGAAGTTCTTAGATAATGTAAAAGATTATAATTTGAAGAATGTAAGATACATAATTGAGAATGAATTGTTCTTTGAGAGAGTTTCTATTGATGTCATATGTAGGTATATGGATTTATTGAATAGATGTGTTAATATAGAAGATGACTTTGAAGAGATATATAAATTGAAGGCAGAGGTGGGTTTTAGGAGGACTATGGACTGCTTATTTAGACAAGTACATTGATATGATATATTGTATAAAATAAAATGATATAAATAAAGTATTTTAAATTCTAAATACATTAAAGTTAGGACTAAGAAGAAATGATAAAAACACATAGAGTTAAATTAAAATTAACTAAATCACAATTTGAACTAGTAAGAGAGAAGCAAATGGAAAGTGCTAACTGCTGGAATTACATAATTAATTTATCAAAAAACTACTACTTTCAACATAAACAATGGATTTCTAATTATGATATTCAAAAACTAATTAAAGGTAAATTTAATTTATCAGGACAAACAATTCAAGCTATATCAACAAAATTTTGTGCGAATAGAAAAACAATATCAGAACTTAGAAAAAAGGGCAATTCAAAAGCAAAGTACCCATACAAAATTAAAAAGTTCTATATAATACCATTGAAAAATCAAGATATAAGAACTAATAAGCAAGGAAATTTAAAATTAACATTAAGTGCAGGTAGATATTTAGAGTTAGATTTTAATGTTGAAAATATAAAGACTGCTGAAATAGTATGGCGAAACGGATATTATTTGTATTATACATTTGATGATGGAATCATTAATCCAACACCGAAAGGTAACAACACAGTAGGTGTAGACTTAGGAGAAATACATTCGATAGCTAGTATAACTAATGAAGGTATCGGATTTATAATATCTAATAGAGAAGGTAGAAGTATTAAACAATTTAGAAATAAGATGTATGCTTATATATCTAAAAGATTAAGTAGATGTAAAAAAGGTAGTAGGCAATATAAGAGATTATGGAAATTAAAAAACACTATTAGAACTAAAACAGATAATCAATTAATAAATTTATACCATCAAACAACGAGAAAGTTTATAGACTTTTGTGTAGAACAACAAGTATGTGAAATAGTTTTAGGAGATATAAAAGGGATTGAGAAAAATACAAAAAAGAAGAAAAGATTAAATAGAATTAATAGACAAAAAATATCTCAAATGGAGTATGGTCGCATTAAAGACTATATTAAATATAAAGCAAAAGAGCAAGGAATAGAAGTTAAGTTAGTTAAAGAAAACTACACTTCTCAAACTTGCCCAAAGTGTTCTAAAAAACACAAACCACAAGGCAGAACATATAGTTGTACTTGTGGTTATAAAACTCATAGAGATATAGTTGGTGCATGGAATATTTTAAATAAAAAACATAAATATAATTTAGTTGATTTTAAAATAAACCACAACCAACCAATTAATTTAAAAGTATCTACTATATAAGGTAGTAGTGGCGAAGACACCGTCCAAGTAGCTTGGCTTTGTAATCACCTCTGTTTTACTGTTTAAGTATAAATAAGTGCGTTAGTCACCAAGAATCCCCATAGATAAATCTAGGGGAGAGTGTCAAATAATTCTATAAGGTTAGAAAATAGAGAAAATATAGTTGAACAAATTATAGAAGTATCTGAAATACTTAGTGAATTTATATATGAATTATCTAAAGAAATTGATAAAATTATTGTTTATTCAGTTGGTGGAAATCATGATAGAGTTCTTCCTAAAAAAGATGAAAATTTAGATAAAGATAATTTTACACTATTAATAGATGAATATATAAAGCTAAGAATTAAAAGTTTAGGCAATGTAATATTCCAAGAAAATATATATGATAATGACATAATAGTAGCTAAAATATGTGGAAATACATGTTTCGCAGTACATGGAGATAAAGATAAAATGTCTACAGCAATTCCTAAACTGACCTCTCTTATAAAATTAATTCCTGATTATATCTTTATGGCTCATCTACACAATTGTAAGGAAGATAATTATGGAGAAAGTGAAATATGTGTAAATGGAAGTTTCTCCGGAACGGATTCTTATGCTAAGAATCTAAGATTAAGTTCACACGCAATGCAAAAATTAATGATATTTAATGAAAGTGGGAGAATATGTACTTACAATATAAATTTAAGTAAGCTATAAGTTATTTATTAAGAGCTGAGTTAAGTTTATATTGTAAATTTAACTCAGCTCTTAATTGAGTTGAATCTCCCTATTAACCGCTAGAGAATTAAATCTCTAGTGGTCTTTTTTAATGGTGGTGATGTTATGAATGGCAATTAGTAAAACAAAATGTTTGAATTGTGGTGAAGAAAAATATACAGATAGATATTTTTGGAAAAGTCATAGTGAAATATTTACTTTAAATAAAAGACTTCCAGTATGCAAAGAATGTTTTAGAGCTAGGTTTTTACTATTAAATGGGTGTTACAATGGAGAACTTGTAAAGGCACTAAAACATATATGTTTCAACTTTGATGTTTATTTTGATGAAAAATTAGCTAAAGAACTTGCAGATAAAAAAAATAAAGATGAATTAATAGATGAATATATGAAAATTATTAATAGAAATTCAAAATATAAGGGAAAGACATCTTTAGATAATTTATTGAAAGAAATATATACAGGAAATAATAATGATAAAAATATAGTCATAAATGATGAAATTAAATTAAAATGGGGAAGAGGTTTTGATGATTATGAGTATAAAATCTTAGAAAGAAAATATAAGGAATATAAAGAATATTATGAACCAGAGTCATTAACTGAAAGAAAATTGTTTGAAGAGATTTGTATTATTGAATTAGAAAAAGATAAATCAAGAGAAAAGGGAGATATGAAAGCTTTTAATGATTTATCTAAATTAGTATCAAGTAAAATGCAAGATGCTGAAATAAAGCCTAGTCAGAAAAAGAAAGCTGGAGATTCGCAAGATGATACATTTGGAATGAAAATGATGATATATGAAAAAAATAAACCTGTAAAGGATAGGTTAAAGGAATATGAAGATGTAGATGGATTTGAAGCTTATGTAAATAAACATATGAAAAAACCACTTGCTGTTGCATTAGGTTTGGCTACAGGTAAGTATTCGATAAATGATGGCGATAAAGATATTAAATTTAAAGATGATGTAAGAGACATTTTAGAAGGTAATAAAAATGAGGACTAAATATGAAAAAAGAGAGCTGTCATCTAATGATTCATCCCGAAATCTACTAGAGAGTATAGGAGAGTATTGGGGTGCTTTTTATCTCGCAAATCCACATAGATTCTGTATGGATTACTTTGGGTTTAATCTACATTTATTTCAACAGATATTAATTTATATGATGATGAAGTCTGACCAATTTGTATTCATTGCTTCTCGTGGACTGGGAAAATCATGGCTTCTAGGAGTGTTTTGTTGTGTTATAGCTGTATTAAAACCAGGTACTTGTGTTTTAATAGCAGCAAAAAGAAAGAAACAAGCAAAACTACTTATTACAAGTAAAATTTTAGGTGATTTATATTTAAAATCAGATACTCTGAAAAGAGAAATTAAAAGTTTCCAAGTAAATGCACAAGAAGTATCTATAGATTTTTGGAATGGAAGTAGAATAGAAGCTGTTGTATCTAATGATGATGCAAGAGGTTACAGAGCTAATGTTCTTATTGTTGATGAATATAGAATGGTGGATGAAGGAACTGTGAATGATGTTTTAGTTCCATTTTTAACAAACCCAAGACAACCAGGGTATTTACAGAATCCTAAATATAGATATATGCAAGAAGAGAATAAAGAAATTTATCTTAGTTCAGGCTGGTATTCTCAGCATTGGAGTTATAAAAAGTTTATGGAAACAGTAAAAGGTATGCTTAGTGGTGAAGATATGTTTGCATGTAGTATTCCATTCACTTGCTCTTTAGAACATGGACTATTAACTAAAAAAAGAATACTTAAAGAAATGAAAAAAGAGAGTATGAGTGATGCTTCTTTCATGATGGAGTATTGTGGAGTGTTTTATAATGAATCAGATGATGCTTTCTTCAAGTCATCTTGGGTGAATCCATGTAGGGTATTAGAAAGTATGTTTTATCCTCCTAGTGATATAGAGTATCTTGAAAATAAGAAAAAAAGAGATAAGAAATATCATCTTAATAAGATAAAAGGAGAAATACGGATTATTGGTGCAGATATAGCTTTAGCCAGAGGAGTTAAGAATGATAATTCTATTTATACTTTGATGAGGATGCTTCCAAATGAAGGCACATATAAAAGATGTGTTGTCCATATAGAAGCTTATAATGGTATGGAAGCTGAAAAACAAGCAATAAGATTAAAACAATTATTTTCAGATTTTCAGGCAGATTATATGATATTAGATACACAAGGTATAGGAACAACTGTATGGAGCTATATACAGAAAGCAAATTATGATTCAGATAGAGATGAATGGTATGATGCTTACACATGTTTTAATGAAGATAATACTGTTGACAAGTCACTAGCAAAAAAATCACTTCCTGTTGTATATTCCATGAAAGCTTACGCTGATGAAAATCATAAAATGGCTATGTCTTTAAGAGATGTCCTTACAAATAGAACCTTAGAACTTCCTATAAGTGATATTGAAGCAAAAGAAATGATATTAGAAAAAGAAATGATAAAGGCAGATGAAATAGATAAAAAGGCAGAATTAGAAGCAAAATATATTGCCCCTTATCTTCAAACAACGGCTTTAGTGAATGAGTTAATAAATTTAGAATATAGTGCTGATGGAGGAAAAATTAAAATAAAGGAAAAAAGTGGAGCAAGAAAAGATAGATATTCTAGTTTGGCTTATACGAATTTCTTAGCAGATTATCTGGAAGAAAAAGAGAAAAGAAAAAATAGAAATAATCAAAAAACTGTTATGATTTATTGGTAAGAGATGAGGTGAATAAGTGGGCAAAAAAAATAATAATAAAAGCAAGTCTAAAGACAACAATTCTACACAAAATCAAATCAATATGCTAAATGCTCAAATTGGAAAATATGCCTCAGTAAAAGAATCCACAACATTAGCAACAGAAATGTATAAGTTAAGAAGTATAAGTAGAGACAAATTAAGAAAAGCTCTCTCCAATCCATATCAAATTTCAAATACAGATATACTTCAGGATGCAAGTATGATATTAAAAGCTACATCTGGTACATATAGAAGAGTTTTAAATTTAATATCTAATATGAATACTTTTGACCATATCTTATACCCAAAAGACATAAGTAGATTAAAAACAAAAGAAAAAATAACAAAAGCATATATGAATTCGGCGAGTCAATTAGAAAAATATAATATAAAATTTACATCAGCTTGGATAACCGAAAAAGTATTGGAATTAGGAGAGGTTTATTTATATAAGATAGAAGATAATTCAGGGATGGTTTTACAACAGATACCAGCAAAATTTTGTATGATAACAATGATAGAAAATAATGTAATGAGATACGCTATAAATATAAAAAAACTTACTGACAAAAACATAATATCCTTTCCAGAAGAAATTAAAAACATATATAAAAAATATAAATCTAATTTACTTACACGAGAAGAATTAATTGATAATACATATTTTCAATTAAGTGATAAAGCAGTAGCATTTAATTATGATTTAGATTCAGTGAAAGGAGTTCCATTTTTTTGCTTTATATTTGACGATTTAATGGAGCTTGAAGATATGAAAGATTTAAAAAGCACAAATGCAGTAATAGAAAGTATTAAATTAATACATCAAAAGATACCATTTGGCAAAAATGATGAACCACTAGTAGACCTTAATTTAATTCCCATATACCACAATTCAACAAAAGCAAATTTACCAAAAGGAACAGCAATAACTACAAATCCTTTAGAGTTGGAAACACATACTCTTTCAGATGGAAAATCTAAAATAAATGATTATGTAAAAGAAGCAAAAGAGTTTATATTTGATAACGCTGGAATAAATACAGCCTTACTTAACTCTGACAAGATAAATAATGAATCTATCTTAAATGGTATTATTGCAGATAGCTTAATTCCTATGAGGATTCAACAAATGATAGAAAATTGGGTTAACTTTGAACTAAATAAAGACAAGAAGGCAAATTTATTTAATATGAAGTTTATTGGAACTACTCACTTTAATAAAATGAATTTATCCAAACAGTATCGAGAAGATATGGGATACGGAGGGAGTAAAAGCTTGTTTATTGCAAGTACTGGGTTTACTCCACTTCAAGCTATAAACACTTTACAAGCAGAAAAATTAATGGGATTTGATGAGTTTTTAATACCTCAACAAACATCTCATACTCAAAGCAGTGGTAGACCAGATAAATCTGATATAGGGACAGATAATGGTAATTCTACTCAAGCAAAAGGAAATGGGGAGAATGATTAATTATGAGTAAGTTTATATATGCTTTTTCTGAAGATGATAAGAAATTATTAATGGAAAAAGGATATCGTTTTATATGTGAAAACAAGTTGAATAATAAGACTTTATATGTTTTTGAAAATAAATCAAAATTAATAAATAATTTCAGTAATGAAGAAATGAAAAGATTTATATTTACTAGCAAAATACGTTTTTAAAAGGAGGTGAAAAAAATAAAAATATTAAAATTACCTTGTAATTTAAAACATTATTCAGATAAAAAAAAATTGGAAGAACTAAATAGTAATCTTTTGCCAGTGTATATCTATGTTATGCATGAAGGTACAAATCCAAATGGAACTAAATTTTATGAAGAAGCTATTGATAAAGCTGAACCAACATTAAAAAATGTTCCAATTCTAGGATATGTAAAAATAAATGAAGATGGAAAATATGACTTTGATGGTCATAATGTTTTAACACAAGTAGTTCAAACAGATGAAGGGTTTATATTAGAAGAATATTATGAAGAACGAATAATTGGCGTTATACCAGAAACAAATAAATATGAAAAAGTTGAAATTGATGGGCAGAAGTATGTTAAATGTAAAGGATATATATATAAATCATATAGCAATCATGCTTACGATATAATTATGGATTCTGATGAAATAGAAATTTCAATGGAAATAGATATAAATGATTATCAATTAGATGATTCAGATGGATTTTATAATATAAAAGACTATGTATATCATGGAATTACATGTCTTGGTTCTGATGTAAAGGGAGCTATGGGTTCAAATTGTTGTTTAACTAAATTTTCAAGAAAAATTAATTATAAAGAAGAAATATCAAAAATATGCTCAGAAATTTATGCATTAGAACATGGAGAGGGGGAAAAGAATTTGCCAAATAAGAATCAAAAACTTAATAAAAATTCTGAAGGATATGCTTTAGCAGTGAGTAATCTTAGTACTGAAATAAGAAATAAGTTAAAAGAATACAAAGTCGAAACTGAGAATTGGTATGGTGAAAAAGTTGAAGTACAAGCTTTTTATTATAATGATTTAATACCAGAAGAGAATATTGCTATAGTTGAAGATGAAATTAACTGGGGGTATTACTATGGTATTCCATATATAGTTAATGAAGATGCTGTCATTTTGGATTATGAAAATAAAAAATCATATATACAAACTTGGAGGGAAAAACAAGAAGGAGAAATAGTACAGGTTTTTAGTAGACAAGAAAAATTAAAAAAAGAAATAATAGAGAAATTTACTGAAAAGCAAAAAGAAATATCTAATTTAAAAGCCAGTTTAGAGCCATTACAGGCATTCAAAGAAGAAAAAGAATTTGAGTTATTTAAATCTAAAGTTGATGATGTAGCTCAAAAATTTAAATTAGCAGAAGATGAAATTAAAGATATAAAAATAAAAGCTTATAATAAGGAAATTACATTAGATGAATACAAGAAAGAATTGGGTTACATATTTGCATTAAAAACTCTTAGCAATAAACAAAGCGAAAAGGAAAATTTTAGTATAAATGATGATAAAAATAATACGATAAAAATACCTATAAGTAATAATAATGATAGTTTTAGTGAACCAGAAGAAATATCTTTTATAAAAAAATATTCAGATAAAGAATAATAGGAGGAATTTACATGAAGAAAGATAAAGCAATAATACAAACAGATAAAGTAAAAAATCCTGATGTTTTAACAGGTAAATATGTTGTTCCATCAGAGGATACCAATCCAATAAATTTAGAAAATGGTGCTGTAATAAATATTGGAGAACTTGAAGACACGGAGTATGGTAGGGATACCCATAAAATATATAAAGTTACAAATGACACATTAGATTGGGGTATAGTTGATGACCCAGCAACTATGTATGATGAAAGATTAGATGAAAGAGATTACGAAGTTTCTCCTGGTCAGATATGTAGATGTAGACGACTAAAAAAAGGAGATGAGGTAACTATATCTCTATTACATATAGCAGATAAAAGTATTGCAGTAAAAGACAAGTTACAATTAAAATCTGATTCGTTTCAGTTTGAAAAATTGCCTACAGCAGATGCTAAAACTCCAGTAGCAGAAGTATTAGAATTATGGAACTATGAAGGTCAAGATTCGGTTACAATAAAAGTTTTATAAAATCAAATAAAATTAACAAACAGGAGATAACAGTCTATAACTGTTATTTTTTTATGCAAAAAAATAGAAAAGGAAGTGTGTAAATTAATGGCAACAGCAAAAACTTTAAAGAGAATAGCTCATGAGCTATATACAGATACATTTAGAGAATATACAGATAGAGATGGAAATACAATAACATATAGAGATGCTGAAAGTGCAATAAAGAATAAATTAAAAGAAATGATGGGAGGAGAAAAATATAATTATTATAAATTCCAAGAAAATAAATGGGGATTTTATAATTTAATATCAGAATTAATATCTGATGATATTAATAGATTAAATGAGGAAGTATTTAGTCCATTTTGTGATTTTGAGAACTTTGATTTAGGAGATAAAAAAGAATTTACTGTTGAAAATACTAATTTATTTAAAGTTGCAAATATAGCAGATGGTGTTAATAGTACAAGAAGACAAAGATTACTTAACAAAAAAGTTCCTACAACAGCATTTAAATTATCTGTTGCTATATATGAAGAAGCAGAGAGATTTATAACAGGAAGAATAAATTGGGTTGTATTTGTGAATAGGGTATCAGATTCATATCATTATGATATTGCTAGAAGAATAGCAAAAACATTTGAAGGTGCATATTCAACAATAAATGCTAAGTTTCAAGCTACAGGTAATTCAGACAAAGTATTATTGGAATTGATAGCTAAGGTAGAAGGGGCTACTGGTAAAAAGCCTATTATATATGGTACTCCACTTGCATTAAGTAATTTAGAAGGTGTTCAAACTGATTTAGAAAAAGAAGAAAAAAGAAAATATGGTTTTATACAAACATTTAGAGGCGGATATAAAGTACTTAGTTTACCAAATGCTTATGATGAAAATGCAGCAGAAGGTAAAGAGTGGGCTTTAGATAATAAGGCTATCTATGTAATACCTGATGGAGAGAAGATAATCAAACTTGGTACTGAAGGAGATGTATTGGTCATAGAAAATACTGATGAAAAAGAAAGAGATGACCAACAAATAGAATATTTTATGGCTCAAAAAATACATTTAGGAGTTGTAACTGCTGCTAAATTTGGAGTTTATAAAATACAATAATTGAATTAGAAGGTGGATAACCACCTTCTTTTTTTATGGGAGGGAGATTATTATGGCAAGAGCTAAAAAAGAAAATATTTCTAAAACAGAAGTCAAAGCTAATACTTTAGAAAAAGATATAAAGTCTACTTTAAATAAAAAAGAAGCTAGATTAAACCGATTAGAACTACAAAGAAAGCTAAAACAAAAAAAACAGGAAATAGATATAGAAATAAAAAATATATCCACATGGGATGTTGATTATATTGACCCAAGAGAAAAACAACAAATTTTTTCTTTATCTAAAGTAGGTTCAAAAGATTCAACTGAATTTATAGATTTAGATACTCTTTATAGAATAGTGAGAAGAAGTCCAGGTTTTTTTGAAGAACATAGATTAATAATTTCGGATGTAGATTCTTTAGATGTTGAATGTACCCCAATGGACATAATAGATTTTCTAGGATTGAATAGTTTATATGAACATATAAGAAATCCTAATGAAGACTATTTAGAATATTTCTTATCTGATAAAGTTGATATAAATTCTTTTGAAAAAATATTAAATAAAAATAATGTTGAGTTAACAAGAAGATTAGCTGAGAGGGCAATAGATTTACATAAAAAGAAAAAGTTTGATTCTGGGCTAAAGGCTAAACTATTAGCTAAAAGAATTGGAATAGAAGATTTGTACTTGTTTAGTTAAAGGTGGTGGAATATTTGGGTACTCCACTTGTAAAAATATATAAAAAGTTTTTGGATGCTATTAATGATGAAGAGATGTTATTACTATCAAATGAAATAATAGAAAAAATGATGTACAGTTATTTAGAAGATGCTATAGTTGATTTTAATCAATGTAAAAAAGATTTGACTATAAAATATGTTGATGAAAAAGGCGAGGAAATTATTCCTGCTGCTCAACTAAGTTATACATCTAATTATAGTAATAAAAATGCAGAGATAACTTTGATGGGAAAAGAGACAAAAGAAGAATACGAATTAGATAAAGATTATACAATAAGCTTTGAAGATGAAAAATTTATAATAAGTTTTGTTGTAGAAACTACAGAAGAGATAATTTTCAAATACAAATATTTAGGAGAAATAGTATCTGATTTAGATTTAGAGGAAATTAAAATATTATCATATGGTATGCAAATACATTGGTTACAACCTAAGATAAATAGAGAAGAAAATTTAAAACAGATGCTAACTGATTCTGATTATAATGCTAAATCAGGTGCTAATATGTTGGCTAAACTTCAAGCAAGAGAAGAACAATTGAGAACTAGATTTAATAAATATCAACAAAGATACATGCTAAAAAATTTTGAAGGATGGAACTAGCATGAGTTACTTAAGTGATATAAAAAAAAGAATTGGACTTGGTTGTTCAACACCTAAAGAAAAAAGAATATTACAACTAAGATTAAGTTTTAAGAAATATTTAAAAGAAACACCAACCTGTATTGAAGTTCCTATAACCGATATAGATGAAGTTTGTATAAATGAAGATACTAAAAAAGCTGTAGTTGCAATTAATGATATAACTAATAATGATAAAAGAGCTTTAGATGAAAAAAATCTATTAGTTGAATCTGATTTAGATGTAGATGTGGGTTGTTATCTTTTCTATGATAATTGTTATTGGTTAACTATATTTAAGGAACATAAAGAAATGGATACATATAAACATTTCATAATAAAAAGATGCAATCAATTCTTTAATTATAAATATAAAGGTCAGATGTATAAAATCCCTATAGCTGTTGAAAATTTAACCTTATATTCTGATGGTATGGCAGATAACAAATATACTTCTATCTCAGATACAAAAAGACAACTTTATTTTGGAAGTAATCCTGTCACTAAAACTATAGATATTGACACTAGAATAATGTTAACTGGTAAAACTGTATTTAGAGTTACTAGTATTAATGACTTTGAGTATAATGGCAGAGAAACGGGTGCAGATGGTCTTATTAAAGCTATTTGTTTACAAGATGCATTGATTTCAAAAGATGATACAATAAATAATATTGCTTGGAATGATTTATCTGAAAATGATAGTGTGATTATTCCTTTCAGTAAGATTATAGGTTATGAAGTAATAAATCTAGGAGAAGAAAATGAGTACATAATAGACCATTTTCAAGGAGTTAAATGGCTCTTAGACAAGCAATACGGATATTGTGATATAATTTATCAAGATGAGAAAAGATGTGTCATACAGGCTAATACATTGGCTAAGTATTCTGGCTTAGAAGCCTTGCTATTGGCTAAAGATAAAGATACAAATGAAATAATAGATACTAAAAAAATAACACTAAGGGGGTAGATATATGGGTCTATATGGCTTTCCCTAACAAGATGATAAGTAATATAGGAACAACTCTAATGTCAAATCAAGACTTCGCTAAATTTATGATTTATAATAATGAATCACAAAAAGATATTTTATCCATGCCTGATATAAAAAATCCAGTTAAAGAGCTTAGAAACAAGAAAGTGTTTTTTAATAGAAGAGTAGAAAAAGTATTAAAAGAAGCAGATGTTTCTGTTTACATAACATTATTTAAATATAATCTTTATAAAGATAGAAGTAGAATAATAAAAACTACTAATATTGAAATTGGTGTAGTATGCCATGATGAATGCCAAGATACTTTTAATGGACTAAGAGATGCTGCATTAGTATGTTGTATAGTGGACACAATCACTGAAAATGAGGAAATAGCAGGTATAGGAAAAATAAAATTAGAGAGCTGTTCCCCCATGTTTAATTTAGATACAAGTTATAATGGATTTAGCATAGTTGTATCATCTGAAAGTTTTGGTGATATGTAATGTTGGAAAATTATTATATTACAGGATTACCAATTAAGCTAAGTGAAATATTAGGAACTATATATCAACCTACTATTGAAGAACTTATTAAATTTGATATGGCTAATTTAGAGATAGTTAATCCATTTTTAGTACTTGAAAAGAGCTATTCTCAGCTATGTAACGAGAAAACATTTGAATTGAAATGTAAATATGATGCTATACCTATCTTGGATTTGATGATGTTAACATCAAGAAAAGATTCTTCTGAAGAAATTGAGTTACTTAGTGATAAGATAAAAAAATCTTTATCTATATTATATAAAACTGATATTAAAAATATTGAATATATGAATAAGATTAAAATTGGTATTTTAATTAAATTTGATGATAAAAAGAAAAATGCTTTTATAAGTAGAGAGGATTTTGGACTAGTATCAGATTTAATTTTAGAAATGTTTTATATTGATAAAAAGAATTTATTTAAAGATGAGGAAGATAAGTGGATTGAAAATACTGGCTCTGAAAGAGAAAAACAGTTAATTGCACATTTTAAAGAGAAGGAAAGAAAGAAAAGAGAAAAAGAAGCATACCATTTATGTGATTATATAAATATAGTTCAAAATATAGATGGATATATATCAATGGATGTGATTTTAAAAATGACTTATTGGCAATTGATTAATGCTTATAAGACTAAGATACAATTTAAAAATTATGATGAAAGTTTAGGCTTTGCATGGTCATTTAAATATCAAACCGATATGGATAAAATGAAGCATTGGTCTAAAGAGATAAAAATACCACTTAGCACTGTTAAATAACAGTGCTATTTTTTATGCAAAAAAAATGAGAGGATGATTTTATAATATGAAAAGATTTGCAGTGAAAGATGCAGGTAATGTAATAGTAAAAGATAAAGTAACAGGAGAAGTATTGTTTTATTCACAGGATTTAAATGCTTTTAACTTTAAGCTGGATTCAGAATCAGTTTATGCAAAAGCTAAAGGTGCAAATACAATAGCTTTTGATGGAGCAATAACAGCAAGTTTAACAATGGAACAAGAAGTAATACAAATGGCACAATTAGCGATGTTATTATCTTCTGATATAGATGAAAAAACTGCAAAGGTTGGGAAAAGAAAAGTATTAACATCTGATAGTACTAAGAAAGTTACTTTAGAAAATATAAAGCCAGTTGCAAATAGCATATCTGTATATAGTATAGAAAGTGATGGAATATCTATAATTAAGAAATTACAATTCACTTCATCAGTTACAGGAGCTAATACAGAAATAACAATATCTACAGCCGATTTTAATGCGGGAGATAAAGTAGCAGTATTCTATTTAGAAGAAATACCAAAAGCAAAAGTTGTAAAAATAAAAGAAGAATCTACTGCACCAAATTACGTTGTAGAAGCTGAGGTAATGGTTAAAACTGTGGATGGTGAATATATGGTTTTATACATGAGTGTTCCAAATGCAAAAGCACAAAGAAGTATAGAGTTAAATCTTACTGCTGAGAATCCATCTGGATTTAATATGACATTAGATGTTTTACCAGATGAAAATAAAGAGTATGCTACATTCACATTTATAGGAGATGAAAATCTTAATCCTGCTAGAATGGCTTCAATGCTAGGTGTTGAATTAGAAGATGAAAAAGATACTAAACCTAAGAAATAGTAAAATGCCCTACTCTTAATTGAGTAGGGATTATTTTTTTACGTTTAAATGTGGTTTTAATCGGATTTGAACTTAAAAAAATGAAAGAAGGTGATAAATTGGTATTTTTAGATGATAAGTTTTTATTTGATAATGTTTCAAGTGAATCTATGAACATCAAATTAGTTACATTAGGTGATGATGAAATACTGAATGAATATGGATTGCCTTATGAAGAAGCAATTAAATCTGATAGCAGTTTTAATAAAAATCCTTGTTACAGTGAAGATGAAACTACTATAGAACCTATAACACTACAATTCTGTTTATGTAGCGAACATGGGGAGGCTTATGAATGGGATGATTATACGCTAGAAAACATATGTAATTGGTTTTGGCAGAGAGAATTTAAACCTTTTATCAGTTATGACAATATAGAAGAAATATACTATTTCAAAGCGAGAAAGATAATAAAAAGATATACAAAAGATAAAAAAGGTGTATTAGAAATAGAGTTTCAACCATATACAAATTATGCTTATAGAAGCTTTCAAAAAGTTATAACTGTCAAGGATACAAGGGAAATTAAACTAAATAATGTGTCTAATGTAGATGAAGAATATGCTCCAATAATCGTTGTTGAATGTTTAAAAGATGGAGATATAACTATTAGAAATTCTACTATCAGTGATAATGAAGAAGAAAGTTTAGTTATAAGTGGATTAGAATTAAATGAGAAAATAACAATAGATAACTTGTACTATACTGTTTTGAATAGTAATGGTGAGAACAAATTTAATACAGTTAATAGAAAGTGGATTAGGTTAAGAAGAGGTGTGAACATATTGAAATTTACTGGAAACTGTAAAGTTTCTATTAAGTGTAAATATCCAATAATAAAATAAGGGAGAGGTAAACATGAATAAAATACAAGTAGATAAATTAATACAAGATGAAGTTAGGGCTATAATACCAATTGTAGATGAGAATGGTAAAGAGGAATATATAGAAGTTAGAAATCCTGATAAGGAGACTAAAGAAGAAATATTAAATAAAATATGGGTTGGTATGGAGAATCCTGATTTAGCATTGTCTCAAGAAGATATTCTTAAAATGTTGATTGATAAATTGACTAATATAGAGTTAAATATTGAAATAGAAGATTTAGTAGATAGCAATATATCTAGCGAATTAGAAACTGTGATGTATCACATATGTCAAATAGGAAATGAATTAACTGCATCTTTATTAATGAACACTGATGTTAAATTAGGTCAGATGAAGAATGAGATATTACAAGACAGGGTTTTAAAAGAAATTGAAGAAACTGAAGAAATTGAAAAAATGAATAATATTAAAGACAAGGTGGTGAATTAGATGGTATTTAAATCATTGGATGAGCTAGTTGCTTATACAAAAAATAAGATTGCTGCATCTATGCCAGAAGTTGGAAAAGAAATGAAAGAAATTATGAAGGAAGAAGTAAATAAACAGGTTTATTCTGGTTATACTCCAGTTGGAGAATGGAATCCTAATGTTTGGGGAGGTAGAACAGGACAATTATTAGATGCTATAGATGTTACAGAACTCTCTTCTAATTCTGTCACTTCAGAGATACAAAATAATGGAAATTGGGTGGATGCATTTACACGTAATTCAGCATTTCCAATGGAAAGATTAGAAAAGGGGAAAGTCTGGGGTGTTGGCGGATATAGACCTCAAACAAATATAATGGAAGAGAGTAATTCTAAAGCACAAGAGAGAGTACCTAAGTGTTTTAAGTCTAAAATGAATGAATTAGGCGTACCAGTAAAATAGATAATATCGAGTGTCTATTAAGTTATAGAGTTTTCTAAGGGTTGTATGTTATCCACTAGTAGATGTATATCATAAGTGGAAAATTAAAAAGCGGTGATGCTCTAACATATAGTGAGCAATTTAACCTAGATAGGTAGTTTAGTTGATTTGCTTAGATAAGCGGTTTAGAATTGTTTCTCAATGTTCTAATACATTGATTGATGCAAAAACATATACAAGTATATTGTGAAATATACTTGTATATAACATATTGATATAAGGAGAGAGGTATAATTGTTTTAATTAACATTTAAATTTGAATACATCGAGGAAGTATTAGAGGTTACAAGAAAATTAGATTATCCTAATATACATTTTAGGGAATCTTGTGGTAAGATAATAGAAAAGTAAGAATTAAAAAAAGATAGTTTTACAAATAATAAAGTCAATATTCCAAAATATTTAATATATAATTATGATGATGATATTTGGACTGGAGACATAATAAAAATGGCTAATCAGGCAAAGAAAAATGATTATAGCTTCTTTATTGTTTAACAATATAATTTATTTTGTAGATGACGAATATAGAAGTTATAAAATAGGTCTTATAGATTAAATTGTAAAATTTATAAGACGTTTATTATTATATTAATATAGATAAAGCGAGTGACCATAATACACCTTTAAGGTGTGGAGATAGAATAAACCTTTTATTATTATAAGATAATAGAAGGTTTATTCTATTGTAATATAAATATCAAGATGTATTAATAAATATTAAAGATAATCAATTTAGATTGTTTTTTAAATTGAATCATTTATGTTGTAGTTATTTCAATGATGACATGTGTATGACAAATATAAGACACTTGGAAATATTGAAAGACATATATATCTTTATTGCTTAGAATCGAATATAGGAGGTTGATTTTTATGGTTGAAAGTATTGGAATTTTAACAAGTGTTCCTGAGAGGAACATTTTGTTTGGTGTTAGCTATCTTAGTAGCTAAACAATAACTAGACTCTAAAATGCATAGTGTGCATATTTAAATAGGACTATAACAAAGGTGAAGGTAAGTTTCAAAATCGGTAATACTTATAAAAATTATATACATAATATATGAATTTTGAAATTTCAATATTAGATTAGTATAGAATAAATAAACTCTTAACTTAATGCTATATTTTAGCGAATATTGGTATATTTTACCATTTATACTTGATATAATTAAAATATCAAGTATAGGAGGAAATAAAATGGCAGCTTTAGGTTGGAATGAGATTCAAAAAAAAGCAATTAAATTTGTACATGAATGGTATGGTGTAACGAATGAAAGAGCAGAAGCACAATCATTTTTAAATGAATTTTTGAATGTATTTGGAGTAAGTAGAAAAAAAGTAGCTTTTTTTGAAAATCCGATTGAAAAAACAAATGGTCATAAAGGCTTTATTGATATGCTTTGGAAGGGTAAAATATTGGTTGAAATGAAAAGTAAGGGTAAAAACCTAGAAAATGCTTATAATCAAGCTTTTGATTATGTTATAAAACTTAAAGACTATGAAATACCAGAATATATTATGATATGTGATTTTGAAAACATACATTTATATAATTTAGATACTAAAAAAATATGGAAATTTAAATTAAAAGAATTACCAAAAAAAATAAGGCTGTTTGGTTTTTTAGCAGGATATAATGAAACAAATTATACAGAGTTATTACCTTTAAATCAAAAAGCAGCAGAGCAAATGGCTTTATTACATGATGAATTAAAAAGTATTGGATATGAAGGACATAATTTAGAAGTATATTTAGTAAGATTGCTATTTTGTTTATTTGCTGAGAATACAGCATTATTTAAACCCAGACAATTTTATGAATATATAATTGAATCTAGGGAAGATGGCAAAGATTTAGCACAAAGGTTGGCAGAATTATTTGAAGTATTAAACACTCCAGTAGAAAAAAGATTAAAAACATTAGATGAAGATTTGTTAGAGTTTCCTTATGTAAATGGTAAATTATTTGAGGAAGTTTTACCAATAGCAGGATTTAATAGTCAAATGAGAGAAAGATTAATAAATTCTTGTTTAAAGGATTGGAGTGCAATAAGCCCAGCAATATTTGGAAGCATGTTTCAATCTATAATGAATCCTGAAGAAAGGAGAAATTTAGGAGCGCATTATACCTCAGAAGAAAATATAATGAAAGTTATTAAACCATTATTTTTAGATGATTTATGGTCTAGGTTTGAAAAAATCAAACACAATAAAAAACAATTAGAGTTATTTCATGAAGAATTGGCACAGTTAACATTTTTAGACCCAGCCTGTGGATGTGGTAACTTTTTAATAATTATATATAGAGAACTTAGAAGAATAGAATTAAAAATATTACAACTGTTATATAATCCTAATGAAAAAGTGATTGTTAATTTCATTAGAAAAATAAATGTAAGTCAATTTTCTGGAATAGAGTATAAAGAATTTCCGAGTCAAATTGCTAAAGTTGCTATGTGGCTTATAGACCACCAAATGAATATGGAATTAAGTAATGTATTTGGTGAATATGTAGATGATTTACCTTTAACTAAATATGCAAATATAGTTTGTGAAAATGCTTTACGACATGATTGGGAAAGTTTAATTGAAGCGTCAAAACTATCATATATAGTTGGGAATCCTCCATTTGTAGGAACTGTGTTCTTAACAGATGAACAAAGAAAAGATATGGATATAGTATTTAAAGATATAAAAAAAAGAGGGCAATTAGACTATGTAGGAGCTTGGTATAAAAAAGCCTGTGAATACATCAAGGATTATGATATAAGAGTCGCATTTGTTTCAACTAATTCTATAACTCAAGGAGAACAGGTTTCAACTCTATGGGGAGATTTATTTAAACAAGGTATACATATTGATTTTGCATATAGGACTTTTGTTTGGAACAATGAGGCTAAAGGCAAAGCATCAGTTTTTTGTGTAATAATAGGGTTTTCTAAAAATATGTCTTCTAAAAATAGAATTATTTATGACAATGATGAAAAATATATTGTTAAAAATATTAGTCCTTATTTAGTTGATGCATCAGATGTTATTGTTGAATCAAGAAGAAAGGCTATTTGTAATGTACCCAGTATGAGGGCTGGTAATCAGCCTACTGATGGTGGTAATTTAATTATAGAAAATAAAGACTTAGAAGATTTTATAAAAAATGAACCAAATGCTAAAAAGTATATAAAACAATTTATGGGTTCTAAAGAATATATTAACAATCAAAAAAGATGGTGTTTATGGCTTGTAGATTGTCCTCCAAGTGAATTAAGAAAAATGCCTAAGGTTATGGAACGAGTGGCAGGAGTAAAAAAAATGAGAGAAAATAGTAAGGATGCCTCTACAAGAAAAATGGCATCAACTCCAACTACTTTTAGAGAGACTAACAATCCTGATAAATTTATAATAATACCAAAAATTTCATCTCAACGAAGAGAATATGTACCTATTGGTTTTCTAGGGAATGATATTATAGCTAGTAATACAGTCCATACAATACCAAATGCAGATATTTATCATTTTGGCATTTTAACATCAAAAATGCATATGGTATGGATGAGAACCGTTTGTGGAAGATTTAAGGGAGATTATATATATTCTAAAGATATAGTATATAATAATTTTCCTTGGTGTGATATTGAAAAAGAAGAAAAAATAGAAATTGAGAAATATGCTAAAGAAATATTAGATATTAGAGCATTATACAATGATAACTCTTTAGCAGATTTATATGATCCATTAGCTATGCCACCTAAATTACTAAAAGCACATCAAAAATTAGACAAAGCAGTTGATAAAGCATATAGTGTTGCCAAATTAAAGACTGATTCAGACAGAATGAAATTACTATTTGAAATGTATGAAGAAATTGTAGATAATAATGAAAAATCAAAATTAAAAACTGCAAAAGCTTAAAAAGACAATCTTAACAAATTGTCTTTTTTATTATAAGATATTTTAGTGATATTAATAAAATAAATATATGATAACTATAATTTATCTAACAAGTAAAAAAAGAGGTGTATATTAATCATCCTCTTTTAGTCGTTCATATGCATTATCTATCATTCTCTCTATAGCTTTTCTATCCATTTCATCTAGTTGCATATATTTTTTAAGAACTTCTTTGACTTCGTCATTATAATTATTATTTTCTAAGAATTTATTTATATCTTCTAAAGACTTAATGTCTTTTTTTTCATCAACTATATCATAGATGGAAGTATCTTCGCATATGATTGATGGCATACCAGGTATATTTGCACTGACTAAATAGTTGGTTTTTGTATGACCTAAAAGATAATCTGTAGTGACATTAAAGTATTCAGCTAGTTTAACTATAGACTCTGCTGGTGGAGTTCTTTGGTCGTTTTCATACATACCTATAGTGCTTTGTGATACATTTAATATTTCAGCTAATTCATGTTGCTTTAATCCAAACTTAATTCTAAGTTTTTTTAATCTTTCTCCAAACATTTTTCACCTCCAAGATATCTTTATAATTATTATACCACATAAAGTAATAAAATATTATACTTGACATTACATTATGTGGAGTGTATTATAAAAATATAAATTACTTTAAGTGATAAAATTACTTTTAGTAATTAAAAAGAAGCCTTACAAACTTTGGACGGCGAGTAAGACTTCTTAAATAGCTGATATAATTATCAACTTGAATAGAATGATTATATCAGCTTCTTATAAAAAATACAACTTATAAGGAGGGATTAATTATGGAGATAATTAATAGAGAAAATGAAAAAAGAATAATAAGCTTTAACAATGAATTATTTGGAGAAATAAGAACAATTAGAATTGAAAATGAACCCTATTTTGTCGCAACAGATATTGCAAAAGCTCTTGGGTATAAGGACACAACAAATGCAATTAAACAACATTGTAAGTGGGTGGTGAAACACCACATACCTCACCCACAAAGTAAAACTAAAACTTTGGAAGTGAATATAATACCGGAAGGTGATATGTATAGATTAATTACAAATAGCGAATTACCAAGTGCTGAAAAATTTGAGCGTTGGGTATTTGATGAAGTTCTTCCATCAATAAGAGAACATGGAGCTTATATGACTAATGAAGCATTAGAGAAGGCAATCAATGACCCAGATTGGACTATAAAATTACTTACAGAACTTAAAAAAGAGAGAGCTACTAAAGAAAAGTTAAAAGTAGAACAGGAGAAAAATAAACCAAAGATTGAATTAGCTAATGCTATAGAAAGTTCATCAAGCTCAATACTAATTGCTCAACTATCTAAGATATTAAATCAGAATGGAGTAGATATAGGGCAGAATAGATTATTTGAGTGGATGAGAAACAATGAATATTTAATTAGGAAGAAAAGAGCTGACCATAATTCTCCAACTCAAAAGTCAATGGATTTAAAAGTATTAGAGGTTTCTGAGAGTGTTGGCATAGATAAAGATGGAAATACGATAGTTAGATATACTCCTATTGTAACTGGAAAAGGACAAATATATTTTCTTAACAAAATATTGAAAGAGAATAGTCAGGTACTTAAGAGATTTATGATAAATAATGATTACATAAAAGGTGTAATGGTTGAGATAGGCAAAACATATGCTATATATGACCATGAGTACTATGGATTTATTGGAATATTAAAGAGTGTAAGAAATGAGAAAATAAGAGTAGAAAAAATAGGAGATGTTTCTAGCAGTAGGGATATTCCAATTTGCATGATAGATTACATAGAGGAAGCTAGTAAAGAAGATATTAATAAATACTTGAGTAAATGATTTTGTGGAAATAGGAGTTTTGGCTTCTATTTCCTTTTGTAGTATAAATTTTCCTTTAGACTTGATATAATTGAAGTATCAGAGTATAAGGGAGGATATATTATGGGGATATTGAAAGTAAAATGTTCTAATTGTAATGAAATAATAAAAGTTGATGATTCTAAAGAAACTTGTTTTTGTGTTAATTGTGGAAATAAGATTACGTTAAAAAATATTGATTTAGCAATTCAAATGAACAATACAGATAATATAGAAAATATCTTAAAGTTAGCACAAACTGCATATGAAGCAGGTAATATGAATGAAGCATATGATTATTATTGTAGATTATTAGAACATAATCCTGATGATTATAAAGCATTATTTTTTAAAGGAATTTGTGCTATAAAAGGTTCTGATTTATCAGATATGCGTAAAAATGAAGCTTTATCTTATATAGATAAATCATGGAAATTGTTGAATGAAAACTCAGTAGATGAATCAAAAATTAAAAAACATAAATATAGGATAGTAAGAGGATTACAAGAAGTCTCAGAAGATATCTTTTATTCCGCAAGTAATTTTTATTCTAAGAATTGGGAATGTGTCGATGCTGCTGAATTTTATTGGGGTAATCTGATTGAATGTATGGATATCTTATTCTATGATATTGAGTTCTTAGAGAATTATTGTGATTTAAAAGATAATAAAACATTGACTTTTTATTTGAATTTATTAAATTTAGTTATTTCTTGTTGTATTGAAATATCTAAAGACCGTGAAAATACATGTTTAGATAATGATACAAAAGATAGAATAGAGATTATTTATAATAAGACAGTAAAAAAAATAAAAGAATATGATAAATATTATAAAGAACCTGAAATAAATATGACAAGGCAAGTTGGGGGTTGTTATATAGCTACTGCTGTATATGGTTCTTATGATGCACCTGAAGTATTGGTTTTAAGATATTTTAGAGATAATACATTGAGAAAATCTTTTTTAGGAAGGATTTTTATAAAAGTATATTATACTTTAAGCCCTCCAATTGCTAAATGGTTAAAAAATGCAGACAGATTAAATAATTTGGTAAGAAATATACTTGATAAAATTGTAAGCAAATTAAATAAATAAAGAAGATATTAAGACAATCAATTAAGGTTGTCTTTTTATGTATTTAAAAGGAGTGATTAAATGGCAGAAGAATTTAAGATTAAGACCAGTATAGAACTTGATGATAAAAAAGCTAGGAAACAATTAGCATCACTGAAGACATCTGCAAAAGAAAATAATATAAAGTTAAATGTGGAGATGAATGCATCCTCATTAAATAATTTAAAGCAATTAGAGAACACATTAAAACAAATTAATAAACTTAGTAGAGAAACCCAAAATGGATTATTTGGTGGAAAAGGTAATTCAAATGGGAATATAAATAAATTAACTTCTCAATACGATAACTTTAGGAAAAAAATAGAGTCTACTCAAAGACAATTAAAGAAATTTACTCAGACAAATATTTTAGACAATAAGCAAATAGGAGAAATTAACAAATTATCAGGAGAATTGAAAAGATTATCTAATATTAAATTAGGTGGTCTAAATTCAAAGGCTCTATCAGATTTATCAAATGTTCAGTCTAAGTTGGCTAATATGAAAATACCAGATATGAATACAAAAATGGCTTCTCAATTTAAAACTCTTCAAAATGAAGCTGGAAAATTAGCCAATAAAATAGAAACATTGGGTAAGTCTGGATATGCAGATACATCTAAACTACAAGCTTTATCAAATTCATTAAAGTCAATTCAAAATTTGAATCTTAAAAATCTAACTTCTAATCAAATACAATCAGAAATACAAAAACTAGAACAATTAAAAAATAAAGTTAAAGAAGTAGAAAATACTACTAAAAATACTAAATTAGATGCTAAGTTCAATATGAATCTTTCAAAAGTAATTTCAGATTTAAATAGGCTTAGACAAAAATGTTTAGAATTGGGTCAATCAACTGCTGGAATTGATAAACTAGAAAAAGAATTAATGCAATTAAATGGTATGCCTCTAGGTCAAAAAGTAAAGGAATTAGATTCAATAAAAAGCAGATTAAGCAATATGAAATCTAATTTCACAGGATTAGGAACTAGTGTAAAGACAACAAATGGTTTTTTTAGCGACCTATATAATTCGATGAGAACTTATACTTTAGGTAATATGATAGGTATGTCTATTACAAATGGTGTAAGAAATATTAAAACAACTATCGTTGAATTAGATAGTGCTTTAAGAGATATGATGAAAGTAGCACCTGATAATTTTGAAGGAACAAGTGAGCAATTAAAGAGTGTAAAAAATGAAGCAATCTCAATAGGGAAAGATACGGCTAGAGCATCAGAAGATATAATTCAGGGGGCATCTAAAGCTCTACAAACTGGTGTAAAATCAGTATCAGACAGTTTGAAGATAGCTAAACAATCAGCAGTTTTTGCAAATGTTGGTGAATAAATTGCCGTCTTAATTCAACAATCATAGAAGAATTAGGATTATTAATGGGAAAGAAACGGGAAAGCTTTAAAATGCTAATCCGAGTGGAAGGCTAATTTTAAAAGATTGGTCACACGCAACGCATAGAGATTGAAACTAGAAATAGAATATAATATCTCCAAGAGTTCCCATTTACTTTATGATTTAATTATAAGTAAAAAAGATATGCTAGACTGGACTTGAAATGACAAGTCGATGAAAATGAGGGAAACCTCCAGAGTCAAGGATAAAAAACCTTGAGCTAATAACAATTGGATTTAGACCAAGAAACTGCTGATAAGTACTTAACTAGTGTTATGTCCGCTTATGGTGGAATGACAAAAGCATTAAAACCAATTAAAGATACTAGAGTTCAAATCAAAGGAATGAGTAAAGATTATGATAATCTTACAAAATTTCTTGATTTATCGAACTATGCAGGTTAACAAAATAGCCCCTTTATATAGAAATATATAATTGAACTCAGAATATGCTGGAAACTCCTTAGAGCCTTAATTAGTAGGTGTATTTGAAAACTTATACATCATCTAAAAATATTAAGGATTGGACAATCAGCAGAGATAGACCTAAGTTCTTATGAATATGGTAAGCTCTCAACGACTACCAATGAGCATCCTAAATGGGTGATAGTATAGTCTATTCCCTTTTAAATATCGAGAAATCGAGGGTATAAAAAGAATAATTTTGCAATAACAACTGGCGATTAACTTTAGTCGCACTATATAGTAATATATAGTTAAAAACTCCTTTAACTGCTGGAAACTCCTTAGAGCTAACTAGACTACAACATAATTGGAAACGATAAATGTGAATGTTTAAAAATTAGTTGGATTGGACAATCAGCATCCAAGCTCCGTATAGGAGAAGGTTCAACGACTATTATGTAGATTCAAGTGAATCGAAATGGGGAGCGTCCTTATAGGATGAAGATATAGTCTCGTCTTTATAGAGATATAAAGAAGTTCATAAGAGAACTGCATAGAAGTAACGAATCTATGTGAAGATATCGGTAGGAGCTGCATTACAAAGAAGTGCAAGTATGTTATCATCAGCAGGTGTTTCAATGGAAGACTCTGTTGCTTTGATAATTGGAGGAAATGAATCTGTACAAAATGCTAAACTTTTGGCGTGTTAATTAGAAATAATTAATATTATGAGGGGGCAAAATCGGTGAAGGCTGAGATGCTACCACCGAGGCAAATTAAAGAATTAAAAGACTTTAATCACCGTAACGCATAGGAAATGAACCTATGCTATTTTTATGTTTAAAATAGTATAGAATATAATTTTCCCACGAGTGTCCTCCATCTTAACAGATAGTGCTGAAGATGAAAATATATGCTGAACTTATACAAATAAAAAGTATAAGAGCTATAGGATAAAAAGCCTATAGGATAACAATTTGGAAAAAGTAGGTACAGCACTCAAAACGATTGGTTAACAAAATAGCCCTTTTATATAGTGATATATAATTGAACTCAGAATATCAGGGAAAGTTCTTAGAGCTTTAATTACCAAGCATTAGAGAAATCAAAATGTGGCATTGCTAATCACAATGGTATGGTAATAAGATTAAAGATTGGATAATCCTGAGACATAGTCCTAAGTCAATTGATAAGGAAAGGTCGCAACGACTACCAATGAGTATCTTATTAAAGATAATGGTATAGTCTATTCCCATTTTTAAATATCTGGAAACAGAGGGTATTAAAGATAAACATGAGTGGTATCAAAGCTTCAGCAGATTCAGGAAAAATCAGCCTTAACAAAACTGCTAAAACATTACAAGAAACAGCAAAAATAAATGTGTTAGATAAGCAAACTGGCCAAGTAAGAGATATGATGTCAATTTTAGATGAGTTGGCAGAAAAGTGGCATAGTGTCGGTGAAGATGCCTTAACTAAAAATCAAAAAAGTGGTATTGCCGAAGCAATTTCAGGCAAAAACCACATCAATACATTTTTTGCATTGATGGACAATTGGAATCAGGTAAAAATAAATTGCCGTCTTAATTCAACTACCATAGAAGAATTAAGAGTATTAACAGAGAAAAAATCTGGAAAGCTAAGTTTATTTTAATAAATATGCTAATCAGAGGTGAAGGTAAGTTCTAAAAGACTTTCCATCCGCAACGCATAGAGATTGAAACTAGAAATAGAATATAATATCTCCAAGAGGCTCTGTGGCTTTATGGTCTTTGTTATGAGTACAAAAGATATGCTAGACTGGACTTGAAATGACAAGTCGATGAAAATGAGGGAAACCTCCAGAGCAGTAGATAAAAAGCTACTGGTTAATAACAATCGAAAAAAATTCCAAAGTGCATGGCTTGGTGGAGAAATGCTAGGTAGTGCCAGCAAGGAAAATGAGAGATTCATAAATAGTGCAGAAGGTAAGATTATAAAATTAAAAGAAAGTCTTAAACAATTAGTAACTGATACCATATCAACAGATATGTTTAAAGGTACACTAGATGGATTATCTGGTATTACCAACGCATTAAATAATATAACTAAGGCAGCAGATAAAATACATATGTCTCTTCCATTAGCGTTAGGAACTTTATCATCATTATTTATGACAATAAAATCACTGGGAACTAATAAAAATGTTCCTAATTTATGGAGTGCAGGATTTAGTGCTTTTGATAATAAAAGAACATCAGTTAGATTTGATGATTATCAAAAAGCAACAAGATTTGTTAATCAATATACTAAAGCTATAAGTAAAAACACAGAATCATCTAATAAAAATGCTAAATCAAATTCTGTTGTTACAAAAATAATGACATCTCAGCAAGGTAAAATATCAAAAATTACAGCTACAACATCTAATTTAGAAAGAGTAAGGAATAGGGAAATAAAAGTAATTAAAGATTATGAAAAAGCTTACGAAAAATATAATCAAACATTACGTGTTCCTTCTAAGAATATAAAAACTCAAATAGGTGATGGCGTAAAAAATATTGGGAAAGCATTTGCAGGAAGTAGCATTGTAAATTTTGGAAAGGGTCTTGCTTCCACTATAGGAAATACTTTTGCTTTAACTGCTGTGTTTGCTGGGATAAGTTTACTGTCAAAAGCATTAGATGATTATGCAAATAGAGAAGAAAATGCTTATCAAGCTAGAAAGAAAAATATTCAAGCTTCAAAACAACAAATTAATTCATATGAAAGCCAAAAAGTTCAATTACAAGCACTTGCAGAAGAATATGATAATTTATCTAAAAAAGAAAATAAGTCTAAAGAAGATAATAATAGATTAAATGAACTAAAACAACAGATTGCAAAAATAAAACCAGATGCAGTTATAGGAACAGATGAAAATGGTATACCTATTTTAAAAGGTCAGGTTACTGATTTAATTGCTGAAATAGATAGAGCTATTAATGCAAAAGAAAGATTGATGTCCTATGATAAACATGATAATGCGAAAACTGCTGCTAAAAAATTAAATTCTCCAAGTAAAGATGTAAATAAAACTTTAGAAGAAAGAATGAGAGAAAGTGAAACTGGTAAGCTTGTAAAGATAGAAGAAGATTATACAGCAGAAGTTGAAAAGAATAAAAAAAGACAAGAAAAAGCAATCGAGAAATATAACAATTCAACTGGTAGAGCAAGAGATAAAGCCAGAAATGAATTAATGTCAGCTAAAGCAGAAGAAGAAAAAATATATTTCAAATATGATGAAATGTATAGAAATCAAGTAGATAAAATTCAAGGGTATTCAAAAGAAATAGGAGATGGAATATTTTCTAACATTAAGAATAAAACTCTTTATAGTGGATTAGAAGGCAATGATAAGTCTAATTTTGCTGGACTTGAAAGTTTATTTGATTTTAGTGAAGTTACACCAGATACTCTAGTAGACACAGAACAGGCAGTCAACAAATTGCTTACTGCTGTTAGAAGTGGGAAAGTTGATGTAGGAGATTTATCTAAAACTCTTAAAGATGCAAATGAAGAATTTGCTAGAACACAAGATATAGAAAAATATAATCAAACAATAGATAAAACAGCTAAGAGTATAGCTAAAGCAACTAACACAGATGCTAATATATGGGAAAATTTATTTGGGCAAGTAAATCCAAATGGAATTAAAGATATGACATCTATAAATACATTATTAGCTAAGTTTGGTAAAACAAAACTAGATTTAGCAAATGGTGATAAACTTGCAATGCAACTCCAAAATCAATTTGATAGTATTCAGAATATATTAGATACAACAACAATAACTGGAGATGTAAAAGTTGATGCAAATATATTAACTGACATTAAGAATACTAAAGAAGTTCCTAGTCAAGTTAAAGGCATGATAGATGCTTTATTAGGAACAGGGGCAAGTTCTACTGATGTATTAAAATTCACTATGGATGTATTAATGGAATTACAGACTGGTGACCCAGATATAACTAAACTTCAAAATGATTTAGATAATAAATTTGGAAAAGGTAAGTTTACTATAACTCCAGAAATACTTTTAAGTAATGATTCAGGTCAAGCTAATGCAGAACAAATAATAAGTAGTTTAAAGCAAAGATATGAGGAGCTTCCAGAAGAAGTAACCACAGTCATAAAAGCCAATCCAACTACAACATTAGAAGAAGCTGATTCAGTAAAAAGAATTTATGATAAATTTCCAAAAGAAGTAAAAACTATCATAAAAGAAGAAGGAGCAGACGAAGGTGGTAGAAAAATATTAGATTTAACATCTAAGTATGCTGAAGTACCTTCTGAACTCAAAACTAAATTAGAAGCTGATGGAGTTGGACTAGAAAAAGCTGTTGAAGTATCAGAGATATATAAGAAAGTACCTGCGGAACTTAAAACATATTTTATAGCAGAAGCGGGAGAGGCTTTGTATAATTCTGTTAATTTAAAAGATGCCTTAGAACATATACCTGATGAGAAAATTACAGAAATATATTTGAAGCAAAATGATGGTAAATTAGGGGTTCAGGATTTAATAACATCATTGGATAAAATTCCTTTAGATAAGGATGTAAGAATAAATATATACAAAGCCTTATCTGATGGAGATATAGATGCTTTAGGCAAAGCTATTGAAAGTTTACCACCAGATAAAAGAGTAGAAATAATTGCTGAAATAGAAAAAGCTAAAGATGATATTGAGACTATTAGTTCTTCTGAAATAGCAAATAAAATTTTTACTATAGAGGTTAAAGACTTAGCATCAGATGCTATTGAATGGATTCAAAAAAAATTAAAAGAAATAAATGGTGATAAAGATAAGAAAGACCCTGTTAAAGAAGCTAAAGAATCTACTAAAAAGGTTTTAAAAGACAAACCGAATCCTAAAAGTGTTGCATTTTCAAGGGATAAAGAAGCAGAAAAGCTTGTAGATGATATATTAAATACACCTCCAACAAAACAAATTGAACTTAAGTTAAAGAAAAATGAAGAGCTTAGAAATACTTTAAATTCATTTAAACAACTTGAAGGAAGAAATGATGTAAAATTAAAATTAGAATCATCAGGTATTGAGACTGAACAAGTTAAAATTTTTGCTGATATAGTAAAAAATCTTCCAACAAATTCAACTTTTACTAATAAATTTATAACTGATAATGTTGATAGTTTAAAAAATCTAAAGGACTATGAAGCCGTACAAAAATGGCTTATGGATAATCCAACTATAGCTATGGATTATAGCATAAATTTAAATGGTTTAGATGATTTTGATAAAATGAAATCTATATATGATGGATTAGAAGACAAAAAAGATAAAAAAGTATTTGCCGAAGTTATAATTAAAAATCCAGAAAAGGCTGAAGCATTTCAAAAACTATATGATAATGTTCCAGAAGAAACAAAAAGTAAGGTTGTTAGCTTTGCTGTAGAAAATGCAGATGAGCTTGAGAGAGCTACAAAACTATATGAATCAACACCAGATGAACAAAAAAATCAAGTTCTTAATTTTATGTTAAATAATGAAGATAAGTTATATTTAATAGAACAACTTTATAATGATTTCCCTGAAAGCAAAGACATTATAGCTAATCTTATAGTAAATAATCCAGATGCATTAGATGAAGTTGAGAATTTAAATGCTTTAGACCTAGACAAAGACGTAAAAATAAATATAATAAAATCACTAACTAATGGAGATATTAATTCATTAATTGCTGAAATAGAAAAATTACCTCCTGAAAAACAAGTTGAGGTAATTGCAGCTATTGAAGGAGCTATTGAGGGCATAGATAGTGTTGATAAAAAAACAATAAAAGACAAGTGGGCTAAACTTAAAGCGAATAATTCTGCTGCTTTAGAAACAATTCGTCAAACTGAAAATAAAAAACTAAGTGATAAGAGTTTTACAATAACAGCACATCTTCGTACAGTAGGGACTCTAGGAGGAATTGCTTCTCAATTTGCAAATAATATATTAGGTGGATTAAAGAGTAATAGAAAAAGTGTGCAATCCATAAATTCTATAGAAACTACACAAGCAATTCCAGCTAATCTATCAGCCCAACCTAGAACGTCAGAACCAGTACCAATAAGTGACGAAACTCCTGTAACAAAACCATCTCTATTCTCAAGAGCAGTATCAAGAGCCACATCTCCAGTCAAAACTCTTACGGAGAAATTCTCTCGTATAACTAAAACTCCTAAAATAGCATTAGATACAAAATCTATTGATGCAGCAGTAAAATATAGCATTGAGTTACTAAAAGAATTAGAAAATGCGATATCTAAAGTTGCAGATAGAATATCTCTTTTAGATAAGAAAATGAAATATGCAAGTGGAAAAGATAAACTTAAATATCTTGAAGAACAAAACGCTTTATATAAAGAAGAACTAACATTGTTAGACCAAAAAGATAAGGCACTTAATACTCAAAAGAATAGACTAAAAGATAGACTTAAAAAAGATTATAAGTACACTTTTTCAGATGATGATAACTTAACTAGTTATGAAGAAAAATTAATATCATTAGAAAAAGAATTAGAGAAATTAGATAAGCAATCAGAGAGCGACAAAGGTAGTAAAAAGAGTGAAGAACGTAAGAAGAAAATAGAAGAAGAAAAAAAGGTTGTTGAAGAATATTTAAAGATTGCTTTTACTGAGATACCGAAAGTTGCAGATGCTCAACAAGAAGTAACAAATTCTCTTATAGAATCAACTAGAGCAGCAGAGGAATTTAAAAAAGAATTAAAAGAGATTGCTAGGGAAGCTGCTTTAACTTCAGCTCAAAAACATGTTACTGAAATACAAAACGAAATAGACTTAATAGACATTCTTATGAAAAATGCTGAAGGTGATGAAAAGTTAGACTTAATTGAAAAGAAGAAAGAGTTATTGGCCAAACAAGCTAAGGAAATTAAAGATGTTATTAAAGTCTATGAAGATACTGCAAAAGAGTTAAGAGAAGGGTTATCAAAAGAAGGATTTGAATTTTCTGCTGATGGTAAAAGCATAACAAATTATGAGCAACAATTAGCGTTTCTAAAAAATAATAAAGATGCAGATAAATACAAAGAAATAGCAGAAAATGCTAAGAAATATTTAGATTTACTTCTTAAAGATTTACCTGATGCTAATAAACAAATTCAACAAAATAAAGAAGAAATAGAAGATTTAAATAAAGAGATTCAAGATGCTTATAAAGACCAGCTTAAAGAAGCTCAAAGTCTACAAGAAAAAATTAGAGACATGTATAAAAAAGAGCTTGAAGAGAGACTTAAAGAAATAGATAAGGAAACTAAAGCTAAAATTGATTCTCTTAAAAAGCAACAAGATGCTTACAATGATTCAAGAAAAGAAGCTAAATATAGAGATGATTATGAAGAACAACAAGATGTAATAAGTGATTTAGAGAAACAAATAGCAATAGCTGAAAGAGATAGCTCTTTAAGTGGTCAGAAGAAACTTAAAGATTTACAAAAACAATTAAAAGAAGAACAGAAGAAATTACAGGATTTAGTACAAGACCATGTGGACGACCAAGTCAATGATATGTATGATAAGGAGTCTGACAGACTACAAGAAGAAGCAGATAAGTTAAAAGAAGAATTAGAGAAAAAATATTCAGATGAAAACTTAGTTGATTTAATTAATGAAGCAATTTCAAGTGGTAAATTTGTAGGTCTTGATGGAGAAGTTAAGAAACTTCAAGATGCTATTATTGAATATATTAATAAATATGAAGATGGCATGTTAGCAATGGGTTCCGTCACTAAACAAGAATGGCTTGATAAGTTAAAAGAAGGTAAAGAGACATTAGAAGATATTAATGACATATTAGATGAATTAGATTTAAGTAAATTTGCTATGCCTAATTACACACCACCTTCAAATTCTCGTTCAAGAAGTGCATCTCCAATATCAGCAGTTAATTATAATTCACCATTTGTTGTTGTACAAGGGAATGTAACTAAAGATGTAATGCCTGAATTTGAAAAGAAGATGAGGAAAATGATTGAAGAAAATAACAAAAAAATTATTTCTAATACTAGGTCTTAATATATGTAATTGGTCTTTATTTATTATTCACTCATTTACTTACGTTTATAATTTATAGTCAGATTTTTTTTGAAAATATATATTTATCTAATAAAAAATATTGTTTATAAAAAACGTATTTATGATATAATAGTAATATAAATGATATAAATTTATATCATAAAGACATAAAAAAAGAGACTACAAACTATTTGCTGTAGGGTGTAGTTCTTAAAGTTAACAATAAAAAGAATAGATTTATGTATTACTTTCAGAATCACTAGACCCGCCAGTCTGGTGATTCTTTAGTTTCCTAATAGATGCTTTCAAGTTTAAGATTGCATCTATTAGCTTTGTCAAATGAATGATTATTCTTGTAATCATAATTATCATTATTAAAAACAAAACTAAGTACTCCATAGTCTTCCCCCCCCCCTTTTCTTACTGGGGATTTTAACTAAAGAGCCATCACCCTAATAGTCTAAACTGTAGTCTCTAAAAATATTATACCATATTTTTCCATAATGTTAAATTTAATATTATATTGACGACAGGAGTAGAATAAAGATATAATACAGATAACAGAAAATTTAAAAATTTTACACAAGAATTACTACTTATCTATTGCCACCTTAAACAAGTGGCTCTTTTTATACTAAAATAAATTATTATAGTTAAATTTATTGATGTATTTATATATTAATTAATTGATAAATATTAATGGTTATGTTATAATTTATATATACTATTAGGAGGTGTTATTATGTTGAACAATAGAGATTTACTGATGGCTAATATGTTGAATACTATAGTTCCTATTTCTCGATTCAACAAAGGGGAAGCAAATAAAATATTTGATGAAGTAAAAAAATCTGGAAGTAAAATTGTTGTGAAAAATAATATTCCAACATGTGTTTTGATTACACCTGAAAAGTACGAAGAAATGATAAATGCCATAGAAGACTACAAACTTCTTCTTGAAACAGAAAAAAGAATGAAAAATATAAATGAAGAAGAATTAATATCTCAAAGTGAGCTTATGAAAGATTTGGATATTAGTGAAAAAGACCTTGAAAATATTGAGGTGGATTTTGAATAATGAAATGGAATATTTTTTATACAAAAGATTCACATAAAGATTTAAAAAAATTAGATAATTCTCAAAGAAAACAAGTTTTAAAGGCAATTGAAAAAGTTTCTTATAACCCTCTACCGAGTCCTGATGGATATGGTAAACCATTAGGTAATAAAGGGAATAATAATCTCACAAATTGTTTTAAGATAAAGTTAAGAGGTATTGGAATAAGAGTAGTTTATAATTTAGTAATGGAAAACAATATTATGAGAATAATAGTAATATCAGTCAGAGAAGATAGTTTAGTTTATGACATTGCAAGTGAAAGAGTAAAAGAAATGGCAACTACAACTGAATAAAAATATTTATAACTCATCATTAGATGAGTTATTTTTATGTAAAGAAGGTGATAAAATATGCATTTTAATGTGAATCTTAAACAGATAAAATCTGATTACACATTAACCATTCACAAGATGAACAAATCATTTTTAGGTCAAATCCCAATCAACTTTTTAAATTCTATAAAGCGTGAGCTTGGTGGAGTAGATGAAATACAACTGACCATTCCAAAATATATTACAGATAGATTTTTATTTAATAAAATAATAAATCCCATTTTTGAAGAAGTAAAAGAAGAACGTCTTATTTGTCTTAATAATAAAGAATATTTTGTAGTTAAGAATGTTGTGACTACAGACGATAAATTAAAAGTAGTAACAGCTAAATCTAAAGAAGTTAAACTAGGAAAAATTGATGTGAATATTGAGGACTATGGATTACAGATGTTTACCAAAGATGAAGAAGCATCTATTATATCTCTTAATGATTATTTAAAACAAGAGACAGGCTGGAAACTTGGTTATGTGGATGATTCAATTGCTTATGAAACTGATAGTGAAGGTAATAAGAGAGAAAAAGTAAGATGGCAAGAGAGTATTAATTCTAATTGGTTAGATTATTTCAATAATGAACTAAAAGAACAATTTGAGTGTATAGCTGATTTTGACACTTATAATAATTTAGTTAATTTGTATCATATAGACAGTTTTGGAGATAACATTCAGTTATATTTATCTCATGATAACTACATAAAATCACTTGAAAGAACTACAAATAGTGATGATATAGTAACTAGACTGAAGCTTGAAGGTAGTGAAGATATGAATGTAATAGGAGCTACAGTTACAGGATATGATTACATTGAGAATTATTCTTATTTCTTAGACAATAAAGAAATGAGTGAAGAACTTAGTAAAGCTATAAAGAAATATCAAGAAATGAATGAAATAAGAGAGCCAATTTGGAGAGAATTAATAGATACAAAGCTTAAGAAACAAAGAGAACGTGATAGTAAAAGCAACGAATGGCAAATGGTAATAGAAATGATAAGTAAGAAAAAAGATATAAAAAAGACATATGATAATCCACAACATAAAGATGAAGTAAATTCAGCTAAAATAGCAGTAGAGATAAGTGAACTAGAAGATAAAAAAGTAATATTGGATGTTCAAATAAAACATTTAGAAGAAGAAATAGCTAAGTTAAATGAAAGTATAAAAGATATAAATATTCTTTGTAAGAGGGAGACTTCAACTGATGAGGATGGATATTTAATATTTAATGAGGTTCTATTAGATGAATTAAATGAGTTCCTCTACTATGACACTTATACAAATGATGCTTTTTTAAAAGTTGAAGATTTAATAGCAGAAGGTAAAAGGCAATTAAGTTTGAAATGTATTCCAACACGAGAATGGACTCTGGATGTTATAAACTTCTTAGATAGAATTATAGATATTAATTTTAGACAACATTGGAAGGGAGATTTAAGTCTGGGAGATATTATAGTGTTACATAGCAAAGAATCTAAAGAAGAAGAATTAGTATATTTTACATCTTTTACCCAGAATTTAAAAAATGGGAAATTGGATACTTTAGAATTAACTTTAAGTAATAAAAAAATAAAAGAAGATGACAAAAGAACTATAGCTGATTATTTGACTAAAGCTGAACATGCAACAAGAACATTGAACTCTAAAAGACATTTATTTATTCAGCAACAGAAGAAAAGAATTAACCTACCAGATGAATATATTCCTAAGAAAAATATACAAAAGGAGCTGATGTAAATTGATATTGGATAATTCACCAGCAGATTCATGGATTAGAATTACTGGAGTAATTGTTACTTATAATAATACACTTTATCAGGTAGTAGATAAAGAAACAAATAAAAAATATATATACTGGGATGCTGATAATCCAGGGACATTGAAAGTTTCTAATGTAAGATTACCAGAAGGAAATACACAATTTTTAGTAGTTGTAAATGATAATGGAAAGCATACAGAAGTTCCTACAAACTCATCAATATTCAACATATCTTTTGATGGTAATTCAAGAAAAAATACTGAAGAACAAATCTGGGGATTGTATGAAACTGATGAAGAACACAATGAAAAGTTTGTAGTTATTGAAAAAGATATTGATGGAATACATCAAACAGTTTTAGAAGTACAAGAAGATGCATCTCATATAAAAGAAAATATGTCTCTTATAGACCAGAGAGCTGAAAATGTAAATATATTAGTAAAAGAAGTTACTAAAAATTTTGGTGGTTCACAAGAAAATATAACATTAAGAGAAAACATAAATAAAGCTATAATTAAGTTAAATACAGACTTAGGAACATTTAGTTCTAATATGTCTAATTATTTTAATGATAATGAAGTTACAGATGAAGAAAAAGAAAAGATTGATATTGAACTTAATTTATTAGATACAGACAAAGCAAGTTTATATATAGAGCTACAAAAACTTATTGATAGAACTACTGGAGTAGACTTAGTAGCAATAAACACTTCAAAAACAGCATTGGATGCAGCAAGTACCAATCTAAACTCTATAATCAATTCAGTTATTTCAGATAGTATAATTACACCTTCAGACAGAATTTTAGCTATAAATGCAAATGCTCAATATAACTTAAAGATAAATGAACTTAAAAATACAGTGGATAGAATTTATATAACAGGTATGGGTGGAAGTATATCAGAAGAATTTTCTCAAATAAATGCTACAGCTAAAGAAATAAAATTAGAAGTAGCTAGAGTAGATGGTGTGACTAAAACTAATGCTGCTGAAATTAAATTAACCAAAGACGATATAACAATGATGGTTACAAGAAATGGCTTAGGTTCAATTGTAGGAATTAAACCTGATAAAATTGAATTTGGATTCAATGATATATCAAATTATGTAGAGATAAGCAGGAGTGGTCTAACAGTAAATCAAGGAGCTATAGCATGTGATATATTAACTACTCCATCTGGTCATGAACCAATAATCAGATTATTTGGAAGTAGTAGGTCTGGATTTGCAATAGATGCAAGAAGGTCTGATGGTTCTAGTCAAGCCTCAGCAATAAGATTAAAATATGATAGCAATAATTATTTTTGGGTAGGATATGATACTGCTGAGATTTATGTTGATGGAGAAGAACACTTTATTGTTGAAAGAGATGATACTTTTGTAAGATGTGGTGGAGCTACTTTTACATTTACAAATGGAGATAGTTTAGGTGTAGGATATTCATTTTATCCAGAGCGTTCTGTAACTGATTTAGGTTGTGAGCGTTATAAATGGAGATATTTATATGCTCGTTCTACTCTGAGTGAATCTGATAAAAAGTTTAAAGAGAATATAGTATACATAAAAGATATTAAGAATAGAACTCGTTCAAGTATCACTCCAACACCATTTTTAGATTTTATAAGAGATGATTTTAAACCAGCAACATTTGATTATATAGCAGAAAAAGATAGGACAATTGCAGATAGTCAAATAGGGTTTATAGCTAATGATTTTAAAGATAGTTATGTTGGAAAAACATTTCTATATGACTATGGAGAAGAAAATGGATTAATGTTTAGCCCATCTGGTTATACAACTGTTGTAGCAACTGCACTTCAAGAAGAAATACAAAAAAGAGAAGAATTAGAGATGATAATTAATGAATTAAACGAGAAAATTAATAATTTAGGAGGATGTTAATATGGAAGTAAATTTACAAAAAGCATATACAGTAGCATTTGAAGAGATAAAAAGTTTATATAATGAACTAATACTTTATAAAGCACTCAACATGCAACAACAAGAAGAAATTGAGAACTTGAAAAAAGAACTAGAAGAACAAAATAAAGAACAATAGGATGTGATACTTTGAAAAATTATGAAATAAAGAATCATACCATAGAAGTAGATTTTAGTAATTATAGAATAAATAAAAGATTACTAGACTATTTTATTTATAATGAAAATGATGTCAAAACAGCTTATATTGAAGCAATATTGAAAAACAAAGATGAAATAATAGATTTATCTGAATATGATAGAGTTTTAGTTAGTATTACAAAATCAGACGGACAAAAAGTTAATGGTGAATGTGAAGTTGTAGATGCAGAAAATGGTGTTGTAGAGATAGAACTTAGCCGACAAGCATTGGCTTCTGTTGGTATAAATACATTTCAACTATCCCTTGTGAAAGATGGAACTTTACTTAATACTACAAATCTTTATTATAGAGTTGAAGAGGGTATGATTAATGATGATGATATCACCTCAACTGATGAATATGGAGTATTATTGGTAATAATAGCCCAAGCAGAAGAGATTATAAAAAATAATAAAGAGTTGACCAAAAGAGTTGAACAGCTTGAAATAACTATACTTGGAAATGAAGAAGTTAGAGATAAAGCAGAGCAGATTAGGATTTATAATGAAGATATAAGAAACATACAAGAAGAAGAAAGAGAGTTTAATGAGTTAACACGTCAAAACCAAGAGGCAAATCGTGAAGAATCCATTCAGAATATGCAAATTCAAGTTGATGATAAACTTACAGATTGCCAACTCCAATTAGATGAAATGATAGATGCCAAGTCTGAAGAAATAGATAATATAGTTGATGATAAAATGCTTGATGTTCAAGCTCAAACAGACAAGAAGTTTCAAGACTTAGACACTAGAGCTAATAATACTTTTGATTTGTATGATAAGACATTTGAAGATAAACTTACAGATAACCAAGAGCAAATTGATTACAAACTTGATGAAGTAAATCAAGCTATATCTGATGTGGAAGATTGTATTGATGAAAGTACTACAAAATTAGATACAAAGATAAAAGAAGTAGATGACAAAATAGTTGAGGTAAATACTGCTAAAACTGATATGACAACAACTGTTAGTAATAAAATAACTGAATTTGAAAATAGGTTTGAAGAATTAGAAAGTCTTGATGCTAGAGGCGAATTAATACAAGCTAGAGAAAGTGTTGATGGAACTGTAAAGGATACTTTAAAAGATAGATTAACATATGACTTTGAGAAAGTTAACGAGAAAATAGCAGAAATGACTTCTGCTGCAACTAATGTAGCTTTTAGTAAATCTTATGTTGAATCGGATTGGGTTGCTGATGGAGAATACTTTAAACTTACAGTTAATCATAATTTAGTTACAGAAAATATATTCGTTGCGATATTGGATGAAGCAACTAAAAAGAGTATGACTAATTCTTATACTGTAGCAGATTCTAATACAATAGATATTTTTAATGAATCAGCTATAGATGTAAGAGTGACTGTTGTAAATGGTAATACAAATAAAGAAGTTATACAAGCTACAATAAATGATAATATAACAACACTAGATAATGACATAACAGATTTAATGTTAGCGACTGCTGAAATATGCGAAATGGTATTAAGTAGTCAACAGACATCTACTATGTCATTAAAAAATATAAAAGGAGGAAGTAGTATGTCAGCAATTTATGTAGGATTAATAGAAAGAGGTTTAAAAACAATTAACCAAGTACCTATGAAATATAGAGAAGAGGTAAGAAAAATGTGTGAAGCACTAGAGATTTCATTATCATAGAACTTTAATAGTTCTTTTTTTGTGATTAAAATAGAGAGCTACAAAGATAGCTCTCTAAATAAAAAAGAAGGTGATAAATTGTTAAATGAAGATGTAGTAAAAAAATTAAAAAATGTACCTAGTGATACTAATACAGAAATAGAAAAAGTTAATACAAACATAGAAACTGCTAAGACAGAGTTGAATACTAAAATTGACCAATTAATCGCAGGTGGTTCAAATGTGGCATCTACTCAAACAATAACAATTGATGATTGGGTTGAGGATGCAGAAAGTGGATTCAAAGCAACTGTAACACATAATTTGTTAACACAGAGAATAGTTGTAAATATTATAGATGTTACTACAAAAGAAAATGTAGTTACAAACTTTAAAATTATAGATGATAATTCTATAGAAGTTAGAAGTGAGGTAAAAGTTGAATTAAATATTTATATTATTAATGGAAATGCAGAAACTCATTTTATAAATGCAACTGTAGATGACAACAGGGTGAGTGAAATGACTACTTATTCGTCTAAGAAAATACATGAGGAAATTAGTAAGGTAGCAGAGCAATTAACAGGAATTAATAGTAATATTATATCTAGTATAAATAATAATTTAATACCAATGTAAAAAGTGAGGTGATAAAGTGAAGATATGGAAATACAATAGAACTGTGAAGAAAAGAAGAGGTGTCTATACAGAATTAGATATACTTGCACAAAGGTATGAATTTGAAGCAGATGGAAAACTTTATAGAGCCTTTTTTCATTTATATACTAATAAGGATATAGATGTATTCAGAGATAAAGATTTATATAAAGAATCTTATATGATGGACTATAGAGTTGGAAATGTAATAACTGATATTGATGATGTAGTACAGCAAACGACTACAGTAAGATTTATACCTGACCCTGTTATTGATATTGTGATTGATAACATTAGCAGAGGATGTGAAATAAACTACAGAATTATAGATAATGAACCAAGTGTAAAATTCATTGTTACAGAAAAATTAAATGGCACAATAATAGAAACAAAGACAAATTCTAGTGATAATAATTATAAACTTAAATTAACTGATGAACAAATAGTACCATTAGCATTCAATTCCCAAAATTCAATAGTAATAGAAATAAGTACAGAAGATGGTGGATTAGTTACAAGTAAAACAGTAACATTTACAAGAACAAATAATAAACCATCTATTACAATTAATTCATATAGTTCTAATTCTGCAAAATTTACAGCATCTGACTTAGATAATAATTTAAGTAAAGTTGAGTGGTATTTAGATGATGTATTAAAGGAAACAATAACAACAGATTTAACAGCAGAGAAAACAATAAACTATGAACTTACAGACAATGCAATACACACATTAAAAATAGTTGCTACAGATGCAGAAAATGCAACAGTTGAGAAGGTTTTAAGTATAAGCAAAGAGATTATGCCACTTCAAGAAGATGCTAGTTTAAGTGATATATCAACTAAGTTGATAGAGATTGGAGAAGGGTTCAAAAATGGGAAAACAAGTATTATAAACACTTTAGCACTTAAAAATATAGAAGCAAGTTTAAATAATACCTTAGTAGAATTATCAGAGAAAATAAAGGCATCATTTGATAGTTCGGACGCTAGTGTGCAGGATTTGATGAACCAGTTAACACAAGCTAATAATACTATATCACAGTTAAATTCTAAGTATAAATATGCCAGTGGTACTATTGATGTTGTTAAAAATAGTTCTTTAATGGCTAATTTATATGGAGAGTCCTTTGGTAGACAACCTGGTACTTGGCTTAAGATTGATAATTTAGGTTTTATTCCTAATATTTTTGTTGCTGAATGCCAATATGTTACTTCTAATAATTATTTTTTTAAACATATTGTTATTGCTACTTGTAATATAAATTGGTTTTGGGATAAAAAAGATTTTTCAGCTAGAATTGTATTTACTAAAGAAAAAAATTCTAATCAAGATTTTAGTGGAAGTGGAATTATTTATTCAAATAATGAGCGTGATGTATATATAAATAATAAAGGCATTAATGTTCCTGCAAGTAGTCCTAATGTTTCTAGTTACCTACATTCTTGGCATGCTATAAAATTTATATAAATGAGGTGATAAAATGAATAGAGCAAATAGAATTATATGTGACCAAACCGGGAAAATATTACTCCAAACTGGAGAAGCAACAGGGGATATATTAGAACATGATGAAATAACGGAATTACATTTTGTTGATATTCCGTATGGAAGTGTAGATTATACTAAAAGCAGAATTGTAGGCATAAATATAGAAACAAAAGAACCTATCTTAGAAGAAATACCAGTATTTGTTTCAGAAGAAGAAAAGAGAATACAAGAGTTAGAAAATCAATTACTAATTGCAGAAAATGAAAAAGTAGGAGGAATTTTATAATGAATATAAATAATGTTGTAGTAAGAATATTAGCAGAGAGGATTTTGAATAAAGGGTTAAATCCTTTAAAAAATCGAGACTTTGAATTAGATGACGTAACTAACACAGAGTATAGAAAAGCAGTAGAGGATTATATAATTAAACAGAGTGGAGTAGTAGAAGGAATAGAACCTATGCTATAGGTTCTTTTTTATTGAAAGAAGGTGGTTTAATTTGATATACAAAGATTTGATTAAAAAAATTGATGATATGGAGAATCTTAGGGAAGTTGACAATATAAAATGTACTACTGATATAGGGGAATGTACAATAGAGAATAGTAAAAAGGGATATTTAACTAATGTTAATATACAAGGTAAGACATTAGTTAATTTAGCTAATCCAAATAACATCTATACTACAGATGGAGTTAGATATAATAACCCATTTAGATATATTGAAAGTGGTAAAACTTATACTTTTATGAATCTATGTGATAAACAAATAAAGTATACTTATGGAGGTATTGGAGATATAACAATTCCACCACATAGTAAAGTTTTATATACTATTCCAAATAACGATATTACTATAGAAGAAATTGTATGCTATGGTCATATTCAAGATGGATGGGTAGAAACAGATGCAGATAAACAAAAAATATCAAAAGCAATGTTAGTGTTGGAAGGGGATTATACGAATGAAGATATAGAATACTTTAAATATTTTGATGGATTACAAAGTGTTGGACAAGGAGATAATATAAAACTTCTGAGTTATCAAGGGGAAAATCTATTTGATGGAACTTATCAAGATGGATATTTTAATGGAAACTCATTAGATGAAGAACTTATACAAGGTATGCCTTGCATAACTACAAATTGGATTGAGTGTAATCCTAATTTAGAATATTATTTCTTCGGTGGGAACAGAAAACAAATTCAATTTAAGAATGAGAATAACATATTTAAATCAGTTATATTAAATTCAAATAATTTTGAAACACCTACTGATTGCACTCATTTTAGATTGTATTATGCACGAACAGACCAGTTTTATTCTCCATTGAATATTTATAAAAAAGGTGATATAAAAACAATACCTTATGAATTGAGAAACTTACCAAGTGGAATAAAAGATGAAATAGTTTACAAAAATAATTCCTATAAACTAATACAAAGGTGTGAAGAAATAGTTTTTAATGGTAATGAAAACTGGATAGAAGTACATGGAATGTATGAGTTCAGATTAAATTTAGATATATCTGTATTAAGATTAGATATGTCTAAGTTTATAACTAACTTATACAAGCAATCTCATGTAGACTATATATTTAATGTTCAGACCGAATCAGCATTGTCTATATCAACAGAAAATGGAATAGGTGTAATAGATATAGTAGATACTTCAATATCTCCTTTTAGTATTGCTAATTTTAAAGAAAAATTAAAGAAAAATCCTTTAAAAATAATTTATGAATTAGAAACACCAAGAGAAATTGAACTTGGTCTACTAAATTTAGAGCAATATGATAATCAAACTAGATTTATTTGTAACTCAGGTATTGTGATACCAAATATTAGTTTTGAAAGTACACAAAATTTAGGTAGCCATATAGAAGCTATTAGAGATAATATAAAAAATTACAATGTTAGAACTGATTTTCCATTTTCAATAAACTTTCTTAATGGATGGCAGCCATATCTTGGATATGCTAGTGCTGTTGGAAACTATTGCACAAATAATAACTTTGTAACAATTAATGCAACTATTAATGGAGGTGTTACAACGGCAGGTACTATCATTGGAAAGATACCTTCGAAATATGCACCTCGTAAAAGCATAATAGTAATATTTCAAACAACAGATGGAAAGTATTATAACGGAATCATTCGTACAAATGGAGAAATTGAGATATATTATAATGATATAACTTATCGTAGTTGGTTGTATTTATATGTAAACTATTTAATTTAGAAAGGGAAAATAAGATGGATATAGAAAAGAAAATAGAAATTTTAATAGAATATGGATTTGAGAATGATTTAAATAATATAGATAATTACTTTATTGCAGATGGTAAAAAAATATTTACTCCAGTGATAAAAAACGGAGAGTTAATTAAAACAGGAGAACAGGTTTATAATGAGTGGTCAGAATTACAAAATAATCCACCTAAATCAGAGCCAAGTATAGAAGAAATAAATGCGGATAAAATTACAATTTTAATAGAAAATCAAAAACAGCAAGACAGTTTATTAGTAGATAATGCTTATAGAATTGCTATGTTAGAGCTTAACACAAATAACGTGTTATAAAATTATAAAAAATGGAGGGAACAACATGTATAATATTTTAAAAAGAATGATTGAACAAAAGAATTATGAAACTAGAGAAGAATTGCAAACTAAGTTAGATGTATTTTACGCTATGAACAGGATAAAGGAAAGTGAATACACAGAGTTAACAAATTTATTAAATAAAGAAGATACACTAGTAGAACCTATTATCTAAAGTATAAAGGTTCTTTTTTTATGTCAATTTTAGAGGATTGATTAATTTCAATTCTCTTTTAATTAAAAGGAGTGGTAATTTTGAATATAAAAACATTAACAATTCATGCAGGACATAATCCAGATAATAAGATAGGTTCTGGAGCAATAGGAAATATAAAGGAATCTACAGAAGCAAGAAATGTACTAAAAGAGTTATTACCTTTAGCTCAAAAGGAATGTAAAGTTTATGACTGTACTTGTAACAATGGAACTTCTCAAAGTGATATATTGAATAAAATTATAGCTAAATGTAATTCATATAATACTGATCTAAATGTAAGTATCCATTTCAACAGTGGTGGTGGTCGAGGAGTAGAAGTTTTAGTTTATAATTTAAATGACAAAGAAACTGTTGAAATAGCATCAAGAATATGTAAAAAAATAACTGAAACTTATCATGCAAAAGGTGATAAAGATTTTAAAAATCGTGGAGTTAAAGAAAAGAAAACTCTAGCATTTTTAAGAAGAACGAAGGCAAAGTCAATTTTAGTTGAGTGCTGTTTTGTAGACACATCTGACACTAAAAAATATAATGCTAAAGATATGGCTATAGATATTTATGAAGGAATATTTAATAAGTCTGTAGCTGGTAAACCACAAGATAACAAAGTGAAATATGCAATAGTTTATGAGGGTGATGTAGATAAAGTTATAGCCCAATTAATGGCCATGAATTATAAGACTAATGAAGTCTCTGTGTGTGATTTGAAAAATTATGTTCCTGGACATTGTGAAAACCTATATGTGATTGGTGGAGCATCCAGTAAAATTAAAACTAGCGAGAGATTCACTAAGTTACAGGGCGATGATAGATGGGCTACACTTCATAAAGTGTTAGATTTTATAGGCAAGTAGGAGGTAATGAATTGAATATATTAGATAAATCAACAGCTACATTAGAACAAGTCTTTTCGTATTTAGACACATTAAAAAATAACTCTAATCCACCACATTTTTTATGCAGAGCTATAGTACCAATTATATATAAAGAAGCAGAGAAAAAAGGTGTAAATCCAGTTATTGCAATTGCTCAAGCATTTGTAGAAACTGGATATTTTAATTTTGGTAGAGTTTTAAATCCTTCTTATTGCAATGTGTGTGGTCTTAAAGGAAATAAAGGTGGAGGAGATTTAGACCCAACAGCTCATACAAGATTTAATTGTTGGGAGGATGGAGTATCAGCATTTATTGACCATCTAGCATTATATGCTGGAGCTAAGGGATATCCAAAATACAATGAATTAGTTGGTAAAGTTGAATATAAAGTCAATGGAACTACATTAGACCCTAGACATTTTTCATATCTACATGGAGAAGCTAAAACAGTTGAAAGCTTATCAGGTAAATGGTGTCCAGATACAAACTATGGTCAAAACATAATAAATATATGCAATAAGATAAGTTCAATGAAGGTAGAAAACAATGATATAAAACTAGAGCAAATAAAAACTAAAGTAAAAGAATTAAATGAGATTCTTGGATAGGAGGAAATCACATGGATATAATGCAATTTATACCTGAAAATTTAATAATGTTAATAGGTGGGCTTTACATATTAGGAACATTTATAAAAGAATCTAATATTAAAAATAAATACATACCTTTTATATTGTTAGTTATAGCAATGATAAGTAGTTGTTTGTTTATGAAAGAGCTGTCAATAGAAGCTGTCTTTGAAGGTATTTTATGTTGGGGTGCATCTATAGGAATAAATCAAATACAAGTGCAAAACAGAAAGGATAAGTAGATGTTATCAAAAGAAATGGTTGAATTACTAAGTCAATATGGATATACAGCTATACTTTTAATGGTACTGATGTTATGGCTTGGAAAATATTTAGAGAAAAATAGACAACTAGAACAAGATGATAGAAAAAAGGAAAGAGCTTATTTTTCAAGAGAAATTAAAGAGCAGAGAACTTTATTTGGTAATACAATAGATAAGTTTGATGATAAATTAGATAAATTTGCTGAAGCATTAAATACTAATAACAGTAGACTTGAAAGAGTTGAAACAGACATAACAAAAATTAAAGATAAATTAGAGACTAGAGATTAATTTCTCTAGTCTTTTTATAAGGAAGTGAAGTATTTGGCAAAACAACGCAGTAAAAGAATAAGCATAAATGGAGAACCAAATCCAGAGAATATTAAATTATGGAAGCAATACAAAAGAGCAAAACAAATAGCTGGGAAAAGTGAAAAAACAATATATAATTATGAATGTGATATAATGCAATTTTTTAAGTTTTTAAATATAGAATGTTTTGATACATTACTAACTGATATAAATGAAGAAGAAATAGAAGCTTATATAGGTTATTGTATGGAACAGGGAAATAATGAAAAAAGAATTAGACGTAGAATAAGTTCAATTTCATCATTGCTATCATTTTTAAAGAAGAAGAGGAAAATTACTGACAACTGGTGTGAAATGATAGAAAGACCAGGAACAGGCGAAGAAGTTCAGAAAAGAACTTTTTTAACTGAAGAACAGTTACGCAAATTAAAAGAAAAGCTTTCAGAGCAAGACAATTTACAGTTAGAAGTTTATATAAATTTAGGATTGGCTACAATGGCTAGAAGTAATGAGATAAGTCAATTTAGATGGGACAATATAGATTTAGATAATAGATGGATTCATGGTATTACAGCCAAAGGTGGAGTTTCAAGAGATTTTAGATTTTCAGAAGAAGTCCAGCATCTATTAATAGAATGGAAGGATTATCTATCTCAAAATAATATAGATTATCCGTATATATTCTTTACAAGATATGGAGGCAAATACAATCAAGTCAATTCAAATGTCTTAAGTTCATGGGTTAAAAAAGCTTTCAGGTTAATTGGTATAGAAGGTGGATATAATCATGACCTTAGACATAGTATGTCTAATCTTTTAAAAGACAGAGGAGTTCCAATAACTACAGTTTCAAAATTGCTTGGCCACAGTGGGGTTGATGTAACTATAAATCACTACACAATAGAAAATAAAAATAAATTAGCTGAGGAATATGATAAGTTTATGTAAATTGAAAGGAAGTGGTATCATGGCATGTAAAGGTCGTAAAAAAGGTAAGAAAAAGAGATAGATAAATAATAAAGCCCTCTAGGGATTACTCTTAATTGAGTTTTCTTTAGAGGGCTTTATTTTTTTATATATGTTTATATAAATTTATAATTATATATAATGCTAAACCACTTAAAATACTTTTCAAAAAAATGATTTTATTTGAAATTTTTTAAATAAAACATCAGAAACATAAAATACAGCACATGCTATAAAAAAATATAAAAATTCATTATTAATTCCTGCCAATCTAATATGTATGATAGTAAATAATATTATAATAATCAAAAACGTATCTATAAAATTTTTGTGTTTTCATTCAATATATTAAACTTATTTTAATTAGGTATCTATCTCAAGTCTATCCTAATAGTATAGAATATGTAAGAAATTATTAATTAATAATTCTTAACTATCAATAAACTAATCTTAATTATTTATTAATATTTCTTAATTATATATATGAATGCATAACTATAATAAAAGTATTAAAAAACAATCTAAAAATCGATTTAAATAAATATTTATCGAAAAAATCTTAATATTGTAATATTTGTGATTAAATAAACAGAAAATTTAATAATAAAATAAATAAAAACAAATTTTTGTATTTTATTTTAAATATTAGATATTTTAAATATTAAATATTTTAAATTTTTATTTTATAAACTAATTAAAAATTTATATTGCCAATTGTTACTGTACATGATAAAATTCTATTAAAATAGAATTGAAGTAGAGGGTATAACAAGATAAAAAAATACAGAGTAGATTAATTGCATTAGGCTGTGTGACAACAATAGGATTAAGTTAGGTTGAATTATCATTCACAGATAGGAGTGTTAATTTTACAAAGACAAACAATTCTTATCTAACTGAAAACAATACTTATAATGGTTCTAAAAAAGATTTTACAGAAATAGTTACTATTGATAATCAAGAATATGTATTTAACCATAAATTTTCAGGGGATTTACATACAATATAATTTCAGATAGGAAATGAATCAAATACTGTGGCTTTTAACTCAAAATCTAATAAGATATGCTTCTATAATAGTATTCCTTAAATGCAAATTTTAACTACTAATTGCTTGTTTTATAGCCCAAACCTGATGTTCTAAGTATATTTTAGCATCTAATCACTTTTACATATAAGTTATTTTAGAGGGAATATCAAATATTTAATTAAATTAGGCACTTAATAATCATAACATATAAGATTCGATTATTGTATTATGTATTAGTAATTTCAATGCTTTGAGCATAGCTATAACCAAAATAATAAATATTAATATATTTTATAGTTTTATCAAGTTGCCTAAAATAACACGTATGTCCTCTCCTATAATCAGAATATTAAAAGGATTTCTGTTTAGCATTGTAAAATATTTTTAAAAAATAGTATATTGGAGGAATGTTTATGAGTTTAAAAAAGAGAGTTACTAAAATTATTTCACTCGCATTAATAGGGGTTATTGCTAGTCTCACATTATTAACAACAACTGTAAACGCACAAACTAATAATATTAATAAATATTATACAAGTGAAAAATCAACAGAGTCGTACACTGATAAAAATCTAGGAGTTATATATGATAGAGTTGTAGATGGTGATAAAACTACAGTAACAATTAAATCATTAGATGGAAATGTTCTAAATACACTAGAAGATATAGATAATGAAGTATATCTAGATGGAAAAAAGATTTCTGTTACTAGTAGTGAGAATTACAAAAGTAATGATAATAGTTTAGAAAAATCTGAAATTAATACTTTCAAAGCTACAGTTAAATGGGGGAAATGGCAATCTAATACAATGTATATAAATACAGGTGGATTAGGTACGGCTACTATAGGTGGTTTGATTGCATTAAAAGCACCATGGGCTCCTGTCAAGGTTGCAGCTACGGTTGCTGCCGCAGTTGCAGGTAAATATGATAAAATTAAAATATATTATAAAATAAGATATGGTTCAGATGGTAAATACAATTACTATGAGAGAGAAACAACATTTTATGGAGATGGTAAATACATTACAAAATTTACTGATAAAGGTAAAAGATATTAACCTCGAAGGGAATATACATAGATGAAATATTTAATGAATAATAATGAATTGTTTTTTCATTTTATAGCTTATATTTCAACAATTATAATTTTACCAATTATTTTTAAAAGTAAGCGATTATTGACAAAAACAAAATTTTGCTTTTCATTTATTTTAATAAGTTTAAATTTATTTACTATGATACATTTTAATGGGATGGATAAAGTTACATACACTTACTTTATTTTACTACTTATCACTGGTATATATATTTTATATGAAAGAAATAAGAATTTTAAAAATTAGTATTTTGGAGGATGTAGGTATATTTTTGTAAAAAAATTTACCTACATCTTTTTTAGTATGTTTAAATGGGTATGATATAAAGAAAATATGTGATTTTTTGAGGTTGAAGAAGATAGAATTTATGAGTGGGTAAAAGAATATGGAGAAAAAGTTGAATATATCAAAAAACAATTTACATTTAAATGCAGAGGAAGATGTAAATGAAATAAAACTAAAACATTAATTTTAAAAATAAAAAGGACTATAATTAGTTCTTTTTTTATATAGTCATCATTTTACTATTTAATACTATTCTCTAAATTGGCATTTAGAGAATAGTATATATGAAATCTTTAGTCATCTTCTTCCCAGTTTTTTACCCATTCTTCTAATGAGATTAACTTTTCATCCGTTAATTCTTCTTGGAACAATGAGGCTAAAATACCTTTTATAGAATTACATCTTAATAGCTTATGTATTTTTTGTGATATAAATTCAGAATACGTATCTTCTTTAATTGAAATTGTATAGTATGTACATTGACTTGTTTCTTGAACATATATGAACCTTTTATTTGATAACTTAGATAAAGTTTTTAATGTTGTTTTTTTTGACCAACTATATTTTTCTTTCATATAATCAATGACTTGATATGATTTTACTTTTGTATCTAAATTCCATATAAATTTCATTACAATTAATTCTGACTTTGATAATTTTCTTAAATACATAATTATCTCCCCCATCATTTGTTTATTTAATTTAAATATTACAGCAATAATTTCATACAATCAAATCCAATTTTTTCCAAATAATTAGAGTGATAATTAAGCAGGTATTTACAAAATTTTGTTTTAATATTCTTAATTTGTGGTATAATAAAAGCAAGGAAACATATTTTACTTAACTTTGAGTGATGTTTCCATTAATTAGGTATTAATGTTTGTTTTTATGGAACTTAATATTAAGTTCCCAGCCACTCTTAGTTGGTCGCTCAGAGTGGCTTTTTAATTTATCGTAGATATAACTAGCTATAACACCAGCTATAATACTCATCATTAGATTTTCCATAGTTTTTCACCTCCTTTCATAAGAAAGTGAGGAAAATTTCTATGGAAACACCACTCATCGCTTTTCAAATATTTATTCCTTGCTATATATATTATAGCATAAATATTGGAAATATAAAATTTTAATATCCTCTAAAAAGCGACGCTCTATACGCCAATTTAAAGCTCTTGTTAGAACCTTCCTTTGTGTTTATACCTTTGATTTTTATTATTAAATTTGTATTTTTGATAATAATCATTAATTAGCCTTGAATAAGTTTTCAGATATTTTATCTGAAGCTTCCTTATCCATTTCTTTAAGTACATGGGAATATACATTCAGTGTAGTATTTATATTTGAATGTCCTACTCTTTCAGATATAACTTTGATTGGTACTTTAGAATTTATAAGTAAAGTAACATGTGAATGTCTTAAATCATGAAATCTAATGTGGGGTAAATCATTATTTTCTAAGAAACGTCTAAATTTCTTACTCATTACATCTTCAGCAATTGGATTACCCTTTCTATCAAAGAACAATAAATTGTATTCATTTCTAATAATACTTCTCAATAATTTCTTATTCTGCTCCAGCTTATAATCTTTTAATAAATTCATAAGCTCTATTGGTACAAATATTTTTCTAATTGAACTCTCTGTCTTAGGCTCTTTAAGTGTAACAGAGCCATTTAATCTACTAGTTATCTTACTTACAGTTATTGTATTCTCATCAAAATCTATATTATCCCAAGTTAATCCCAAAACTTCTGAAAGTCTTAATCCTAGACCTATGGCTAAACTAATAGGAAGCTCAAGATTAGTTCCTTTAGCTACTTCTAATAATTTTAGTATCTGCTCTTTATCATAAATTTCATTTTTAAATTTTTTAATTCTTGGACTTTCTATTCCATCTATAATATTTTCTTTTATTAACTTAATTCTACATGCTCTCTTTATAGCAAGTCTCAATACATTTATATGTACTTTAATAGTTTGAGGATTTAAATTACTAGCTAAGTCATCTATATAATTTTGTATATGAATGTTTCTCAATTCTTGAAGACGATATTTTCCAATAGAAGGATTAATATGATTCTTACAAATAGCAATGTAGCTTTTATATGTAGATGCTGAAATATTATCCTTATACTTTTCAAGAAAGTCTAATAAAAATTCAGACAGTGTGATTTCATTTGGAACAAGAAAACTATCTTTATATATACTATCCTTAACTTCAGCTAATCTTTTATTAGCATCTCTTTTTTTATCAAAAGCTCCCATATTCTTTTGTTTTCTTTTTCCTGATTCATCATCTCTAAATTCTAAGTACACTACATAATTTTTATTTCTTTTTCTTATAAAAGCGTTCATGACTATCCCTCCTATCAAAATTCATATACTTATTATACCATACAGAGGAGGCAAAAAATAGTCATTTTAGCTGACTTTTAACTGACTTTTTTAATTATTTTATTTGTATAATTATTGAAACTACTTAATTATAAAGAAATAAGACATAGAATGCATGATTCTATGTCTTATACTAGCAATTTATTATTTTTTTATATTTTGCGTTTTAAGCAATCAAATTTCTGAATAGGATTAATTATAAGCATTAATTTTTACAAAACCTTAAAATCGAATTTAAGAGGTCGTTTTTTATTTTCTAATGTATTTACATTTTGGATACTGACTACATCCCCAAAATTCACCATACTGACCTTTTCTTTTAATCAAATGTCCAATTTGACATCTAGGGCACTTATCCTCTTCAGTAATATTTTTTAAATTTCTAACATGCTCTCTAGTATTTTGATTAGTGGTTTTCATACAATCAAAAATTTTATCTCTGATAATTTTTATTTCTTCTTTATCAATAGTCACATCTTTGCATTTACTTATTGTACTTAATATCTCACTTTCATTTATAACTATAATATTATTTCCACTTATCATTACATTTTTTAGTGTAGCTTTGTCTGAAAAAACAATTATTGAATATATATTATATTTATTTCCTATTATATTTTCTATTGCTTTAATATGAGCATAGTTTTGCCTTACCGGATTATAGAATGTATTTTTAGTTTTTCCTACAATTTGAGTCCATACTTTATCTTTATCATTTCCGTAAATATATCCACTAAAATTTTTACATTCTATAACAAATATTCCATATATAGAAATCACAATACTATCAATTTGTGTAGTCTTATTTGAGCCTGGTACAATAATGTCTTTAATTATTACGTAATCTTTGCCTAATCTGCTAAGTATAAAATCTAATCTAAGCTCTCCAAGTCCACCTTTTACTTGTATCTTAGTATCCTTAATAATATTATTAACTTCTTTTACAGTTTTACTAACCTCTTCTGACATAAATACCTTTTTAAATATCTCCTTAAACATCCTCATCATCTACCTTTCGACATATATTTTAATTATAGCAGCTAATACAATATAAAGTAGATGAAATATTCGACATAAATAAAAAAGCCACCTAAATTAATAGATGACTTAATCATTTTTATGCTACTTTTTCAATGTATTTTTCATTAACAACATAAGTTTTAAACTTATGTACAACCATAATATCTTGCATGTTCTCTAGTGTCATTATAACTCTAACACATTTATTCCTAATCTCTTTTGGCAATCCTAAGTCATTTATTAAATTTACATAATCATCATATCTGTACATTTAATACTCCTCCCAAAGTTAGTCTAGGATATATTATAGTACTCTAATTCATTTTTTTCAATAGAAAATCTTAATCCTGTATAGATATTTTCTAAATGATATAAAGTATGACACTTGTCATCATAGTAATAATTGTATTTTTCTAGGATTATATATTTAGGCATTATTTTATACCAGTACTTCCAAAACCACTATTACCTCTTTCAGAGCTAGTCAATTCATCTACAACTTTTAATATAGCTCTTGGAACTTGTTGAAATACACCTTGAGCTAATTTAGTGTTCTTAGAAATTAGAATCTCAAAATTCTCTTCATTATATGTAATTATTTTAATTTCACCTCGATATCCCGAATCTATCGTACCTAGTCGCACAGTTGGATGTACTACAAAAGCTTTTCTAATTTGTTTTTTAAGTTGCTCTTTATCACATACAGTCGCATCTCTTGTAAATAACATTCCTTTTAAGCTTATACCACTTCTAGGTCTGACTTGCATTTCATATCCATATGGAATTTCTAATGCTATACCTGTAGGTATTGCTACTGTTGACTTAGCTGGAATTACTGTATCTTTCAGTGTATATAAATCTATCCCACTATCACCTTCTTTTGCATAAGATGGTACTATTGCATCTTGGTTTAATTTTTTTACTTTAATATTTATACTCATTAATTTAATCTCCCTTTTTAAAATTATTTATTAGTATTAAGTTTGTTTAAATAAGCTATCCCAAGTGCTATAGCATCATATATATCACTTGTTTTAGCCTTACAAGTCCTATCAATGTACTCTCCAATATCAATAATATTTTCTCTTACATAAATAGCTACTTCTTCTTTTTTTACTTTACCACTATTCATAAGATATTTTCTAATAGAAACTGGATACATATATTCAATTTCTATATTATTTAATTTAACAGTTCTCATTATTGCTCCTAAGAGTTTTCTTAAACTAAGAATTGTTTTAGAATTTCTTGAAGTGAATTGGTCTTCAACTAAAACTATTTGAATATTATGAGTTGTAATTATCTCTTGAATTGTATTACAGATATAGCACATTCTCTCATCTTCAGTATCGAAGTTTTCCTTTTTAGTTACTATTTTTCCATATTCTAATATTTCTTTATTACTATTTATAATTGCCCATCCAGTTGAAGATAGCGATACATCTAAGGCTAATACCATTTAATCCCTTCTTTCATATGTATTTTAACTTGCTCTACTGCATTAATTAGATTAGTGTTATTTGGTATTGCAATATAATTTTCATTATTTAGGAAATCTTTAAACTTAAGCTTATCATCTTTTAATCTTCTCTCAATTTCTTTAGGATTATCACCCCTATTAATAAGTCTCTTTCTCAATATATTTTCATCTGTATTTATAAAAAATGGTATTAACTTAGTTTTTGTTCCTATAAAATATTTTTCTAACGCCTTATATCCACTTGCATCTACTATAGCCAAAGCATATCTTTTATTCTCTAATTCAGATTTATGTATACCATATAGCCAAGTGCCGCCATCATGAACTATATATTTTCTCATTTCTATAAAATTATTTTTTTCTTTTTTAAAGAATTTATTATCTACAAAATGATAGGTTTTATTGATGATTTCTGATTGGCCACGAGGAGGTCTTGTTGTATGTGATATTAGAATTGGAATATTGAATTGCTTTGAAATTTCTGTTACTATACTGTCTTTGCCTGAACCTGAATATCCTAAAAATACAAATATTTTATTCATTTAAACACTCTCCAATCCTATTAAAATTCACATTTTATTGTGATTTAGATTTTTTAAAATCCTTGTTTTCCTTATGTTTGCAACCTTTATCATAATGAGAACATAGGGTTCTACAAAAAAACTGATTACCTTTGTCATCATTTTTGCACCAAACGCTCTCATCGTTGGAATCTAGCTGTTTTATTTGAGTAACTGTATCAACAACAAAATCAATTAATTGTTTCTCTAGTTCTTTAGTATATTTAATTTTTACTATAGCTCTTTCATAATCATTTATACTATCAATCTTATTTCTTTCAATTAATACTCCTTTTTCATTATTCATATATTTACACATATCAAAAGCTACATATTCAATTATTTTATCTGGATATTTTTCTTTAAGATACATTGCATATAAGATAAGCTGCATTGATTTTTTAGGTAGGTCTTTTTTAGAAAATTTACTACTCGATTTATAATCTATAACATAAATTTTATTACCTATTATATAATATAAGTCTATATATCCCCTCATTGTAATTCCATTAATATCAAACTCAAAATATTCTTCTATATAGTATCTATCACATTCAATTGGTACAAAATTTTCTATATAATGTAATATACATTCTAAATAATTAATTCTTGAATTTGGTGTAGGAAAATTGTAATCCATTAGATTTGCATATTCTATAACTTCATTGTATTTTTGAATAGCTTCTTGATTTGTTATTTTTCTTTGTTGTAATTGTTCTAGTAAACTATGTAATTCATTGCCATAATAACCGTAACAACTTTGTTCTCGATTTAAATTTTTTACATATGTAAGATAGTACTGAAATGGACATGTGTTAAATGCATTTAATTTACTAAAGCTGTATAGTTCCTTTTCCATTAATTCTCCCCTTTCAAAAAAATAGAGAGCTATTAATTAATAGCTCTCAACCCTCAGTTCCTTAAAAATATATATTAGATAATATTCTCTAGGATGCTATTAATTCCTCTAAATAGTTTATTAAATTCTATTTCAGTATAATAAGATGTTATTCCTGATGTGTCTTTTACAGCAAAGATTTTGCTATCTTCAGATATGCTTATTTCATTTAACATGTATTTATTGTCTAAGGTCAATGGCATGTCATTTAATTCTACTTTACTTATATAATCCTTTAATTCCAATTTATTCACCTCACTTTGCATCTTCTTCACAATAATCCCTTAAACTGTTTATAAAGTTTTCTGTAACATCAAACCCAGCTAACATCATTGAGAAAAATAGTCCTATAGAGGTTATAATATCCAGTATATATTCTTCTATGCAAGATGTACTAGAATAAAATCCAATCTCCGTATTCCTTCCAAAATATAAACTATATATTAAATTGAAAATTAGAAAAAATATAAATAAATATAATGCTCTATATTTACTATTAATTATCTTTTTCATCTTCATCATCCACCTTTTTTATTTCTTTTAATTCCCAAGAATAAATCATTCTTTCAGAAGTTTTATATTTCTTACTTGTATCTAATTTAATAAATAATTCTTTTGCTTCTTTAATTTTACCTTTACAAGTATGTTCTATTACATCTTCATCTGATTTGTATTTTATTTCTACCAAATCACCTGTATATAAAATCAAACCATTTTTTAATAGTATTTCTTGTCTGACTTCCTGTATCATACAATCATCCTTTCTTCTTTTTCTAATAATATAGATATTAAAGATTTCGATATAACATCAGCTAAATCAAGTATAAGTTCAGGGTCTGAAGTATCATATATATCATATTTATTTCTACCTATAATCCCAACTATTGAATAATCACCAACTTCTAGTAACTTCTTATCTACCCCCAAACCTGGTTTAACAGGTTTATTGCTAATTATAATTGTTCCTTTATCTGAAATTTTACTTATACAAGCATCAATGGCTATTATATTTGAATTTGGATAATTATTTTTTATTGCTTGTATTTTTTGTTCTAAATTTAAAGCATGTATTGAATCTCCTAATACTCCAAATATTTTATTTCTAATAGTAGATTTTTCTAGTATACTGCCAATCATAGGGGCTAATGAGTCAGCTAAAACTCTATCACTACCTATACATACTATTAAAGTGTCCTCATTTACAATATCCCTTAATACTTCTGATATTTTTGATATAGCATTTAGATTGTTGTAACTGATTTTTAATATGTCCATATAACACCTCTTAAATATAAAATTCTTTCATATCATCCAATCTTAAACAAGCCAATTTACCATTATCAAAACATGCTCCACAATCTATATTTATAATTCCTTCCTGTTTATATATTTCAGCCTTTTCATAATCTTTAATGTTTTGAGTTGGTGTATGACCAATAATAATTGTGTATCCTTTTATATGTTTATTAGTATTTAATATTGTTCTATCCCACACACAAATATCTTCTTCTTGTAACTCAATTATTTGCTCTATACTGAGATTCTCATAGTTATTTGGAAGGTATAGTCCAGCATGGACTAGTATAAAATTATCTATTATCTCTAAATATGGAAGGTTCTTAATATATTTATAAAAATTTTCTTTATATTCATAAGACTTCATTCCTAAATCATAAAATGTATCTTTACCTCCATTATAAAACCAAAGAAAACTACTATTTACATCTGTATAACTTTCTTGAAACATTAACTCATGATTACCTTTTAGAAGAGTTATATTCTTATACTTTCTTATATAATCTATAATCTCTAAAGACTTATCCCCTCTATCTAATACATCTCCTAAAATATACAAATGGTCATTTGAATTGAAATTGATTTGCTCTAACATTGAAATAAATTTATCATACATACCATGTAAGTCACTCATTACATATTTAATAATTACCACCTCCTATTAAAACTAACTTTTTAATGTGTTATTTATTCTGTTTAGAATATATTTCATTTAAATCACAAAGCATACTTAGAACCCTAGAAGAAGCATAAATTTCTTTTTCCAAACATATTTTTGTTTCTTCATTTATTCGGATATTATTATTTATTCTATTTAAACTTTGTATAAATTTAATTTCTGAATCTTCCATAACTTCTAATTCCTTTTTAAACTCCATATTATTTTTTCTCTTTTTTAATTTTATCAATAATGTCTTTTATTTCGTCTATTATTTTAGGAATCATACTAATTGAAACAAGCAAACATGAAAGAAATATAGTTACCATTAATATAGCAATAAATATTATTATTAATAATTCAAATACTATCATCTACAGCCTTCTTTCATAAGCAAATATATTATCATATCTTTAGATAAATTTTCTTTTGAATATGCAATTGCCTTGTCAAGTATATTCATAGTTCTATGTGGATTTATTAACGGATGATATTCATCAAATAAAACCTGTGAAAAAATATCTGAATAACCAATTTCTTTCATTTTATTTATAAATATTTTATTGTAATATTTATAAATACCTAATTTTTTGATAAGATTCCATTCCAGTTCATTGTTTATTTTAGGAAACTTGTCTTGGATATCTTGTTTTAATTCTTCAAAAGTTAATTCTCTAAAAAGTATTATTTCTTTAGCACCTATGCTACATTTTGCTCCTGGACGTATTGATGAAAAAGATTGTTCCATCTCATACTTATATTTATCCTCTCTTCTAACTAAGGCTTTTACTTTGAAAAATCTATTACTTAAATTTAAATTATAACATCTGAAAACATCTTTTAAATCTAAACACAAATGGAATCCATAGTCATATATATTTATATTTCCTCTATGTATTTCTTCAACACTATAAGTTTTATTTAGTTCATACTGAAAGTTTCTACATTTCATATCTCTATCTGTACCCTTATATCCTTCAATCCAAATCCATTCTTCACTATTTTTTTTCATTTCTGAGTCTATTTTTATTTTTTCCATTTCTAATAGCTTTCTTTTCATTTCTTTATCATATTGTATATTATCCATATCGAAGTTTGGTTGTTTGGGAGGAGGAGAAGGAGGTTCTGCCTCTGTTATTTTTACATTTCTACCATATTTTTTATTGAATATATTCAATGTAATATCACCTCACTTTATTATTTAGACGTTATTTTAATTTTATATCCTAATTCATCTTCTATTTCTTCTTTAGTCATTGACTTAGGATTACTTTCTAATTCTTCTTTTTTTTGGTAAGTGTATAAAATAATAATCAATTGGTAAGCAATTTTCTCCTTTAATCTTATGGAAGAGTTGAAAAAAACTAGTATCACTAACTGTATAAATTTCACCTTTTTTATAATTTCCTATATTATTCATACAATATAATCTATCTCCCATATGTACGTCCTTTATTGAAAAATTTATCATGCAACCTACCTCCAATTCATATTAAAATATATTACTCACTTTCTATTGATGGGTTACTATAATAATTTGCTAACATAATACACTCAATAATCCCCCTTTCTATTTCATCGTATTTAGACATATCTGGGTATATTCTACCTCCATTATTTTTCACACAAATCTCTAGTCCTAGATTATAAAATGACTCATCATTAAGGAAATTCATTAGTATTTTATTAGAATTATTCTTTTCTGTTAAGTAAATACCAATTAATTTATTTTTATCTATATATTTCTCTAAATCTTGATAATAGGCAATTCCAATTCCTGATGTATCTAACACTAGTTTATCGCAATTATGATTATTAAAAATTTTATAAATTTCAAAGATAAATTTATCAGCTATTATATCTCTATTGGATAACTCTCGAATGTGTCCATTATCAAGAATACAAATACACATATTCTTTAATAGTAAATCTATACTTATGCTCATTATTTTCATCTTATCTCTCCTCTATTTGTTATTCTGACTCATATTAAAACACATATTTTATTTAGCATCTGCTAATAAATCCCTAAACAATAAAGATTTTCTCATAAAATTAATTTCTTTACTTTTTTATTGTTTAACAAAGTTCTCTATATTAATTCTGTTTTTTAATAGTTTTTCAAATATTGTCTTTCCTTTATCGCTAGGACTATCTTTGTAACCCAATAAATTATATTTATCCCATATTACACTTATATTCACTACATCTTTAATATCTTGAACTAATTTATATATCTTATCTCTCCATATAACATATTCTTCATCATCTTTAACTTTAAATTGTCTATCAAAAGCTATGATTAATTCTTCAATACCTAAATCTATTAATATCTTTTTTTGCTCTCTACTAAAATTACTCCCACATATAGCTACAGAGGGATTATTTTTATACATAGTAGCCATTTGTAACACCGATTTTTCACCTTCAAATACAATAACTTTTTTAGAATTTTTGATAGATTTTTTATTTACATTTAATCCATATAGATTAAGACTTAATCTATGATTATAGCACCTATTGTCGTACCATAATGGAATATATTTGCCAAAACTTTTAGCCTTATCTTCATCTAAGTTTCTAACTCTAATACCAACAGGCCTAGCTCTATCATGCCAACAGAAATGTGGAATTACTATTTGATTTTCATATAGATTATAATATACTTGATATGTTTTAAGGACTTCAAAAGATATGTTTTCATTTTCCCACTCTTCAATTGGGACTTGCTGAAAAGTTTTATATACATATGGCTTTTTAGGGGTAGGAAGTAATTCTATTTGTATATCTTTAATATCATGTATCTGTTCTACTTTTTTCTTTATTCTAAATCCTTTTCTTAGCATTGGTTGATTTGAAATACCAAAGAAATCTTTTATTTCATTAATAGCATCTTTAAACTCATATTTATTTATGTGTATTAATAAATCTATTAAGCTACCTATATGGCCACAAGAACTATAGCAATGAAACGTTTTGCTTTCTGTATAATAAAATAATTTGTATGAATCACCATTATGACATAAACAAGTATTGAATATTAACTGTCTATCATTGCTTTTAGGAGATAAGTCCGAACCTAAATATTCCATAAAATTTATCACCTGTTCATTAGTCAAATCCTTTATTTCCATAGTCATCACCTAGTATGACAATTGTCCTCTGTAGACCTTCTCACACCTTCCTATCTCTTCTAATCTACCAGTCTTACCATAAAATCTTAGTAAAATTACATCTCCATCTTGACCTCTTCTTGACTTATTTAAAAATAATAATCTATATTCTTTTTGCAAATCTTTTGCATCAAACTGGATATATTCTCTTTCAGTAGTCTTTTTTAATTTATTATATTTTAATTTATATGGTTTTAAAAAGAATTTCTTGTTAGTAGAATCTAATTCTAACTCATTTACTACTTTTCTCATAAGTTTTAATAAACCACATACATTTTTGACAGCTTTCGCTTCTGACAAATCTCCTGCCGAAAGATATGAGCTTTTATTTTCTTGAGCTGTAAGTAATTGCATAGATAACATAGTTATTACATTATATTTGTTCCCAAAACTATCGAGTAATTTAGAATTTTCAATTAATTTTCCTGTATAATGTGCATCTGACGAATCTTCTGATTTAAATGTATCCACTGCTATTCCAGTAAATCCCTGATGTGTAACAAGTTCTTTACTTTTCCTTAGTATTTCAGATATTTCAAATTCTTCCATATAGATAAATTTTAGATTCTCTGCAAAACATCTATCTCTTAAAAATTTTTCTATTTTTTCCATTAAGTCTTCTTCAAAGTCTGTAAAATCTCCATTATCTATTTTATTTCTATCTAAATCATGATAATTAAATATGTTATATGCTATAAACGATACTAACATACTCTTAAAATATTGAGATTTTTGTTCATTCGCAAATATGACTATCTTCTCTCCTCTATATATCATAGCTAATATGTAATTAAAAAATAGTAAAGTAGTTTTTCCTATGCCTGAAAACCCTGCTATTATATTTATACCACCACCCTTACCAATCCCATTAGTCCTATTTGATAATATTGGTAAGCTATATATATACTTAGATTCTTCATTATTACTCAATCCTATTTCTTTTTCAGTGTATTCAAATATAATATTATAAGGTGTTCCTGCTTCAGTTTTTTGCTTTAATTTTTCTCTATCATCTTTAGTAAGTAAAAGATTTTCAACTTTCATATTATTTTTTATAGAATTTACACTACATGAAGATATTAACCCCTCATAAAATTCTTCCACTTCTCTACATTTCATAGATTGAAATATTTCAAATGGAATAAATTTTAACCCATTATGCTCCATTTCTTTTATTACATTAAAACCTCTTTTATCTAAAGCAATTAGTAAATTATTCTTAGCTAAATCATCAATATATGCTGCTATATTAGTTTCTTTTCCATACTCCATAGCAGATGATAAGCTATTCCAACCACCATATCTTTCATATTCAGATTTGAGTTTATTTGAAGATACAAATTTAGCTACACTTATTTCATCAAGCTCGTTATGTGTTTTAGACATTATTCTTCCTAACGAGAAAAAGAATTTTACCTTATCTATTATAAAGTCACTTTCGCTAATTTTATATTCACTAAAAAGAGTTAATGATTTTAACATTGTGCCTAAAACCAATGTTTCTATAATACCCCTATCCTCTATTATTTTTTCATAACTACTCGTCTTGATACACTCCTTTCACTTTGTCAAATAAACTTTGTCTTTTATTATAAATTACTTTTTTAGGAGCAATTATTTCATAATATTCTTCACTTTTCTCTACTTCTTTGTATATCCTTTCATTTTCTTTTTCATATTTCATTTGCTTGTTTTTAATTGTTATATCTCTAATACTTCCTTTCAATATTGTAAACACATAACATAATTTAGGATATTCTTCTTCTATATCTTTTCTATAGTTAAGTAATTCTATAACTTCATCTTTCTTCTCAATGATGCAATCATATAATTCTTCTCTCGTATAACCACCTTTTATTATCTCTTGTAACATCTTATTTTTTTGATTATTTATAACTGTATATCCCATAATATAATCTATTCCAAGTTGACATTGTTTCCAGAAATATATATCCTGTTGCTCTTTTCTATATTCCTGTTCATTGCAATAATATCTATTCTGCTTATTTCCCCCAGATGTAATATGCTCTACTTTATAAGCATCATTTGTATTTAATTTCTTTTTACAAAACCTACACTTACAATTCAAGATTTCCCCTCCTTATGTTATGTATTTATTGCTACCTCATTTAAGAGGTAGCAATTTTATTTACACTCTACTTTTCTTAATAGTTGAATTTTCTTCCTCTGATTTACCCTTTGATTTGTTTGTTAAAGAATTTCCATCATCGTCTTCCTCGAATGATAATGCTAATACTGATTGAACTGCATATCTTCTCAAATAAGTTTCCAATGCTCCTCTAGCTTGTATATCATTAGTTTTAGCTGGTTTAAATGGTGCAGAATTTGACTCTATGTATTCGCCTGATGAATGCTTTAGTTTAGTTTTTATATATACTTTATCATTACCTGCATCTTCTGCTGATTGCATTAGTATTAAATCATGTTTTGCTAATAATGGATTTACTGCTTTAAGAATTGTATCAAGGTTTGCATATTTAGACCTGAAAAATGGGTTTGTATTATCCTTTGGAATTGATTCTATATCTAAATGAAAGGCTATTAATGCTTTTGTTATCTCAATTTGACTATCACTCTCTTTTAATCCGTCTATTCTATCTGAATATAAATTTGATATATACGTCTTTATTTCCTCATTTACCACTTTCTTGAAACCATCATTCATTGTTTTTTCTTTAACTTCCATTCACATCTCTCCTTTTTAATAGATTATTTAATTTATAATTTAAAATGGTACATCATCATCACTTATCTCAATTGTCTTACCATTTTTATCAATATCTCTTTGTTTTTCTTTTTCATCTTTTTCTTTTATTTTTTCTCTCATTGCCTCTATATTCTTATCTGTGAAAGGATAATTTTTATCACTAAATATTTTGTCTCCATCTTTCAAAGGTTCATCGCCACCTTCTATTTCTAAAAATGTAAAAGCACTTTTTTTAATTCTTGAACCAAATCCTGCTGATTTACTAACAACCATAGATTTTACTGTACCTTCAAGAAGGCCAACATCTCCTATTTTATATAAACTTTTAAATCCTTCTATCATATCTTCATTATGTATTCTAAATGTCATATTACAACCTTGCTTACCATATTTATTAATTAAACCCTTAATCTCTAAATACTTACCTAAATCATCTTCTTTTTCTTCTATATTTTCAATTAATGTATATACTCTCCAGACCTGACTCGCTTTTATTGACTTTACTACTTCGCCTTTGTCATCAATAGGATTACCTTTGTCATCATATTTTTCTCTATTGCAAAAAGTTCCTGATATTTGGAATCGCTCTTTCTTTTCACCATCTTTATAATATAAGTTATTGTCTAATGAACAAACACATCTAACAATATCACCTTTTCCATCTTCTGCTCTAGTTTTTATTTCATTAGCTATTGTCTCTATTCCTAAAAACATTTGATTTGGTGAACCATCTGACTTAAACATTGATGTAAAGTAATCTACATTTACCGATTCGTTTGGTGCTGTTTCAACCTTTAAGGTAAATCTTATAGCTTCTTGGCCAGTTCCTTGATTCATTCTAGCTATATTTAAAATGTCTAAAACTTCTCCTGATACAAATACTTGATTATAATTTATTCTTTTTTCTGCCATACCCACTTCTCCTTTATATTTAAAATTTAATTGCTAACAAAACTATTACATCATTAATTCTTTATATTTTGGTAGTGTTTTAAAAAAGTCACACAGAATTCTCCATTCCTCCATTTTATGATTTTCTCTTTGATTTATCATAGATTTTATTTGTAGATAATTTAATGTAACTCTTGCAGTTAGCATCAATCCTGATGGGCAATTTGATATTATGATTTTCCAAAGAGTTTCTTTTGTGACTTCAACTTTTTCTCCATTTCTAAGAATAATATTATTAGAATTATTCAATTTCAATTCTTCAAAGTTATTGTACTCATGAATTAATTCATTTAGAAAATTTATTGTATTTTTATCAACATATTTATTACACATATCATCAAGATTAAATTTAGATAATCTATGCATTTTACTTTGACTAGACACATAATCATTATGATGATATCTGTCCCATTGTCTCCACATATATTCTGACCATTGTAAATCCATTTGAATGATAATTCCTTTAGAAAAGCAATCATGACCTGAACCTTGTTTTGATTTGCCTAATTGATTTGCTCTTTTTAAATCTTTTTCTGAAATGTTTATTTTTTTCATATCTATTACCTGTTGTTCATACATCGGATAACCACTTGCAATTATGCTTTCTTTAATTCCATAAACATACACATTTGACACATCAATAATTCCTGGTATTTTTATTCCATTTACATTCAATTTATCAACTCCTAACCTTCAACTATAATATATCCTTCTTTATAATGTCTTCCCATGTTGTTTACTCTCTTATAATATTTATAATCACTCTCCCCCTCTAATTTTGGTACAAATACATCTATAGCATTAGAATTACCAAAATATTTATTAGAACCTCTATCTTTAACCACCTTTAAATTTCCATCAACTAATATTTTAGTTCCGAATTTAAGATGATTATTGGCCACAAACCCATATTGTAATTTTTCTCCTGTAGCTGTAATAGCTCCATATTTACTATTTTCACAGTTTAAAGAAGTATAGTAACTTACTTCCCATGTTACAGGAATCAATTTTTCTATTTTTATTCCTAACCCCTTTTCTAAATTAATTCTCTTGATTTCTAATTTATATTCAGAACTGTTTTTGTGTTGCTCCCACTCATATTTATACATTAAGTTAATATTTTTAGCTGTATCTGCTACAATATTTTTATCCATCCTGCTAGTACTCATTTCTTTAGTATTAGCAAATATATGTATGCTACTACCCATTACTAAAACACTTGTTACTAATATATTTCTCCACCTCATAAAGACCTCCAATCATATTAAAATTATCATTTTAAATACTTATTTATTCTGCAAGAGCATCATCCAATTCTTCACTAGACGGTTCTTTTCCTTCTCCATTCCATTCAAAAGCATCCTCTAAATATGTATTTGGATTATAACAACAATAATCACAATCAGTATTCTTATTTTCACATATATCTTTAAGTTTACAAGTCATTTTTAGACCTCCTAAATTTATTTATTATTTATTTCATCTAATACTAAATTCACCTGTTTCTTTGCTTTTTTAACTTCAATTCTTGCTAGACATAACTTAATACCTTTATTGTATTCAAACTCATCTGAATCATGGCAAGTAGCTGATGCTTTAAAATCTCCCATTCTAACTTCTACTTTCTTTCCATTTGTTCTATATGTGCAAGTTTTATTTGTTCCAAATACAGTCGCAGTTCTCCATTCGCTCCAAATATGTTCTTTTTTCTTAGTCTCTATTGCAACTTCAAAATATTTTTTTAATTCACTATAATTCATGAATCCCATCCCATAATTTGTTTTGAAATGTATAGCTCCATTGTTTCCCACAGATGTAATAACAAATATATCTCCTATTTTTAACATCTCAAAACCTTGTATTTCTTTCATTAATCTTATTTTAGTTCCTTCTATTAACATATTTTCTTCATCCTTTCTATTCTATTATTATATTTATCAATTGCTTCTTGCTCTCTTTCATTGACATCTCTATTATATTTACCTTTAGCTTGGACTATTTTGCCATTTCTAACTTCAATTGTTACTAAACTTTTACTTAGATTATCCTTTTTTCTCATAAATAATATATGACATTTTCCATCTATAACATTTTGAATATAACTACTTACACAATTATTTTGTTGTACTGCTTCATCTTTAATTTCATTTGTATTTTTAGGGTATATAAATTTATAATCTTGATATGAATATTCTAGTGACTTGTCTATTCTTTTATTAAATACTTCTTCTTCAAATTGAGTTTTAAGACGATTATAATTTCGAGATGCTATTTTATGAGTTGTTAAGAAATGTCTTGGATATTTTTCATATTTATCACTTATTACACTCATCATAACAACATAGTCATATAATTCGTTTAGAGTGCTTTCAAGCCCATTTAATGCTTCATATGTCATCAGATTATCTATATAATTTATAAGTGATTGAGGTTTATATTTATATATGTCTATTAACCTATCAAATATCATTCTATCATAACCAGAATCAAGAATTGAAATTAAATTAGTTTTTCTTATTGAATTCAATTCTAAACTTAATAAATTATTATACAAATTTGGGTTTTTACTATACCCTTGTATCAATCGGTCACTCAAAGTAATACTATAATTCCTACAGATAGAAATAAGACCTTTAGGTATACTCTTAATATCACAATGTATCGGATAAATTATTTTTTTTAATCCTGCTGAGAATAATTGTTCATACTCAGAATAATTATTTATTTCATTTAAAAAACTTCCTATATTTCTTATTCTTTCAACCCTCCTTCCCCAAGCTCTGCTACTCTTACTTCTATTTACTCTTCCATCTACAAAATTTAAAAAACACTTATAATTTTCATCTTCAAAAGAATTTATTACCTCATGTAAATTATATCCTCTAAGTTGAGTACACACATCTTTTACAATCCTTCCAGATTTACCAACGTATTCTCCTGTTGCCAAATTATACTTTACATTCTTCCCATCTTCAAATTCAAATACTAAAAACTGTTTTTCTTTATAAGATTTCAAATATTAATCACTACCTCCTTTTTACCTTCTATGTTCTTGTTATATTCATAGTATATCATATACCTTCTATGTTCTCAATAGTTTTTTTTAATATTTTTAGAATTTATATATTTTTCTTTTAGTCCTTTATTATTTCTTATATATACAATATCGCTTATATGTTTTATATATTGTACATCATTAGATATTCTCATCAAACTTGTAAGAAAATAAATAGAATAACTTTTAGGAAGCCTTCTCTTAATAACTAAATCTATAGCTGTTTTAGCAGCATTATAACTTTTTAAGTGAGTGTGGCCTTCTTTAAACTCTTTATTTGTATTATAAACTATATATCCAGATTTTGATTTGATAATAATGTATTCTTTTTTCTCATAAATTTTATTTACACTCATTATATATCCTCTATTTTTTGAAGAACCATTTCTAATTCACTTGGTTTTTCACCTAATATTTCTTTTTTTTTACAAGTTGCTACAATTTCTTTTCTTACACATTCCCACTCATTAAGAATTTCTTCATACTCTTCATTTTCTTGTTTTAAAAAAGCATTTTCCTCTTTTAATTCATCGATTCTCATACTTAGGTCTTTTTTTTCTTCCAATAAGCTATAATATCTTTGTTCATCTATAAGTATTGAAATCACTACCTTTCACCAACTTCGTATATGCCATTTTAAGAAATCAATGTATAAATACAAGCAGACTCTTATGTAAACTCTTAGAAACGCATATACGAGGTCATATTCTTAATTTTCTATTTTCCAATATTCTTGTATCCACCATTCTGTTTCTGTATTGCTCCTAATCCATTTTCCATCTACTTTTTTACTTTTAGCTTTTTCTTTAATTGATTTTAAATAAACTAAATCATAAACATCAATTTTATTATCCTCAAAAATAGGTTTACTTACTTTGAAAATCTTTATATTTCCTGAACTTATATTATACAATGTGACTTTAGGAGAATATTTAGTATCTATATCTATTACTAAACAATACCTTGGATTTGAATTGCTATCTTTTATGTTACATGAACCCACAAACTCAAAATGAGCTTGTATTTTTTCATTGGTTGGTATATCTGTATTTTCAATTTGACTTTCAAGATAAGAACATAATTCTTTTGTATCAACTTCTTTAAATATTTTTTCTGTTTCTTTATTAGAGTATTTTCTCATGGTATTTATATCGCATGGTAAATTATCTCTTTTAAATTGTTTTTTACTATAGATTGAGTTATAGATATCATAAGTCTCTAAAAGTTTGTTGGACTTTCCAAATTCCTCAAAGAAATCTAGCTTAATCAGTATAGATAATTGTTTAGAGTTTATATGCCCCTGCAAATCTATTAATAGCTCTAAAAATGAATCATATTTATTATCTTTAAGAGAATATAGATACTCTCCTATATCAGAATTTAAAAATTTAATAGATTCAATGCCCTTGTAAATACTATTTGTGTCTCTATTAAAGAAGTATTCAGATTTTGAAAATCTAAATTTAGGATTTTCTAATTTAATACTAAAATACTCTATTTCATCTGTTAATTTTCTTGTTCTCTCTGTATCTTCATTATATAAATTGAATGCTACAGTATAATATTCCAATGGATAATGTGACTTAAGGTATGCACAGTATAAGCTGTCATATGCATATGAAAGACTATGTGAAGCATTAAAGGAATATGAGGCAGCATCGTTTACAACTTGCCATGTATCTTCAAAATTATTTTCAGTTCCGACTTTTTTAATCCAGTTATTTTTTAGTTTGATATGCAATTCTTTCAACTCTTTTTCCTTAAATCTCTTTTTTTTAATCTTATTTATAATATCATAACTCTCAGATTCCTCTATTCCTAACCATATTAAATATTTCATTATTGATTCTTGATACATAAGATAATGATAACTATCTTCTAATAATATATCTAGTTCTTTAACGTTAGTTGTATATGACTCTCTGTTAATAAAATTGTCTAATAAAGATGCAAATCCTGGTCTGATACTAGCTACAAATGCACTTGTTTCCGCCACACTAGATATTTTGTATTTAGATGCCAGGTTTGTAGCATAGTCTGAATCTACCTGATTTATAGTGCAAGTTAATTTGTCCTTATATATGTCATAGGTTTTAGCATCTAATAAGATGTTTAGTTCTTCAATTGTAGGAATACTAATATTTGCTAATTCACAAATTTTTCTTATTAATGACCATACTTTCACTGTTAAATAATCATTTTTTAAATATTTATACTTATCACAATAATATCCATCTATATTACAACATACCCCATCCTTAGTTTTTAATAATCCTACTTCTTCATCAATTGGTCTATCATATATAAGCATAGAGCATGGTGAGAAAGAAACACTTTCTACTACTCCTACAAATACCTTTGATTCCTTTATTACATCTTTCCAAAAAACATCATTTGTGTATTTATCTAAGTTTTTAGCTACTTCATCATACTCAGATAGTTTCATATCATTTGCTTTACACCATAGCCTAAAAGCTGAAGCATCTTGTAATGGCTTATAACTTATCATCCATGCACAATTTTCTTCTCCTAATAAATCTCTAGTTGATTGTATAAATGGTTCAGCATCTTCAGCATTTAAATCTATATCTGGCAAAGATTTTGCTGATAGTATTCTTTCAACACTCATAAATCTAGTAGGGAATAATGGTACTGGAGCATTTAATCTATCTATTTCAGTAAGCCCTAAAAGATTAGTTATTATAAATGAAGGTGCTGAACCTCTCCCTGTTTTAGTAAGAAGACCATTATATTCTTGTTTTGCTCTTTGAACTATTTTATAATCTATAATAAAGTAATCCTCCATATGAGTTTTCTCTATAATATCAAATTCATACCTTATAGCATCTAAGTATTCATTCCATCTATTTTTAGGTATATTTTTTCTTTTCTCTAACCATTCTTTATTTAATATTTCTTTCAGTTCTTTATTTGGATTTTTAGATATTGATGGTAATTTTATATCATCATTTATTAAGGTGATTTCTTCACACTCATCAAATATTAGAGTATTTTTTAATGCTCTTTCAACTTCTTGCTTTGTTAATACATTTTGTTTTTCATATCTTTTAAATATATCCTCTGAATTTGGATAATCTAAAATAAAACCGTCTTCTTCAGGATAATTTATACCTTTAGCTTTAAGAAATTTAGTTCTATATTTTGATTCTTCTGGATAAATATAATGACTGTCATTGGCGTGTATTATATCTATATTATATTTGTTGCTTAATTCTAAAACATCCTTATTGTGCAAAGCTTGAGTTTTATGAGGATGAGATTGTACTTCAAGAAAGAAATTATTTTTAAAATAATTCTTTAGTTTTAGTATTAATTCTTCTCTATTCTCAAGTTTTAATATTCCAGCTACACATGCAGTAGTAATAACTACATCCCCTGGTTTAAATATCTCAAATAATATTTTTTCATCTATTCTTGGTTTATAGTAATATCCATTTTTATTAGCTAAACTTAAAGCTTTATTTATTTGCTTGTAACCATCATTATTTTTAGCGATTACTATTAAATGATAATTTCCTCTATCTTTCTCATTTATATCATTTACATAGTAAAATTCTGCTCCAATAATCATTTTTAATTTATATTCATCACATAAAGTTTTTGCCTCATATACATTTCCTTGATATCCATGTTCTGTCGTAAAATATGTATTTTGACCTAGTTTTATTGCTCTATCTATATATTGTTGTGGTTTAGTAATTACATCTAACGACCTTATATTTGAATAAATTTTATGACTATGATAATTATTATATCTCAACTCATCACCTCAACTTAAAAAACAAATTTTAATTATTAATATTCTTTTCAAATAATTCTATTTTTAAAAAGTCATTACATTTTATAACATCCATGCCATTAAATTTAGTAATATATCCTCTTGTTTTATCCTCTATATATTGGATATTAAGAAGGCTATAGTAACCTTCCCACAAAATAAGAGAATTAGGATATCTTCCTGTTCTGGCAGCATACTCACATCTTCTTCTATTTATTTCCATCTCTAATAAACTTTACACCTCTATTTCATTGACTTATTAATACTTTTAACTGAGAAAATTTTGGATTATACCCCTTCTGCCATACAAAATGAGCATATTCTATGCTATCTGTCTTTCCATCATCTGTAAAACTCATTCTTCTATTGTGAACAAATATGTATTTAGGCATATTATTTCCCCACAGCCTTTGTCTTACTTTTCCTCCAAGATAATTTAATCTTAGCAGCATAATAACGAAACCACCTTCTCTTACATCATTTAAAGCTTTATTAATTATATCCAAGCTTAAATTAAAGGGAGGATTAGTAATAATTACATCGTATTTTTCTTTTGGCTGAAACTTTAAATAATCTTGCTTTATATTTGCTCTTGAATCATCTCTTATATCTACTGTATCTATTGAAATTTCTTGATTTGAAAATTCTTGGATTGCAGTTGGATAGCTCATTGGATTTGTATTATCTCCACCTGCACATGGGTCTAATATTTTTATATTTGAATTGAGTATATTTTCATATCTACTGAACTCAGTTAAAAACTCTTTGATTTTAGTAATTGGAGTTCTATAATAATCACTTATATGGAAACTTCTAGCATCACTTCTATTTGTACTACTTATAAATATCTTCCCCTTTTTTTTAACAAATATAAATATCTCCTACTTAAGTATTATTTCTCCCTTAAATTTAATATTTCTAACCATTCCAGTTTTTTCTAAATTAAAACTTAAGTCTTTGATTTCAATTCCTTTATTCTCATAGTGTTGTTTAATAATATCCATTGCTTCTTCAATTGATATTGTTATTTTCATCTTTTAATCTCCTTAAAATAATACTTTTAATCTAAATTATTATTAATTAATAATAATGCTAAAGCACAAAATCCATTAAGTATCATTCCATCAGTACTTCCCCATAAATAATTACCTATCATACAGACTAAATTAACAATTGCAGCAATATTTAAAATCAAATTAATACTCCTTTCTTTTATTCTTTTTTGTCAATATATATACTACTTGATGGTATAAGAATCCAGATTAGCAACCATGCTAAGGTATTGATTGGATATGTTGTATCTAAGAATTGAAATTGTGGGAAGTTTAAAATATCTACTACCCAAATTATTATAAGAATTGTTTTTAAGACTTTAAACATTTAACTCTCCTTTATTTATTAGATGAATTTTCTTCTATTACTACATGAGCATTACATATAATCACCCTTTTACCATCAAAATCTAGTGTTATAGTACCACCATCTCCATCTTTAACTCTCATGCTTTTACTTGTATATGTTTTTAATACCTCGCCATTATCTGAATATACATTTACAGTTCTATTAAGCCCTGATACATCACTTTCAGCATCTTTCATTGAGCTTTGTATCCCTGTACATCCAGACATTCCTATTAACATTGTTCCTAATACCCCTATTAATAAAAATCTTTTCAATATAATTTCACTCCTTTATTTTTAATTGAATTGTAAATAAGAATATATATTTAGAATTTTTGAATTGGTTAAATGAATTTCTTAGAATTGAAATTTTGATTAATCATTTACAACATTATATTTATCATCTTCTCTCCATCCAAAATTATATGGTTTTATAATATTACATATTATATCTTTGCATAAACACATATAGTCTTCAATACTATCTTCAGAGTCACTATCTTGTATATTTATTAATGTATCACAGCCACTACAGCTTCCATAACCAACATATGTCATAAGATATTCATATTCATTAGGTTGGTATGTTTTTTTAGGTATTAAATATAATAAAGTACCTTGATAATGTCCATTATCTATTTCACTTATATTGTCGACATCCCACTCATCATCTTCATTTATATTGTCATTCAAAATATGTTTTACAGATAATTTAACCAAATCTTCATAGCTACAGTAACTATCACGATTAATGAAATCAGACTCTAACAATGCTTTATGTAATCTTGTTTTATTTTTTATCCACTTTTCTTTACAATATTTTATCATTTAGCTCTCCTTTAAATATTATTTAGATTTTCTATTTGAATTGTTGCAGTAGCACAATCTATACGTTGCCCAAGAATGGATGTTAAGCAACAATCTATATCATCTACTACTATTTTTATATGAGGGTCTATTTTTAAAGATATTCCATTTATGGCTTTTGTATCATATATTTTACTTCCATTAAACATGTATTCTTTAAATGTTCTTGGGTTTATTATATTTAAATTCATTGTTTTTGCTAAACTAATTATGTAATTTTTATTAGCAATAGAATGACATAATATAAGTGCATTATTTTTATAAGCATACTTTATTAATGCAGTAGTTTTCCCACTACTTCTGTTTCCATCTATTAATTTCATAATTATTTTTTCTCCCATTAAAATATTTATTTTATTTTAATTTTTTCTTTTAAATTTTCAAGTATTCCATCAAAACAATTATCATGTTCACTACAAATATTATATACACAATATGGACAACGATTGTCTAAATTTTCATCAATATATCGTGCATATCTTTCTAATATTTCTGTAGTATAATCTTTATCTTCCAATCTTAAGTAGTTTATGAATTCTTCCATTATGTATTCTTCATTAATGTACTTACTATATACTCTATCTTTTTCTTTTTGAATGTTTTTAAAAAGCCTATAATCTTCAGTATCTATTTCTCCATTTTTTATTTTTCCCATCTTATAATTCTCTTTCAAATTTTCTAATTACATCAATTCTTTTCTGTAACTTTTCATTATTAAATTCGTCATCCTCCATCATATACTCTAAATTATCAAGTAAGTAATTCACTGCTGTTATATAGTTTTTAATTCCTTTATTCATTTTAAATATCTCCTTTTAATAATTTTCTAGTAAAAATCTTTCTATCATAGAAATAATATCATGTATTTCTTTATAATCTGCATTTATTAACTTGTAATCAAATAACTTCTCAACAACTATTTTTTTTACCTTCATATCTATAAGGTCTATCATATATTTCTAACTCTATTTGTTTATTTTCTTCTATGTAATATATGGAAAAACAAACATTTCCCCATATATTAAATACTATTCCACCTACTGCTCTCATCACTGGTTCTTCAATTTTAGACCAAAGATTCATATTTATCCCCTATTAAAAGTATCATTTTATTTAATTATTATTTGCATTATCCATGACTTCTTGTACAGACTTTTCCATATCATAATCATATACATCACCATTTTTATATCTAACATCTACTATATGACCAGGAATACAATTAAAATCTTTTATATCTTTAGAAACTTGTTTACCACAATATGGACAATAGTTTATATGTACTGATTCTGAACATGGAGCAACTATTATTTTTCTAATATTTTTGTAGTAGTCAATATTAACATATATATTTCCTCTACTTTTATATCCGTTTAGTTTGAAATATTCATAACATCCATCATAGCAATTATTACAATTATCTTCTGCTATAATTTCACATGTATTATCTTCTAATAATCTACTTCTTGAGGTTAAAAGTATATCTTTTGTATTATCAATTATACTTTCACAAAACTTACACATATTCAATTTACCTTTCTTGTAAAGTATTATTTTTATTTGTTTATACTCATATAATTGCCTTCAGGTTGTCTAAGTCAATTCCATTTAATTCACAATCGTATGCAAATACAACACTTAGCTTACTATTAGGTGAAATAATATACGCTTTCATAGAACACTCAACTCTAGATTTGGAATATTTAAACCTTTGAAATGTCATATCTGTATTGATAAGTATACTTACAACTTCTCTTATGTACTCTATATTTAAATTATACAATTCTATTATTGGTGATAAATGTGGAAACTCATTATATAATTCATAATTGAATTTATCTATCATCATTATTACACCTCATAAATTATTAGTTTCATCTTACATATCATAGTTATTAAATCTAAATTGTATTTAATCATGTTGTTTTCAAATTTCATATATACCTCCATTTAAAATTAAGATTTTATTGTATTTCATTATAATAAATTAATTCTGGATTACGACATTCTTCATATCGACTATATCCTAAAAATTCATCGTCTTCACAATGTATTTGTATATATGGTTTTATCCAATTTAAAAATTTATTTATTTCATCATCATAATTTTTTAAGTTACTTCTAATAGTTAAATAATATGTTTTTGCTATATCGTCATACTCAAACATCGTATTGCTCCTACCTGAGAAAGAATAACTATCCATTATAAATAACCATCTCCATCTACGACATTCAAAGAATGGGTGAGGTGGTGTAATATCATATCTATCTTCTCCTTCTATCATGTTATTTAATATATTAATAACTTCTTTTGGCGTATCCTTTTTTAATTCAATCGCACATACAAATTCTGTATACATTCCCATTAGTATTTCCTCCTAAATTCATCTATTAAATTTTTCATTTTAATTACTTTTAAAATTATAAACTGGTTTTAACACCTCCATTATCTCAATAGTATCTCCTATATTGTTTAATATGTCCTCTATAGGTTTGTATGCTTGTGGTGCTTCATCTAGTGTTGATTGACCTACACAAGTTGTAAATATTTCTTTCATAGATTCTTCAAATTCATCTAAAGATATTTTTTCTTTAGCTTTTCCTCTTGATAAAATTCTTCCTGCTCCATGTGGTGCTGAATAATTCCACTCAGAATTACCTTTACCTTTTCCTAATATAATCCCATCTCTCATGTTTACTGGAATTATTACTGTTTCATCTTTATTTGCAGAAATTGCTCCTTTTCTAAGTATTTTACTATCCATATCTATATAGTTATGAATACATTCTATAACATCACATTTAATATCTCTTATAAAATGGTCATAATTTACATCTAGGCTGTTATATTTAAACAATATATCCGCAATTATAACCATTCTATTTGCAGCAGCGTATTTTTGAGCTATACTCATATCATGTAAATAATCTTCCATTAAATCATTTTCTAAATAACATAAATCATCATGTGGCTTATTCAATTTTCTATCACTAAGGTCTTTCAAATATTTATTTATCAAATGTTCTTTATTGTCTTTTTTTAGAGTAGATATTAAAAACTCTTTTGCATCATCATATGACTTTTTATATTTTTCAATACAATATTTTATAGCTTTGTCTTGGTAATAATCAGCTATTTGTTTTCCTAAATTTCTTGAACCTGTATGAACAGTAAGATACATTTGACCTTTTTCACTTTTATCAACTTCTATAAAGTGATTGCCTCCACCTAAAGTTCCTAACGACATATATGCTCTATTTTTATTCACCTCGCATCTAAGATTATTTATGTCTATATTAAATAAATTCTTTAATAGTTTTTCTCTTGACTTATTATGTATTTTAAATCCATGAGGAATATAATCTCTTATAATCTTATCTAATTTTGTATAATTTATATTATTAATATATTTTTCTAATGGAATAGTAGCCATTCCACAACCTATATCCACCCCTACCAGATTTGGTACTACTTTATCACTTATAGTCATTGTTGTTCCTATTGTACATCCTTTACCAGCATGACAATCAGGCATAATTCTTATACTGGATTCTTTAAATTCCTTTTGATTACATAAATTTATTATTTGTCCTATTGTTATCGAATCTACATTCTCTGTAAATATTTTAGCTTTGTTATATTTCCCTTGAACTTCCATTTGTTATTCTCCTTTTAAAACCTGTATTTTAACTTGTTATTTATTATCCCTCTATTAAATCCTGTACGTCTACAGTCACCGAACCTTTTCTTTCGAGTTTTATAAATTTTTCCATTAGTATTTCAGGAAGTCTATTCTCCCCATACTCTTCTTTTATTTTATCTTTTATTAAATTTATAATATATTCCTCCATTTCTTTATCTGTCATATTAAGATATTTATCCAGGTCATAAATGACGAGTTGTTCTATATCTCTTCGATAATGGCATAGTATATCTTTTAAAAATATTTTTTTTATTATCTTAATTCTTTTTTCATAAATCAATAATTCTAAATTAAAATATGTTCTTTTTTCTTTGATTCTTATTTCATATTCAAAAATTCTTTCTAATGGTTTTATTGATTCGTTATTTTTTATATATTTTGACTTTATTAATTTCTTAAAAGAGTTAATTATATTTGCTCATCTCCTTCCATTTTAAGTTTTATATTCCATACATATTAAAACTAAATTCTACCCCTTCATCATCCTCAAATTCTTCATTGAAGACTTCTTCTACTGTTTTATCCTTAGAGATAACTATATGTAAATAACCTCGTTTACTAATAAAAGAAGTTTGATAAAGATTATCTAAACCCAAGAAATCCCCTTCTTGTTTATAAGGTACATATATATCCTCCACACTTCCGTTTTCGTATTCTATCTTTACATTTGTAATATCCTTATAATCATGCAATCTTTGAATTTCATCAACACGTTTATGTATTTGTATATGTAAATAATCTGCCTTCTTGCATTTACCTATATAACTCAAAGCAAATCCTCCAATAATTTCATGTATATTATCTAAATAAAAACCTCCTACATCTCCAATACCCAACTCTACATTCTCTAAGTTATCTAATCCTAAAATTATTTTCTTTATTTTCATAACTCATTCCTCCATTAATTAAACTCTTAAAAATTATTGATGACATCACACTTAGAGCATTTCCATCGTTTCTTTAATTTATAATTATCAAAATAAGAATTAAAATATCCTACAAATTCTTGAAATTCTATCCTTTCACATTGATAACACCATACTTTTACTACATCACCTTTAGAATACATTTATTGTCTTTCTCCTTAATATAATCTCAATCTTTTAATTGTAGATGGTATTTCATCCTCATTAAATATTCCTAAGTTAACACATGTTATGCTATTTTTAGGAATTTCTGTTAATCCTCTATCCACTATAGTTAAATAACCTTTTTCTTTAAATTTTAATAATTGTGCCTCTTTAGCTTTTAATATACATATTGTATCCCCATTATTCTTAAATGACGTTAAATCACATTTTAAATCTATTAATTCATGTGCTATTATTTCTGTTTCATAAGAGCAAGAAACAGTGTCTAAAATTTTGTTATACAAATAATCATAAACTGCATGTGCAACTTGTGCTCCAACTTTGCCTGGACTCATATTTAAGTCTGAATTAATTGCTATGTACATTTTTTTCATTATTATAAACCTCCAAATAAATTAAAATTATTATCTTAATACCAATACATAATAATTAAACTATGTTTTTCAAAATCAATTATGTTTAACATTTTTTGAAATTCTTTTAATACTAAATCCCAAAACTCCTGTGTATACCTATCATCAACTGTTACTTTTTTATCATTTTTATAATAATACTCTTTATCCTTATTGTATATCTTAGAATTTATATCTTTTTGTTTAAGAAAAGGAATTATATAATCTTCCAAATCTTCCTTTGTAATAAGTATGGCTTCATCTTCATAACTTTCATAACCTTTTTCCCATTTGGCTTTATATATCATACGAATAACTGACCAATCTTCTAAAGATATATCAATATCTAATAATTCTTCAAACTTATAAAACTCTTCTTCATCATTATTCAATTCCTTATATTTCTCACCTCTTGTTTTATTTAAATAAATATCTAAATCTGTAACTTTTGTTTTTACTGAATAAAAACCTAAATCTAATCCCATATGTATCACCTCGCTAATTAAAACTGTTTTAATTAGATTCTAAATTCACTTTTTCTTTTATGATGTTTAATAAAGGTTTATAATTATCAATACCTATTGCTCTCATTACTCCATTATCTACATGTTTAATATATTTCATTAAATACCTCACTTATTATTTTTAATTCATCACAATCATGCTCATTTTCTAATTTATTTTTTATAAATTCTGCTACCTCCTCTTCTTTTAACTTTTCTATATCTTCTTGATGATTTAAGATAACCTTCATAATAGATGACAAAGACATCCCATAATCATACATCGACTCATCTCTTATAATATCCTTCTTTTTATTCTTATATATTACCATTCATTGTTATTCTGAAACTCCTACGCCTAAAGGCGTGGGGTTCTTAGGTACTACATGAATTTCTACAATACTCTCAGTTATAATAAATCATAACCTACAACATATTATCACTAATCATATTCCCTAAGACTTTTATTAACAAAGTATCTGTTGACACCATTAACATTAATATTAGGCTCGTTTCTCAACCTATATAGCTTTTATATCCCCATACTAGATATTAATTTATAACCATTTAATTTTAATTTTTTTAATCTATTTATCTCTTTATCATGTAATATTTTAAAGTTATCATATGTTTTAACACACAATTCTCTGTTGATTGATTTTAAATCTTCATTAACATTCATTATTAAAAATGCAGAATAGCAATCTCTTTGAATGTCCATACCATTATTCCATCTATCTTTTAATTCCTTCTTATTGTACTCATCTGAAAAGTGATTATATTGACTGGCTCTACATTTAGCAGTATCTATCTTATATAATCTTTCATTATTATATTTTAACTTATTGTCTAACATAGTCAAAAACATTGATGGTGCTTTATTTGCTAATGATTTTCCAAAACGTTTCTTTTTATTAATTCTACCAGTTTTTTCATTAATAGTAGTATCCTTGACTCTAGTTTGAAGTCTTTTATAACTCATCGTTTCAACATAAAACTTATTGCCTAAATTTAGTAATTTGTTAATTAATATATAGTGGTCTTGTTTTCTTATTTCAGCTTGTTTTCTATATAACTCTTTTCTTAGTCTTTTTAATTTAAGATAGTGATTACTAAATATCCACTTATCTCTATTTCCTTGTTTTATAGTACCATTAGCATTGAATTTATTAAGATTAGTTGCACGTTTACTTCTATCCATTTTACGTTGAATTAACTTTATTTGCCTATCTATATTATTAACATTAGGAGCTAACTCCAATAACTTAACATCACATTTACTAGATATAGCTATAGTTTGAGTTCCAATATCTATACCTACATTACCTAAACCAATTTGTCCTTTTATTTTTCCTTGATTGGTTGTTTTTTTAGGTGGAATTCCTTCTAAGACTAATTGTACATACCATTTAATTTTACCCTTAATTTCTTTTTTAAGTATTCTACAATATTTTATTTTATCTTGTATCGCTCTTTGAGCATAATTGTCATTATTCTTTATTATTACTGGAATAGTCATCTTATTAAATTTAATAATACCATCTTTATAACTAATACCAGTTGAATTTTGTTTCCCTTCTATTGATGTTAATTCATTATATCTAATATAATTAACTCGTTTAGCTTGATGATAGATATACTTATTAAAAGCATTAAAACATCTTGTAGCTATCTTCTGAGTTATAGCAGAATGTAGTTTATAATATTTACCAATAAATTTAACAAACTTATGAAGTGAATACTCTGTTAAATTATACTTCTTATTAATTTCACTAAATATTTTATTTCTATCTTTACCCTTATATTTACAATTTGCTTGGTGTTCTTTAGATTCTATCATGTGGTTATATCTTTTAAATAGCTCTGATAAACATGAATTATATACTTTTCTATACTTATCAAAAGCATTACATATAATGTCTTCTTGAAACTTTTCTGTTTTTAATTGCAATGTTAATATATAATTTGACATAGTGTTCACCTCACTTTCTAGTATCTTGTTTTCTGGTTTTTCACATATTTTTTAATAGTTTCACTACATACGTTTCCTGCTGTAGATACAAAATAGCTTCTAGTCCATAAACTAGGCATTTTTGATAATTCAATAAATTCTTCTCTTAATATTTTACTTGTATAGCCTTTTATATTTTGCATTATATCAGAAGGATTTAGAGTCGGAAGACTATTTAAAAACATATGTGTATGGTCTTTATCGCATTCTATTGCAACAATTTCGATATCCATTTCCTTACACTTATTTTTAACTAATGTTTTAAATCTATCTTCTAAACCTTCTATATTAAATATTTTTCTTTTATATCTAGGGCAGAATACAAAGTATTAACATTATACGTGTATGTGTCAATACTTTTTATACACTGTTTGTGCTATCCATCCCACACCTAAAGGAGTGGGCTTTCCGCACTATTCTGTAATCCCATTTAAATCTAAACTATTTTTATTTAAACTTTTTATGTAATGTATTATGGGTTTTACTACATCTTCAATATCTGCATTTACCTTTCTAAGTAAACTATAATCACCACAATCATATTCAACATAAGCTAATTGGTTTGTATCACTATCAGAACCTAATGATAATTCTGTTTTACTAGCTATAGGTATTAAATCTTTTTTGCAACTAGGACATACTATTATATCTTCATTTAAGAAATAATTATATTCTTGTAATGTTTCTTCCGCATTGAAGTATTTATTACAATTCTCACACCAAAATCTCACAGTATCACTCCTTTATTTTTCTACCAATCTATGCAAATACTTCCTACCTTTAATTTAATTAGTTCTTCTTTACAATTTTCAATCCATTCAATATTATCTTCATAAGAGATATCTTCTTTATTTAAATCTAAAATCTCATCATTTAGCATACTTAAGAGATTTTCTAAACTACAAATCTCACATTTTTCTAAACAATTATCTCTTAGTTTCATTTTTATAAGCTTATCTAAATTAGGAGCTTCTTCTTTGGAAAATACAAATTTATAATTTCTTTTTAATGGATATTCTTTTAATTCTTCTAAACTACTGATACTTTTATTTTCTATTTCTTTTAGCCAATCTTTCAATTTTTCAGTATTTCCACCACAATATTTTATTATTTTATTTACAGTATTCTTATTTTTTATAATGTCCGTTTCAAAATACATATAGCTACTTCCTCCTTATATTAAAAGAAACATTTTAATGTCTCCTAGACTTTTTCCTCTCATTAAACCTTCTATCCATCTTGAAATTTTCAACTTCATAATATAAAACCTTTATTCTTCTCTGCTGCTCTTTAAGAAATTTAGTAATAAATTCTTCTTTGGTCATAACATTTACCTCCAAAGAGAGGGCTAAGCCTCTCTTATTCATATAATACTATTTGTTTTTCATACAATGTTTTTTGAACATCAATTATCCTTTGATTTGACGAACCTTTAAAAATCAACTCTAAAGATTTTTTATCTTCTTCAAATTTTCCATCCACAAGAACATCTATTAATTTTAACAATTCTAGCTTTTCATTGTCTGTTATGAGTTCCTCAAACTTAAAACCTGTATAACACCATATTGTTTTGTTTGTATTCTTTTTAATTAATTTAGCTAAATGAACAAATCCTTGCAGTTGTAGAAGTGGGTCTCCTCCTGAAAATGTTACATCTGAAAATTTATTTGAAATGATTTCCTTATAAATATCTAATACTTTAGTTAAAGTTCCATTTTTTATATCCCAAGATTGAGGATTGTGGCAGCCTCTACACATATGATTACATCCAGAACAATAAATAGATGTTCTAAACCCTTCTCCATCAACAATTGTGTCATGTTTTATATCTAAAATATAAATATAGTCTTTATCCATGTGTGACTCTATCCTTTAACTCAGCTAATTTTGCATTATTCCAGCTATCCGTAGTTCCAACTAAATAACCTGTAATTCTTTGGATAATATTTATACTATTGCTGCCACATTTAGGACATTCTTTTAACTCTGAATCTGCGTTTTCAAAACCACAATTCATACATCTACTTCTTGTATGATTTACAGAACCATATCCCATATTGTACTTTTTCATTAAATCCACAACTTTCATTATAGCTTTAGGATTATGTGTTGCATCCCCATCTAATTCAACATAAAATATGTGGCCACCACCTTCTAATTCATGGTAAGGTGCTTCTATTTTCGCTTTATGTTCAACATTGCAGTTATACCAAACTGGAACATGAGAACTATTAGTATAATAATCTTTGTCTGTAATATTTTTTATTTCTCCAAATATTTTTTTATCTTTTTGAGTAAATTTTCCAGAAAGACCTTCTGCGGGTGTGCCTAATACAGAATAATTGAGGTTATATTTCTTTTTATATTTTTCTACTTTAGACTTTAGAAGTGATATGATTTCTAAACCTAATTTTTGTGCCTTTTCGCTTTCACCATGATGCTCACCTATAAGAGCTATTAAACATTCTGCTAGACCTATAAATCCTACCCCAAGTGTTCCATGCTTTAAAACTTCGCTTACATCATCATTTGGATTTAAATTTTCTGAGTTTTTCCATAACCCACTCATTAATAGTGGAAACTGTTTTGCTTTAGCAGTACATTGAAATAAGTATCTATCATATAATTGTCTTGCTACTACATCTGAATATTTATCAAGAAGAAAAATAAACTCTGCAACTCTATTAGCTTCATTATTTGGATATTTTTCTTTAGCCTCTAATGCCATTTTTACTAAATTAAGAGTCGTAAAAGATAGATTTCCTCTTCCTATACTTGTTTTTTCTCCATGCAAATCTTCAAATACCCTTGTACGACACCCCATTGTTGCTACTTCATAAATATATCTGTTTGGGTCGCACATTTTCCATTTTACATGCTTATTGAAGGTTGCATCTAAATTTAAAAAATTAGGAAAAAATCTTTTAGCTGATACTTTACATGCTAATTCATATAAGTCATAATTTCTATCAGTAGGATTATAGTTCACACCTTCTTTCACTTTCCAGATTTGAATTGGGAAAATTGGTGTTTCTCCATTTCCGACTCCTTCATAAGTAGATTTTAGTATTTCTCTTATTATACATCTACCTTCTGCTGAAGTATCTGTACCATAATTTATAGAACTAAACACGACCTGATTTCCACCCCTTGAATGAATTGTGTTCATATTATGTATAAATGACTCCATTGATTGATGAACTCTCCATACAGTTCTGTTTATAGCATGTTGAACATTTCTTTTTTCGCTGTCTAATTCTTTTAAGTCCTTAATTATATAATCCTCTATTTCTATATTGTATAAATGAGATAAATCAATATCATCCTTTATTTCTATATTTTTTATTTCTTCTATAAATGTTTTTCTTACACTCGGAGCATTATAAAAATCAAAAGCTGGTATCGCCTGTCCTCCATGCATTTCATTTTGTACAGTCTCTAAACTAATACATCCTAATATACTTGAAGTCTCTATTCTTTTAGTAGGTCTACTAGAGCCATGTCCCGCTCTAAAACCATTATTAAAAATTTTATCTAAAGGATGTTGGATACAAGTCAATGATTTCGTAGGATAATAGTCTTTATCATGTATATGTATATAATTATCCATCATTGCTTCTTTTGCTTCTTCAGATAAAAGTACATGGTCAGTAAAAGTTTTAGTAGCTTCACTTGCAAACTTCATCATCATACCTGCTGGAGTATCTGCGTTCATATTTGCATTTTCTTTAGTTATATCATTACTTTCAGTATTTACAATAGACATATAATCATTATAAGTTTTTCTTCCTCTTGCTATATTTCTTTTCTCTCTGTATGTTATATATTCTTTAGCGACATCTTTCTTTTTACTAGCCATTAAGCTAAATTCGATTATATCTTGTATATCTTCTATATGCATTTTTTCACATGGTTTATTTTTTATTTTTTTAGCTATTAGTGTTGCTAATTCTCTATCAAATACTTCACTTTTTCCTTTGTTCCTTAATGATAAAAAGCTTTTTTCTATTGCATTTATTATTTTCTTTTCATCAAAGGGAACTATCCTCCCATCTCTTTTAATAACATTCTTCATTAAATCACTCCTTTTATTTAAAATCTTTTTTCTTATTAAAAGTTCAATATTTATTTCTATTACCTAACTATTAATAGACTATTATTTATTATTTTAATAACTGTAATTAAATTTTTATTTGTTATATCTGTTTTAGTTATTGTCAAACCTTTCGATACAGTCAAAACATCTTTATCACAATCCCTGCTAATTAAAATTTGTGTATTGTCTATACTTTTGAAAAATTGTCTACCATCACAATTGAAACCACATTCTCTCAAATAAGAGTCTATTTCTGTATTAACAATAGGTTTATAATTTTTCATACACTTATCTTTAAATACCTTTTTAACTCTTTCTTTTTCTTTGGCAATTGTGTTTTCATATAATATTTCATCTACTTTTTGAAATGCTATATCTTCTATATATTCTTCACAAGTACTTATATACCTAATGAATAGAGCTAATCTTTTTACACCATTTACAGAAACTATAAGACTATCTCCTTTTTCTAACTTTTTCATTTCAGTTCTAAATATCATTTCCTCTCCATCTACACTTGCTATTATTATTTTGTCAGTCATCTCATTGCCCCCCTTTAACTTCTCTGTTCTCAATATATTTTTATTATATCATATAACCTCTATGTTCTCAATAGTTTTTTGTAAAAAATACAAAATTTATTAGATAATTAAACCTGGCATTATTTTGTCTACAGTCTTATATGTTATTCCTAATTTAATTGATTTTGTAGCTAAATTAAAAATAAAATCTTTTAATTTTTCATCTTTACTGGCAAATACTTGTATTGTTTTTACATCTATATTTCTGCCAGTATTATTCTTAATTAAATAGTCAAGCATATCATATATGTTCTCTAATTCATTATGACCAGTATTATTTAAATTCTTACATATTTTATTCTTAGATATTCCAGTGAGAATATTTGAATCTAGTAGAAATTGTAAACATTCAACAAACATTCTATTATTTTTATATTTTTCTAATATTCTCTCTTTTTCTTTTCTACTAGATGTAGATGCTAAACTATCAAATATTTTTTTTACTTCTAAAAGCTCTTTCATTAAAAACCTCCTTGTATCTACTAGGTAAAATCACATTAAAACAAATGTTTTAATTACTTTTCTATATATTCATGTGCTTTAAATTCACTAAATTTGCCATCTTCTTGTTTAATAAATTTATATATATCTATTGATAATAAGTTAGAATTAACTTTACTTATTGATATATGACGCATATCCTTAATTCCTACCAAGACATTCCTCCCATTATTCCTTCCATATTGAAATCCTATTTTCAATAAATAAAAATCTACCTCCTTACTAATAATTGGTGTTTCAAATTTATCCCATTTTTCTATATCCTCCTGAATATTCATATGGTCATTTATCCTATTAGTAATTTTTTCTATATTCCATCTTTTTGTTTTCCTTTCTTTTATTTTTTTTAATTTATTTATATTCAAACTAATACCTCCTTATTTGATTTTGCTAGTTTCCAACCACTTATTAAAATAAATCTATAGCTCATTAGGAATAGATATTTTCTCTTCATAAAAATGAATGTCTTTATTTTTTTTATTGATTACGCTCATGTTTATACCTCTTTGATTATCTATCTGTTTAATACTCTATTAGTCATATACATGACCAGTTCATTTACTTTTTTCATATCTGGAGAATTAGGTAGACAAGAATTTTTTTCTGCATACTTAAAGTTTTTATCTAATTCATTTACCATCTCAAATATTTCATTATAGGTATATTTTCCCTTTCTTATATCTAATAAAAACTCCTTATCATTCTCTCTATATGTATTAATCCCTTTTCCTTCTAGTATTTCTATACCCATTAAAAATAATCTAATTAAATGCATAGCATGTTTATTAAGGTGTAATTCATCTTTTTTATTATTTCTATGATTTAATTTAGAATAATCTTTTAGTATATTATTCATTTCACTCCACATACCTTTTAAATCTCTAAGTGGATACTTTCTCAGATTAACATCTATAAAAATTTCTTCTTCTAAATCTGTTCTTTTAGATTCTTCAATATACAATTTTATTTCTTCCTCAGATACGACTTTATATCTATCTTCAAATGTTTTCATTTGCCTTTTTACACTGTTCATTATGTGTTCTTCTTTTTCTTTTTGTTCATAATTATCTCTTGCTAAAGCATTTTGTAATCTTCTTAGTTGAGATATTGCATATCCACCAAAACTATTAGCAGCTCTTTTAGTTAAAAATAAATCTACATTATCTTTTAAAAGCTTCCCTTCTTCAGTGCAAACAAATAAGTCTTCTTTTCTCGTACCTAATATTTCTATTACATTTGGATTCACATTTAATAATAATGTTATTATTTGCTTTAATGGATATATAACTGTATCTGTTTGTTTATTTTCATATGGCTTATTTATACAATTCATAGTTAATATTTCTTGTACTGAATTTAAATATATCCCTCTTATGTCTAAATCAGATATATGCTCAGGAGTATCTATATTAGTTCCATATGCAAAACTTCCTCCAATTGGAGGAAGTATCATTCTATTTTTTAATCTTTCTTCTTCTCTAAGAAAATTATATTCTTTTGATTCTAACCTTGATTTAATGTCCAAAATTATACCTCCTTATATAGTAAGTCACGTATTATGAGCTATTTAGTATCTTATAATTTATATTTATTACATTAAGCTCTCATGAAAAAGTGACCATTCATCTCTAATAAAAATTCTCCTTCTAAGATTTTCTTTATATTCATCTTCTAAATCAACAGTATTATTCATATTTTCAATTCTATTATTAAAATATAACAATAGATATTCTGTTTGATATACATTTAATATATCTTGAAATTCTATATTTTGTATATCTTCTAAAGATGTATCTTTACATATATAAGCTAAATTATGTACAAATTCCATAGTTGCTATAAAAGTTTCATATTTTAATGTTCCTCTAAACATCCTAAACTCTATTGTTTTACTATGTTGTAAATTAACCACATTGTATTTAGATACGTAACTCCCCTTTGCTTTAATTAAAAGTTCAAACATACTTTCATTATCTTTAATTCCAAATCTTTTAGAATATTGGTTTGACCTTCTTCTAGCTATTACTGTTACATATTTCCAATATTTTTCTATTAAATATAAAATCTTTGTAATACATAAGTCTTGTATAGTTAAATCACTGCTAAAAAAATCTCTATTAATGTGTATATGATAACCACAAGTTGATGTATCATGAGATTTATATCCCTTTTCTTTTAATTCTTCAAATAAATCTTTATATTCTAATTTTTTATGATATTGTAGGGTACAAGGATGAGTTACTATTTCTAAGCCATCAAGTAAACTTCCATCACCAACAATATAGCAATTCTTTTCTCCTAAAAATTCCTGAATAAACTTTGCATTTTCTTCACTTTTACCACCATTATCTACTTCTAATTCTATTCCCAAATATAGACTCTCATCATTTGTAATATTATTAAAATTAAATTCATCAGGAATATAATAATGCGGATTCAAATATTTTCTTGCCACATCTCCTATTTTAACTTTTTTTATTGGAGTAAATTGAGCAAAAAAATCTCCCATATTCCATTGTGTAAATTCATTTGCTAGACCTCCAAGTTCATCATTAAATTGGTCAACAATTGTAGGATTGGAATTGTGTGAGATGTTTCCAGGAATCCAATCAGCTAAGCATATATTTCTGGAGTCTTCACTTCTCCACCTTTCATTTTGCAATCCACTTAAATCTTCTATTCTATATCTATTAAATGTTGGCACATTTACACCTCTTCAAATCTGTATTTTTGAGTATAATTAGGATATTTTTCTTTATCAATTTTAGAAAAAAACATTTCAATAGGTCTTGCATAAGCTCCAGTTCCATCATATAAAGTTTTATATATTACTAAATTTGTATTATTGTCAACATCTTTATAATGATATAAATTGCCTTTATTGTCTCTGTATATAATTACATTTTCCCTAGTTTCTGTATGCCTAGTTTCTGTATGCCTAGAACCAAATCTATATTCAAGTACATCCAGTCTGTTTATGCATCCCATATTTTTAAATATATTATCAAGTTCATCACCAGTAACAGCCTTACTAATTCCCATAACTGTATAAAATCCGCCTTTAAAATGTTTATATATAGCTGGATACTTTATTTTTCTTTCTAAATCAATCTTTTCTTTATTTTTTTCAATAATTCTTTTTACCATATCATGTATGCCAAATCCTTCAATATCTGTACAAACACATCCACTTTCAACATAACTACCATAATAAGCAAATTCGCAATTAGTACAGGTTCTCAATTCCTTATCGTTATTATTTTTAATCATTTCATCGCAATGTTTTTCCATCTTGAATAAAATATTATTTAATTTTAGCAATAAATCATATTTAGCCATTCTTATTCCTCCTCATATAATGAATTACATAACATCTTATGATATTCATCACATTCTTTACAATTACCACAACAATTTGTATATTCTTGTTTATCCACTATGTTGCATTCCTTTATTTTTAATTTAAATTACTTCTATTCCGGTTATCTCTTTAAAAATATCAGCATCAAAATTTGGTATTTCTATAATAATTTTCTTTTCTTCCTCAGTTAAGCTATCCCACATGTTCTTGCACATCTCCTCAAATATAAACACCTTTAAATAACCATTATTAATTTCATATCCTGGATTATTTTCTTTTTCTTCTTCTGTCATGTCATCAATGTGAATCCATTTTGTTAAATAACTATTTCTTTTTAAAATATTTCGTGCATCACTATTCATCCAATCCTCATATGTTAAATCAGTTTCTTTATTAAACATCCTGATTTTTGGAACATCTGTACAAAATACCCCTGAATTATAATCTCCTATGTTCCAATCTCCTGAGTTACAATTCCCTGAGTTATAATTTCCTGTATTGTAATTTCCTTCATTACAATATCCTGTATTACAATATCCTGCGTTATAATTTCCTGCGTTATAATTTCCTTCATTACGATATCCTGTATTACAATCTCCTGTATTACGATATCCTGTATTACCATTTCCTGTATTATAATCTCCTGTATTACGATATCCTGTATTATGATTTCCTGTATTATGATTTCCCGTATTATGATTTCCTGTATTACCATATCCTGTATTGTTATTCCCTATATTTACAATATTTAATAATTCTTCCCACTCAATTTCTTTCACTATTGTAATTTTATTTGTGACAGATTTATCACCATCAGTCTTAATTAACCCTATTGCTTCAATTTTAGCAACTTTATTTTTATTATCAAAAGAATAATAGTTAAAACAGTCAATTGCTTTTTGACAGAAATGAAATCCAGCTTCACATACTTCTATATCTCCATCATGTTCATAAGTCTTACCTACTTCATATTTAAAATTTCTGCAAGTCCAATCTGGATTAAATACCTTATAACCTTCTATAATTGTTTCTAAATTATCTTTATTCACATTAAATCCTCCTTTATAAATAATTAAAACTATTGTTTTAACTTAATCTTCGACCTCATACCAATTCCAATCTATAAAATTTTCAAAAACATAATCCCATGCGATTTTATCTATATAATCCTCTCTCTCTTCATCAGACATATCTTTTAAATCATCATCATCTATTTCAAACTCCAGCTCACAGTCTGAACCAATTTTATTAGTTTTAACATGTACATTTATTTTCATATTCTAAAATTCTCCTACTTAAGCTAAATTTTATTCCAAATCAAAATTTTTACACTGCAAAATCTCTTTATTACCTTTTAAGCAAATAGACTTAAATTCAATTTCTTTATCTTTAGAGTTACAATATCCCTCATAATTATTTGCACATGCCGAAAACTCACACTTTACACAATACTCATTGACTTTCATATTAGGATGATAAACAGGAGTTGAACCAGCTACAATTTGTCCACAATATTTACACATCCAAATTTTACAGGTATATTGCTGACTCCTTGTTGTAATTAATTGACAATCTTTTATCCTTGAAAACTTATGTCTGAATATACATCTAAAACTTTTAATAAACATCACTCCTTTATATTCTCATTATTCTTGTCATACTGTTGTCATCACTAAAAATACTAGTTTTATTAGCTCCTTGAATAGCTTCCTCTCTACTTTCGTATTCATCACTTCCAAAGCACTCATCATCCCAGCTATATAATCAAACATCTTTCATATAAATTCCTCCTCTACTTATTTTTCTTATATATTTTTTAAAGTAACTCTATATTTACATCTCTATCTCTAAAAAATAATTCTCTAATTATCTTTTTATTTTTATACTCAACATCTAACATTTCATAACATTCATTACATAGTTCTATGCTTACTTTATCCCACCCCTCTCTTAATTCATCACCACATCTAACACAAACCTTATTTTCTTCACAAAGGATAAGAAACTTTTTTTCTTCTCTGTCATTAGCATTTCCAGTTAAAAATACTTCATTTTTATTAAATTCAAATTCTAAATTTTTACCATAAAGACGTCCAATTCCAAAATCACTAAAACTCAACATTCTATTTGGCGCATCTTCGATACCTAAAATATTGATGCCTCTTCCTCTTACATCTCTAAAATCCCTATTCTCTGTTAAATCAACATTACTTTTCATTTTTAAACACTCTATTTTTTATTTTTTTAAATATATTTAATTTAGGTGGTTCTACACTAGAGTTTTTTGTAGTAGGTAATGGCTTTATATTGGCAACTTGCTTATATGTATCATTATTTTTTTCTAAAGAATCTAATTCTTTTTTTAACTCATCTAATGATTTAGGTGTAATTATATGTTTTAATATGTCTTGTCTTCCTTTTTTCTTATAATCATTTATCATTTTCTCTAATGTTAAATCACAATACTCATCCTCCCAATCTCCAAGATAATAAAATCTATCTACAATAGCTCTGCTTTTCTCATCTGAAAAAACACCAAATAATATTGGGTCTTTATCTCTTCTCTCTTTGCTTATCTCCTTTGTAATTTTACCTGTATAATCAGTAAACAAAACATACATTTTATCAAATATATCTTTTGTTTTTTCTATTATTTCTACTATTTCATCTGGTATTTCTCTTTCATAATTTTCAAGTTCTATTATTTTTACTGTATTTTTAGATATATCATCAATATATTTTTCTATATCTTCTTTATACACAAATGTATCTATTCCCAGCTCTATTACATTTCTTTCTTTTTCAATACATTCAAGTAAAAACATTAATTTCTTAGCACCCTTTTTTTGACCAGTTACAATATATTTGTTTAAAAGAATCAAAGAGTTTTCATATACTATATCAAGATTTTCATTTGTATTTTTTTGCTTTTTATTTTTTATATCCTCAAAATAATCTCTAGGTGTTAATTCTATATTTTCCATATTTAATACCCTCCTTATATAACACCAATTATGAATCTACAATCCACTATCATAAGAATCTCTCTCAATGTTTTGCCTATAAATGGATGGTCACTATCATAAATATTGCTCGAAATATTTTCACATTCAAATTTATATTCTAATAAAAATTCTTCCATTAATTTATCTGAATCTAAATCCTTTGGATTCGGAACTTCCAACTCATCCCACCCACATGGATGAATATTACATGGTACATAAATAGTGCCTCCAAACTCCTCATGTGACAACTGGCAAATTTTTATAATAAAATCATCAGTAAGTTCATCTTTTTCACAAATCTTTCTAAAATTGAAATCCATTCAATAACCTCCTATTTTCTATAATTTTATTTAACTACTCTACTTATTTTCTCTACATATTCAAATGGTATATACTTACATAACCAAATATTATTTTCAGATAAATAAAATTTATAACCATTTTCATACATTTTTCCTGTATTAATTTTTAAAACTACAGGTACACCATGCCTTTTCCCAACCTTAACAGCCGTATCTATATCATTTGATAAGTGTACATACAGTCTACTTTGTCTAATAATACCTTCCTTTTTAATATTCTCTAAAAATCTAGTAGCCGTTCCATGATAAAGACATTTTGGCGGTTCTAATTCTTTCAATTCAACCTCAACATTAATTGAATGTCCTTGATTTGCTCTAATCTTGCTTCTATCATCATTAAAACTGTACCTCTGCTTATTATCTTCTTTAACTATTTGCTCAAGGATTTCTATATTAATATTTCTACCAGTATTATTTATTTTTTCAATCAATTCATTAACATCTGCATATCCATAGTCATCTAATTTAATTCCAATAGTTTCTGGTTTATGTCTTAATATTAAACTTATAAAAATAGATAACTTATCTTTTTTACTCATTGACTTCACCTCATCTTCTTTAGCTAATATTTCAGCACTATCTATACATCTCGCCACAACTTTTACATTGATACATAGTGCCTAATTGTGTATTAAGTTCATATATATCTCCACCACAGTCACATTTTTTAATTTTTATTGGATTTTTCTTCATTTTTAATCACTCCTTTTCTATTAAAATCTTGATTTTAATTACAATGGTTTAAATTCTACTCTACTTATTTTCTCTATATATTCTAATGGTATAGTAAATTGTTCTAAAGACTCCTTGCAACAAGCAAAGTTCCCAAGAATATACCCTATGAACACTTTCCCTTGTCTACATATTAAATAATTTTCTTTTTTATAATCTCTTACAACTTTAAACATATAATGATTTGTGTTATTTATTAACCCTAAAATTATGTACCCATTTTTAATATAATTTGAATCATTAAGTATATAAGATACTTCTCTTTGTAAACTCCTTCCTGTATAAACACCATCTATATATTCCTGTAATTTTAAAGTGTCTCCTATTTTAAAATCTCTATCATTAAATCTTATTTCAAATGATTTAGAACCATTTGAAACAGCTTCATAATATTTAGGTAATATCTTAAGTTCATGTATCATATATCTTCTCCTCTTTGTTAATTTTATTCAACTATTGCATCTAACAATCTTGTAACTTTCTTTGCATTCCAATCACATGGTAGCAACCCTCTGTCTATTAATGCATATAGCATACAATTATGTTCATCAAGATTTTTCATATATCCAAGAGGACAATTTTTGCAATGTTTAGATTTTATACAAATATATTTAATAATATTTAAAGCACTTAAAGTGTTCTCTATATCTTTTTCTGTTAATTCAGTTTGATTTTCCATATGTACCTCCCTATAATTTTTCTAACATCTTACAATTTTTCTTATTACATTTACCTCCACAACCACATTTTTCAATATTCCTAAACCAAGCTTTGTGTATTTTCCTTTCAGCACAAAGCTTTTTTATTAAGTTAAATTGATATTCTTCCATCTAATCACCTATTTTTTATTTTTTTTGAATCTGCTTTTTCCTTGATTTTCTTTTTGTTTATATTTAGATTCATATTTTTTTAACTCTCCTTCAATTTCATATAATGTATTACAAAAGGCAAAGTATTTATTTAGTTCATATTTAACCAACCTTCTCTTAGCTAAAGTGTTTTTTAATTCTTTAATGGTATCAATCTTATCACTTAAAGAAGCTGTGTCTAAATTCATTTCTTCTATTACATGTAATACTTCTTCCTTTTTCTTATCACAAAGACTTAGTTCATCTGATATATTTTGTTTATGTTCTTTAAACAATTTTATTAAATTTTTAATATCTAAATATTTCTTTTCAAAACCATCAGCTTTAATTTCTTTCACATATAAATCTTGGTGTGCTACATATGAATGAAGTTTTATAATACATGGAACATACTTAAATTCTTCTTTAAGTTCTCTGTACTTATCTAAAGCATCGCTATATTTCTCAAATCCAAATTGTGTATTTCCATATTTCAAGTCAATTTTAGTTACATAATTATAATTCATTTCAATCACCATTTTTAGTAATATTATATTTCTATGAGAGCTTCTTGAAATTTTAAATTAAATACATAAGTTATTAATTTTTTGTCGTTTTTATAATTTAAATATTCATTTATAGAAGCATCATAAGCATCCAGTTTACTATATCTATGTGTATACCATCCTTGAAACTTGAGGTAGTCTTGTTCTGTCAAATACTCACTTGCTAGATTTAATAGACTACCTCTTTTATTTAGTATTTGTTTTATCATTTAATCACCTATCTTTTATATTTTTAAATATCTACTTTTCAAGGTACATTTTAACTTCTTGATTTAACTTATTTTTTTAATGTTCTCTACAAATTCTATTAACCATTTTCTACCTATCTCAGTCCATTTAAGCTGCGTATCATGTTCTGTTATTTTAAAATCTGCATATTCAGGTATCAACCATAAATAATTTTTATATGGTTTCCAACATTTTATTCGACCATTTATTCTTTCCGGATATATAATTCTGTTTAAATGTAGTAATTTATTTAATGCTTGTGCTGTCATTCCTAAATCTTTAGCAATATCTGTTGTCGTAACTAATTTGTCAGGATTTAATACTTTGTCATGATATTCTACTTTAGGTTGTTGAACTTGAATTGTTTCTTTAAGTAATAATCTTTCTTTTTCTTCTTCTATCCATCTTTTAGCTCTTTCAATAGAATCTTGAATCATATAACTATCTATAAGATGTTCTCTCATATTGAAGTATTCATCCATTATTTTATCGTGTATTTCCCAGGCTAAATCAGTATCCATTATTTTAATTAATTTTGAATATCCTCTTTCAGATAAAAGATAAATATTATCGGCTTTTGATATTTGCATATTACTATAACCAAGTGCTTTCAAGATTTGTAAATTGTCGCTTATCTCATAAGCAACTTTTAAATCAATATAATCAACTTCTTTTTTAAATCTAGCTATATTACTATTTATTCTGGCTCTTACATTCTTGGTTTCCATATTATGCATCTCGGCTATAGTCTTATCCGTCATACATTTTTTATCTTCACCAAAACCACCTTCTATAACTGGTATTTCTAAATCCATAAATTTTTGTCTTCCTTTGATGTTTAAATTATTCATTCTAGTCATCTCCTTTCATATTTATTTTTTTAATTATTGTCTACTTATTCTAAATATAAATAATCTAAAGATAATTTTGGAAAAAATATTTCCCTTATCTTCACACCATCAATTATTGACAATTCCTGTTGGCCGTCTATAATGCTTTTCACCAATTCTTCATCTTTATTAAGAATATTTGCTATTTCTTTAACTGTTATGTTATTTTTAATCATTTCGATTTTCCAGTTCACGAACATAAATCTCCACCTTCTTTATTCGTTTTTTCGGATATATTTATATTATATTCCGTTTTTCCGAATAAGTCAATCCATTTATCATGTTTTTTAAATTTTTAATAAATTTCTTTACGGATTATCGAAATTATGTTATCATAAATTTATAGAGGAGGATGTTGATATGAACATAGGAAAAAAGATAAAATTTTTAATAAATAATAGTGGGTTAACATTAACAGATATTTCTGCTAAAACTAAAATTCCAACTTCTACACTATCTGATATAATAAATGGAAAGACGAAAAACCTTTCTATTCAAAAAGCAAAACTTATATGTGATGTATTTAATTGTTCATTAGATTACTTATTGGATGATGAAGTTGATGAAAAAGATATAAACAAATCAGATTATCTAAATAAACAATTAATTGAAAAATACAAATTATTGAAATATGAATACAAAGAATTTGTATTAAGCCAGATAGATGGATTATTAAAAATTCAAAATGATACTAATAGTGAATTTAAAAAATAAAGTCCTATAAAATGGACTTTATTTAACCAAAATTAAATCATATCCTCTAAAAATAATATGTGCAATTATAGATTTTTTAATTTATAGTTGCACTTTTTATTTGTGTGAATATTCAGTTTTCAATGTACATATGTATACTTATCTAATTTTATTAACTAAAATATATTCATATTCAAGTGATGTTTTAACAGAACCTTTTAACTCTCCAAATTTCTGTTTATCTATTTTTTTAATTTTTAAAAACATTTTCCCTAATAACTCAAGCTCTTTTTGATTCATCTTTTTTTTATGCAAATATTATCACTCCTTTTTATGTCTTTGACATTTCATATTTAAATTATATTATGTCATTAGCATATTGTCAACAGGTAATATGTTTTTGACATATTTTATATCAATTTTATTGCAAAGACATATTTTATATGATAATATATTTTAAAGAGGGAGGTGATAATATTGAATAAAAGATTGAAAACTTTAAGAAAAGAATTAGGGCTGAATCAAACACAGATGGGAAATAAATTATTTCTATCTCAAGACCACATTTCCTCTCTAGAAACAGGTAGGAGAGATTTAACAGATAGAATAATCAATGATATATGCAAAGAATTTAATGTAAACGAAAATTGGTTAAGAACAGGAGAAGGGGATATATTTCAAGACCCAACTTTAGATATGGATTTTGATGATGATATTAAAGAAATGTTAAGAATGATAAGTAAATTAAGTCCAGAAGCACAAAAAAGATTATACAATGTAGCTGAGGTTTTTTTAGAGGAAGAAAATAAGAAGTAAAAAGAGGATGTTATGCTCCTCTTTTTTTATTTTCATATTTCTCAACTTCAGATTTATAATTTGTAAATTTATCTTTATTATTCCTTTTTAATTCTGACAGCATATTACCTAGCTTCATTAATTTTTCTTTGTTAATTTTTCCTTCTGACATAAATTTTCCCCCTTAGAAAAAATAAAGTATACCTATTATAAATGCTTCCCCTTTGCACTTAATTAATTACATTGTAACATACATTCTATCCAAGTAGTTCTTCCATTTTTTACCAGCCATCGACATATTTTGCAATTTTCAAACTATTTATTATTAATAATATTTATCTTAATTTTATATTTAACTTTATAATATAAGACATAAAAAATAGATAGAAATATAAACAATTAACCGTTTTGCAAACATATGTTCTTGTTATGTGTACAAGATATATACCAATTATTTTTAGCACATTATTATTATAACTCTTTTTGTTCGATATTTCAAGAACATATATTCGATATTATTTATCTTTTAATTTATTAAAGTATAAATAAGAAATGTTTTTCAGAATTTAAAACAAAAATTAAAAGTAATAATTAAAATCAATAATTAGAAAGTCAGAAAAAACTATAAATCGAAGTGATTGTAAGGAATAAAATAAAATATAAATTTCAATATTAACATCTTGTTGATGTATTAGTATTTTTTTTTAATAAGTTTCTTAATAAATTGAATAAATATATATTATTATTGGAAAATTAAATTAGTAATATGTATAAAAAACTTTCTATTGTGTATATAATTTCATTAAAATAGGCATAAAAAAATAGAGCTAATAGAGATTTCACGCTCTTTATAGCTCTATTTAAGTATTTTATAATTTGAATACAAACACTAATAGGAGTAGCCAAAATCATTTTTTTTGAACTACTCCATATATTAAATTGCTATTGCTAAACTTCCATTTTTATTTATGCTCTGAACAATCAATGTTCTTATAAACGCACCAGGATTACGTATTTCATTATAATTTATATCTTCTTCATCAATTGTATATTTATTAAACATATAATCTAATGCTGCTAAAACTCTGGTAACTCCATACTGCACCGACAATCCAACTAAGTCATTTATAATAATATCTTTTTCCATCTCTAATTTACTTCTTAAATCTTCTTCAAATAAATTATATCTATCTAAATTTATCTGAGATAACACTTTACTATAATTAGAACTCAAAGAGCAACCAGTATCATCGAAGAATTTTGATATTTGTATTCTAATTGGTTCTGTATATTTCTCTGAGATAGTTTCTTTCGTCTCGTAACGCTTTGTATCTATTGTATCATTACTTATATCAAATAAAGTTTTAGAACTTCTTAAAAAGGCTTCTATACGCTTGTTTGATTTCTTTATGTATTCTGGAAGTATAGAGATAAGATTATCTTTTTTAAATCGTATTCTTTTACCTAACTTACTTCCTTTAGCATCAGCCCAAATTAACTTTTTAATTTCAAGCTTTAATTCATTTACATTTTCAAAACTTAATAAGTGATTTAAAGTATCTAATGACATAGTCAAGTAACCTTTTCCACCATCTTCTTTTTTAAGATGATTTTTATACTCTTCATCTATGACTATATCGAATTTACCTCTTTTTATTTCTGTGGAATAAACTAATCCAACTTGTAATAATACATTATGGTTATGTCTGGCTGTAACAACAGAAACATTGCATATATCGGCTATGTTTTGGAAGGATACTGCTTTTCTAACATAATTTTTATTAGATACTATAAAATGATATGCTAAATACTGTTTTATAGCACTTTTACTTAAAGCCATACATTTACTTTCATTAGTTACAATCTCTATCATACCTAATTCTGTTTCTTTTTCTGCAACATAAGAAAACTCTGATATAGTTTTTAATTTAGGACAATTTGAACAAAATTCATTTAATTTATTACTATCAAAAGAAGGATTATTTTTTATTGCACAAGAATTACAAGCAGAATAATCTATTTTTTCTACTTTTCTTATAGAAGTTTTAAAAATATCTAAGATATCTTTTAATTTTGATTTTGATATTCTAGCAACTGGTTTTAATTCTTGCATATTTAATCCTCCTTTTCTAAATTTTAAGTAATTCATCAAATTGAGATAATAGTTTCCTCTGATTTTCATTTAAAGTATTATTTAAGCAATTATATATATTGTCTATTTTTATTTCTAAATTCTTCATATCTGTATTAATATTTTCAATACAAAAGGAATCTAAAAAGTATTCTTTTATCAAATTTTCTAACATCTAAAATCACCCCTATATAATCTCATAGGTATATTATAACATATAATTGTGTTTTTATTAAGTAAAAACACAATTAGTAAGTGTTTTGCTTTATTTTCATGATTACATTTGTACTACAGTCCCATCTTTCAGCACACTTTCTTATGCTCAATCCATTGTCTAAATCATTTTTAATTTCTCTTATTTCATTATCTGTAAACTTTTTAGGTTTCTTACCTTGAGAAACCACATAATAATTTCCATCTAAACTCACAAAGTTTATACCAGCTTTTTCTAATTTTTCTTTATCATTTTCACTTACCAAAAATACTTTTTCATTATTATATTTAATACTCATAATTCGCTCCTTGGTATTAAAAGTTATAATATTCCTATAAACTTATTATACTAATTTTGTTTCTTGTTGTAAATGAAGAAACAAAATTAGTATTTAAAATCTTTTATACTTTGTATTATCCCTGTGCTTGTCTTATATTTTTTAGCAATTGCCCTAATAGTACTATTTTCTAATTCTTTTCTAATTTGATTTTGCATTTCATCATTAAATCTTTTACTTCTTCTTCCCTGTTGGACTACATAATAATTTTCATTTTCTAAAGTTTCATATGCAATTCCTGACTTATCTAGCTTCTCTTTCTCCGAACTATCTACAATAAAGACTACTTTATCTTTATATTTAATACTCATATTGTGATAACTCCTTATATAAACATGTTTTATTTTTTTATCAATAGATTATCTACTAAATCAATAATCAAATTAGCATTTCTTAAAAAATCTAATCCTAATAAACCATTTACTTTTTCTTCTGGGTCAATCTCTCCAAAATCTAATTTTATATTTTCAAGAGTGATGTCACCACAAGCAACCTTATTAACTAATTTCCTTACTGAATATTGAACAGTTCCACCATAACCAGAAGCCTTTACAATTGTATCATCATCATTAAATCCAATATCTGATTCTTCTAAATAAGAAGATGATATTATAGTGTGAGATGCCCCAGTATCAATGATTGTATCTTTTACAAGGATATTTTTATTTTCAATTAAGATTTCTATATCTGTATATAATAATCCATTTTTATATTTGAAATTTTTCATACTACAAACCTCTTCTTATACCAATATGTTTTATGATATCTATTACAAATTCTTTATTCTTGGTGTTATATACAATTTCTTTATCTTTACATCTGTTGAATTCTTTTAAAGCTTCTTTATTGTTAGGAATGACCTTTATAAGAGCTACTTCATCTATATACTCCTTTTCATTTTGTATATGTGATTCCAAAATTTCTAATTTTACAAATGAATTAGGATATAAATTTCTAACCTCTGACCATTTCATAGGAATCAACTCCTTTATAGTATAAGAATATTATAATATTAATGAGGTAAAATGTAAATAATACCTCGTTAGTACTTATTTTGTTTTATATCTTGTATGGTTCTTGTACTACAATTCCATTTTTCAGCACATTTTCTTAAACTCATACCATTATCTAAGTCTTTTTTTATTTCACTTACATCTTCATTATTAAATCTCTTACTTCTTCTACCTTGTGTAACTACATAATACTGCTTGTCCTTTAGGTCGATATAGTTTATATTAGAGTTATCTAATTCATTTATATTCTTTTTTTCTACAAGTACAAATTCTTTATCTTTATATTTAAGACTCATAATTTTCTCCTTTGAAAAATCAATAATTTCAGAAGTACGGAGCTGATATAGCCATTTTGGTGATGATTCCTTTTACTCAGATTTATCTTACCCAAAAAATAAATTTATGTCTATATTTGTTAAGTACGGAGCTGATACGGTCATTTAGCTCAAATAGAGTGGTTTCAACGTCTTCTGTTAAGTACGGAGCTGATACGGTCATTTAGCTCAGACATAGTGATTTCAGAAGACGTGAGATTTGAAATTACTAAGAAAAGTAAAAAATATGTTACAAAAAAAATTTTTCGACAAGGAAATAATTAAAAAAAGGTCTATTTTTTGTTAAGTACGGAAGATATACGGTCATTTAGTTTTTTTGAAAAATCTATTTTTTGTTAAGTACGGAGAATATACGGTCATTTTACTTTTTTTATTAAGTTTATTTAAAATAAATTCGACATTTTTTGTTAAGTACGGAGAATATATGGCCATTTTTAAGATTTATTTTCTATCATGTAGTCAGGTAAAGAAAGTATAGTATTATTTATAAGACGTTTTCTTTTTTCAAAATCTTCATAGAAATAAACATCAAAATAAGAATTTCCTCTTTTATAGTCTTTAATTATAAATTGATTTTCTTTTATCTCATTAAAACCTAGTTCTAAATACTCCATATTTTGTTTTACTGTTTTACTTTTATTAAGATGAACATCAAATTTTAAATCTTCTATGTCATATCTAAAACTTTTATTTTTTATATCCTCACCACAAGATATAAGAAAAGACCTTCTACCCTCTAAGAAATAAGCTAGATTAATTGACTGTGTTAATTGTAATTTTTCAAGTTCATTTCTATACATTATATCTGTATTAACTCTTTCGACTTCTTCAATAAAAGATTTTGTGATTTTAACCAACTCTCTATTATTATTGTTTTCATCATTTACTATTGTTGTACTAGAGAACAAATTAAAACTAATCTCATACTTTAATTCGCCTTTATCATTAGTTTGATTCGAATAAAAAGTATAATAAGGTAATTTTAAGAGTCTATTTTTGATATTAATATAGTTCTTTTTTCCATCTGAAAGTCCTAAGTACTTTACTAAATCGCCTAAATAAAATGAAAATGAGTTCATGTGGCTATAAGTATAAACAAATCTAATAATTTCAAGGTCTTGTTTATCTAAATATATTTTTGGCAAAGCCCTTTTTTCTGTATCAGGATTTATTAGCTCTAGTTTAAGATTTTCAATATTTTCATCTTGCCCAATTGAAAACTTATAGAAAAAATTCATTTGTTTACCTGAAAGATTCTTAGCACTATAGTCGTCTGACATGTATTCATTTTCATTTTTTTTAACATTCAAGTGAGAGTATCTTTTACCTTTTGTGAAAGGTAAAAAAATTCCAGGTGAAATATGTGGTGGAGTTTTGATTGCAATTTTATTAATATCAAAATCATAATCATCTTTTAGTACTTCTGTTATACACATTAGTATATCATGTATAAATGCGGAATTTATTTTGCTAGTACTTAGCTCTTGTAAATATGGGTAATCACATATGTTATAATTAGAGCTTGACTTCCACTCATCTAAAAAATCTTTTCTTTGCTCCTTTAATTCTTTTGGATTTTTTACTCCAGCACTAATGATTCTTCCATTTTTTAAATACTCACTTTCAACAATCTCTAATTCTTTTTTTAGGTATTTACTGCTCTTTTTTCTTGAAGATTTAGTATCTTCACTTAGAGAATCTAAAGTCATATCAGACCATCTCTTCTTAAGTTTTAATGATGATGAGTTCTCTTGATTTCTTAATTTTTTAACATCATTTACTGTATTTATCTTTTTAAACTTATCTGAAATAAGAGAATATAGAAATTCTTCAAATTTTAAACTTATTTCTTCAGCAGACATACCCTTTAATCTAAAAATTTCAAAATATTTTCTTGTTATCATTTTAAATCTATCATTATCATATATAATATGATAGATTAAATTTATTTTATTTAAATCTTTTTGTTCATTACTTATGTTCTCTTTAACATCTTTGCTCATAAGGTTACTCCTTAATATATTTTTGCTTATAAATAGATAGAACTTCTTGTATTTTGAAGTTTAAATTGTTATCCTCCTTAAACTCTTTCAAGCTTTTATTAGTCCAATATCCAGATTGAGTATATTTTTTTTCATTTAGCTGCATTTGATGCATAATACCAGAAATTTTTAAATTAGTGAAATTCAACTGTACTTTATTATCTAAATAATCATTAATAATAAGTAATCTTTTGCGAATTGTTGAATATCCCATCTCTTTTAATCCATTTCCATATCTAGCATCCGGTTTAGTTTTAATTAAGTATTCAGAATTAGAATTAAATAGATAAAATTCAGCAGCATTACTACCCTGCTCTAAATATTGTTTATACTCTTTTTGTTCTAATGTATCTTTTGTAAAATCAAATAAGAACTTGTCCAGCTTAAACTCTGTATCCTTTAACTTTATTAATCTTTTTTCTAAATCTATGTCTTTTATTTTTATACTCCTTAAGTCTTCAGCATCTTTACCAATAAGCCCACAAAAAGCTGCATAAATTATAAACTTATCTTGTGCATTAGTTAACTTACTACATACCTGAAGGACTTCATCTTGTGTTAGATATTTTGATAAATCAAATTCAGCGACTAAATTTTTTGGTTTAGAAAAGTGAATATCGTAATTTAAAGTTTTAAATATCTTATTAATTTTAAAAATTATAGCCATTATGGCATTGTATGTTTTATTCTGGTTCATATCTTTTACAATTTTTTCTTTATCATTACCTACTATCTCAACAATATAGTCATTTCCTTCCTCAACAAGCTTTCCTTCTTTAGCAAACCAAAATATTAACACTTTATAAACTTTGAGTATACCAATCCTTGTTTTTTCATCCTCATTTTGTAATAGCTCTGATAATACATTTTCATTTTTTAAATTATAATTCATAAATTCAAACATCCTTTTTTTAATTATATATATATTATAACATTTACCTTCTCCGTTTTAAATAGAAAATAAAAAAATAACCTCAAAATAATGAGGTTATTTAAATTAAAACTACGATTTTATTGTCATTTTTATTTATCATACTTCTTTATGTATTCTAATAAAGCCATACTCATTAAATCAGACTTATTAAACTCTCTGAATTTTCCACAAAACTCATCAAATAAATTCCATGCATCTTTATTCAACCTAACTGTAGTCCTTATAGCATCTTTTGAATGTAAATCAATCTTAATACCATCCTGTACAACTTCTATTACATTTGTATCTTCTTTATTCTCAAACCAATTTAATACATCTTGTATTTTATCATAGTCTTTTGCTAAAGAGACTATATTATTTTTAAATTGGTTGTCAATTACTATGTTGTGATTGTTGTCATCTTCTATTGTCATATTAAATGTATTATCATTATTACTCTGTTGTCTATTGTTTACTACTTTTGTCATACTATTGTCACCAATAAACACATACTCATCATTTATACGTTTATAACCTCTTTTAGTAAGGTATTTTCTTATGCTACTTTCAGACACACCAAGCCCTATAGCAACTTTAGTCAAACTCTTACTATTATTTAACTTATTATTAATATATTCAACTATATATGTTATATCATTGTTTTTTAAATCATTCCAAGTCATATACTCACCTCTAAATTAAGTATACTACATGAGATTATTGTTGTCATACCATATTAACCAGTTGACTAATAGTTTTTATTTACATATATTTCTAAAGTGCAACAAACTTTGATATAATTTATTTATAAATAACAGATTAATTTAAACAAAATTTATATTAAATAAGATTTTAAATTATTTATTAAGGAGAAATATATGCTTAAAACATTGTTTATTCTATTAGCAGTTTTTGTAATTATAAAACTATCTATTTTGATATTTAAAGATGCATTAAAATTTTTAAATATGTTTGAAAGTAAGAATGAAAGCTTTATTGGGTGGTTATTCTTATGTATATTGGCTTTAGTTATTTATAATTTAATAGATATAATATTATAGATAAATATATGAGTTTTTATATTTAAATACAAAAATTATTGCATTTAAATATATAGTATCCTTTATTTTTTTATATTTTTGCTTTAATAAATTTAGATACACTTGTAGAATGCTATATTTTGGAATTAAACTACAAGTGTAATTACCAGTTTTTTATAAAATATGTTATAATTATTTAAAAAGGAGACTATAATTATGGTTATAAAAGTAAATTTTGGTGGCAACTATAGTCCTGATTATATATATGTTCCTAATGAAATTAGTTTAAAAAAATATGAAATTAGAAACGAATTTCATATTTGGATTGACAATACAGAAGATGAGCATCCTTTTTGGTGTTATGAAAATGGAGTCCAAATTGGACTCCATTATAGGGGTGATGCGATAGTTTATTGGTTAAATAACTACATTTTAAAGAATGCTAATGATAAAGCAAGGTTAATTGAAAGTTTTTCAAATAAAAAGTTAGATTATGATTTAATTATAAATTTGTAAAAAGAGTATTTTAATATGTGGAATATTCCTTTAAGTTTAAAGTATTCTAAAGTAGCTATATATTCTTACATAACGTAGTGTAAACTTAGGCTATTCAACTAGCTTTTACAAGCTACTACCCTTTAGGGTAGTGGCAGTTGACAATAAACACCTTTAGAACTTCCAATACCTGCAAAAGTATTTAAATCTTCCGTTCTGTAAAGCATAGTTTTCACTTCCATTCATTTGTTTAATTATTAGGTTAAAAACTCCATAAATCTTTATTTTTTTCTTTGTAGTCATCTAAACTTTCAAAATATTGCTCTAAAGGTTTATAATATTCATTATGACAACCTTTTAAAGCCTGTCTATAATCATCTACAGTATCACTCGATATTATAATCAATTTCAAATTATTCTCAAGTATTTGTTTAAGTAATATAAATCTTCCTATTCTTCCATTGCCATCTTGAAAAGGATGAATGATTTCAAATCTATAATGAAATTCTGCTAAGTCTTTTAATGTAATATCTTTTAAATTATTATACCACTCAATAAGTTCTAACATCTTTGGTTCTACTTCAAATGGTTGGGCTAATACACTATTAGTTCCTATTATTCTATTTGGTATTTTTTTGTATATACCAGATAGCCCCATATTATGAATATTTGAATTATACATAAGTTGTCCATGTAAATCCTTTATGTACTTTTCAGTTAAGTATTCGCCCAATGTATCTATTACAGTTTCAAATACATAGCTTGAATTTACTGTTGTTATAACATCATCTAAAGTATGGTCACCTTTTACAATGTTGTGCTCAATTAAATCTTGTAAACTTTCACTTGTGAATGTACTTCCTTCTATTTTATTTGAATGAAATAAAAAATTATGTCTTAAGTCTTTGTATAAAGAGTTTGGTATGTTTTTGGTATATTTTAATTTTTCTATAAACTTATTTTCAATCAATATATTCATCTCCATTTTTAAATTTATTTTATATTACTAATATTAACAAAATGTATTATCTTTTACACTATCTTTTGAACTTTATTTATTAGGAATGATAATTAATTGAGAAAAGAATGTTATCATAATTCTCTTCTCAATTAATTAGTTACATTGTAAAACCTTTTAATTTACCATCTTTAATAATGAATGACAACCCCATTGTATGCCATCTAAAAGCATCATATAGGCTTATAGTATGTATATCTTTGACATAACATATCATAATAATCTCCAATCATTATTCTTATATATTTTCAACTTTTTGAAACATGTATATTTCATTGCTTAAATCATAATTAGGCTCCCAGTTTTCTATGAATTTAATTGCATTGTCATAGTTCTTTTTAGCAGTGTTCTTATAGCTATTAACACCAAATTTTTTTCTATAATCTTTCCATAGTGAAAAGTATACTCTTTTTCTTAATTTAGCATCTTCATAAGCTGAAAAATTTAAACATTGATATACTTGTATTACCATTCTATTTACCAAACTTCTAATAGTTTCTTGTTGATTGTAGTCTATAGTAGAAAAATCATATAGGACATTAACTTTTTCCTCTAATTCATGTTGACCAGATTCAAGTTCTGCTTGTCTTTGTTCTAGTTTGATTATAACTTTTAACTCTGGAGATAAGTTTTCAAAAGGGTTATTTAACTTTTTTCTCATACTAAAATATTCATCCATTATTTTATCGTGTATTTCCCAAGCTAAATCAGTATCCATTATCTTAATTAATTTTGAATATCCTCTTTCAGATAATAAAAATATATTATCAGCTTTTGATATTTGCATTTTACTATATCCAAGTGTTTGTAATAGCTCTAAATTGTCATCCGTGTCACGGATAACTTTTAAATCTATATAATCTATGTCTTCTTTAAATCTTTTTATATTATCCTTTATTCTCTCTCTTATCTTAAAATTAGGCTGATTATGTATTTCTGATATAGTCTTATCCGTCATACATTTTTTATCTTCACCAAAACCACCTTCTATAACTGGTATTTCTAAATTCATAAATTTTTGTTTTCCTTTAACTTTTAATTTATTCACTTTTTCCATCTCCCTTTTTAAATTATTAAATGTAGTTATTATGAGTTTTAAAATAGTAACTACATTTTTATGTTAAATTACAATTTAATTAAAAATTGACATAATAACTTTGTATTTACTAAATGAATCTCTTTGACATTCAGTAGACATTGTTATGTCTAGTAATGTTCTCACTTCTTGTCATTATTTATCATATTCTTCAAAATATCTAAATTATCATATATATATCTAATACCATTTAAAAATTGAGTTTGTTGTTTTATATATCTTCTTATATCTCTACTCTTTGGATATTTGACCAATAAGTCCTTAAATTTTTCAATCATTTCATTTCTTGCATCAATATCATTTTCTATGTATTCCAATTGATTTAATATAGATAACTTATCATTATTATTCATTTGTGCCACCTCCAGTTGACAAGGAATAATAATATTCTATATAAGTATTAATACAATTAGTTAAATAAATTTTACTATCCAATGTTAAGTACCAGTCACCCATACAAGAAGGATAAAAGTAATATTTATTATCCTGTTTTATATAAACAATTGAACTTCCATCATTTAAAAATACTTTAATGTTTCCATTGTCATTTAACTTATTAACCACGTATATATTACTTAAATGATTTATATTACTTGATAGCTCTTTGTAAGTTGCAACTGCGCTATCTAAATCTTTTTTATTTTTAAAGCTATAGTTCCAGTCTCCCATACAAATTGGATAGAAATTATAAACTTGCTCTTTAGTATCATATAAAACTATACTTTCATCTTCTAAAACTTCAATAACTCTATCTGTGGACTCTATATAAAAATTATCTAATTCAGCAGCCTTAACTTTTGTTACTCCTGAAACTCCTACAATGATTAAACCTAATAACATTCCCATAACTATATTTTTGAATTTCATTTTTATATCCTCCTAGTTTATAATTATGACCCCGTACAAGCCTCTATAAGCTGTTTGAAAATCATCTTAATGTATTTTTACAATCTTTAAAACCTTTTTATCAAATCACTATCATTATCATTTAAATTATAATAATATAGCTATAATGATAGTGATTTGATAACTCATATATCATATTAAAAATATAATTTTAAACTCTTTTATTACTTCATGTCCTATATTAAAGATATGACACTCTTTTATATAAAATATAATCCTCATCTATATAAAATTCATTGTCATTAATTCATCGCCTACATACATTTATTGCATACTTTTATATAGTTCTTTTAAATCTTCATTTTCATCTAATATTACTTTTAAAGGTTTCATAGTATAACAACTTTTATATTTATATTTGTTTTTATTGTAATTTTCATCAAATTTACTCATATATTCCTTATACTTGATAAACAAACTGTTTAATATATCTATATCTATCAATCCAGACTTACTAAGTTTATTCATTCTCATACAACTATCTATCATACGAGCCAAAGACCAAGCCACTTCCGCAATTGCATCTTCTAACATTTGTTCATTAGATTTATAAGCATAAGAACCTTCTTTGTATTTAGTATTATTCTTCACTATTTTATTAAGATTTGTCTCTATATCTAAACCCTTACTGTAGTACTCTATACATTTGTAATGTTTTTTTATCTCTCTCGACAATGCTTTGTAAAATGTAACATTCAATTTCATTATTTTTTCTACACATGTTAATCCAACATGAAAAACTTCTCCTGTAACATTATTTTTTATTGTAGCTATATTTTTTATAGTTCTTCCACAGTGGTCACAAGCTCCTTTACCTTTTGTATAACTTATCAAAATATACTCATTCATGCTTAAACCTCCAATTATATTAAAATTAATCAATTAATTCATATATTCCATAACCATTATTTTTTGTCTTATAAACTTCTTCTAGTATCCAAGATTGTACCATTGTCATATCTCTACCTTTTATTTTATTGGTATATGCTATTAAAACATCTATATTTTTTTTATCCTTTTTTACTTCTATTAAAACTTTCTTAGAATCACTATTTTGCCATGCTGATATTATCATAGTAATCAAACCTCCATATTATATTAAAATTAATATTTTAAGTACTTGTATTTTCATCTGTAATAACTCTTTATATAGTTTAATAGTTTTTCTTCTACATCTATATCAAAGACAGTTTTACACCCTACTATATTTTTTAAATCATTTAAAGTAAGCATTATTAAATGTGTATTATTCAAATCTAATCCATTTACAGTGTTTAAATTATATGTATCTAAATAATGAGATAAACCACAACCAAAACTATAATTTGCTAATCCATATTTATATCTAAATGGTGCTATATGCTCTACTCCTTTACACAACTTTAGTGTGACATCCTCAATGTTATTATTATCTATTAAAAAAAATCTAGTTTTTATTGCTTTCATACTTCTTAAGCAATTACCTATGCAACCAATTAAATACTTATTCATTTTAAACCCTCCATTTATATTAAAAGTTGAATTTTATTTATATCTCTTTTAATATTTTTTGATAATTACTATGAAGTAATATTGTTCTACATTTTTCATTATATGTTCTTATATAAACATCGCCATCTATTGTTAAAGTATCATAATCTTCGTATCCAATTTGATTTTGTCTAGTTAGTAAATTGTATATTTCTTTTCTTTTACACCATCCTGTTCCTATATAAAATAATTCTCTCTCTGTTTTAGAATTACTTTCTCTTTTACTTTTTTTGATATCTAACTTTTTAATTAATATATCATAGTCTATATCAAGATTAAGTTTTAATTTATAATGTCCTGTTTTTGATATAGTAAAAATTATCCAACTAGAGCTATCATATATTTTCCCATCATTTAAATTAATATTATTTATATTTTTTTTAATAAAACTATCAACCAATTTAAATATTCTATTTTGTCTAGTATATTTTTTTACATTTCTTACAAGTATTTGGAAAACTGGATACCCTTCTATATCATAAAATACGATTATTTTATTCATTTTATTTTCCTCCTATAAATTAATTATTTTTTATTTAAAATTCTTTATATTGAATTTTATTTTCATTATCTAAATACATCATATTATTAATATTTTGTATTAATTGCTGTCTCAATTCTTCTCCTTTTAAAGCCCAATCTAATCCGATTAAGTTTCCTAGTCTAGTACTTAAGGAATTATAAGTTCCTGCTTCTCCTATTGTTTCACCTTCTAAAATGTCACATATATTTATTAAATCTGTTGCAGTCATATATTTAGAATAATTTATCATTTTTAACCCTCCTAATATTTTACATCTATCTTAAGAATTGAATTTTATAAAACAATAGCTTTAGCTTCTGTTATTTCATTATTAAATTTTATATTTTCCAACCATACACCACTTGGTAGTTTTTCATCAAGTGACCACAGGTAACAATCAACATCATTATGATATATTGTTGGGTTGAAATTTTCTATAAAAAGTATATCCTGCTTATTTAACTCTTTTGTTTTTATGTCCCATACTACATTTGATATTTTGCTATTTATTTTCATTTTTAATAATCCCCCTTTATAATTTATTAGATTGTTTCAATAATTTTAATTGATTGCTGTTTCCACATTTTAAAATAATACTTTCTGTAGTACTCCAATAGCTACTATCTAAATCCTTTTTAAACAATGATTTTATCTTAATTATTAATTTTTTCATGATTTATTCCCCTTTCAATTTTTTTATTGGAAGTGGCGTTTTTAAAGAACGCCCTAAAACTTTTTATTTAAGAAACTATAGCTAAATAATTTGATGCTATACAAATATTCTCATAACGTAAGTCAGTTCCATATAGCTCATAATTAAAGTATCTTTCAAGTGTTTCTTGACCTAACTCTTCAATATCTCCTAATCGTTCAATATAATTCTCTGCAAATTCAATATCTGTCATATTTTCATAATATTCTATATCTTCTTCGTATAAATTTTCAATAATCATATCTCTATCAAAACGTAAATCTCTTGAAAATGCTTCTATGTCAAAGTAGTAAGCAATATTTTCTATACAAGATAAATCACCACAACATATTTCTTCTATGTAACTACGTCCTAAATTTTCATCATCCAATGGTGACCTGTCATCAAGTTGTATAAAAGTATAATTACCTGATAATCTGCAAATATCCCCTTCAAGCATGTCATAAAAATCAATGTATCCACGTTCAAGTAAAGCTTTTAACTCTTCAATCTCATATTCTTCTAACCTCTCAAGTTTCATTGCTAATTCATTCAGTTGCTCTATATTGCTATGTTCACTTATTTCTAACCCTTCTATATCTGTTTCAAAATCTGTTATGAAATACTCCTCATATTCTTCATTTATCCCTATTCTATCTAATATTTCTTCTAATTCTTCCTCGTTTACTGGAAATTCAGCCCATTCCCCTATTAGTTCACCTTCGTTATATTTTCCTAGGTTAGTTATGTATATATTTAGCATTTTATATCCTCCCTTTTTACTGACTCGTTACTAGTCATTTTGTAAAAAATTTTATTTTATGATTTAATTATAATCGACTCGTCACGAGTTGTCAAGTATTTTTTTGAGTAGATTTTTTATCTACTCATCTATTTTTTCTATTACTATTTTATTACCATCAAAAGTCAACAAAACTTCCCTGTCTAGTTTAGTTATGTCCATATGTTTTATCCATGTAGTTGGAATTGTAACCCTATTCGTATATGATTCTCCTCTAGAATTACCAGCTCCTTTATTGAATATTACTTTTGCTTTTCTCTGCTCATACATTCGTTATACCTCCAATGATATTATTGTTTAATAATACCATACTAAGAGCTTGTAGAAAAGACACTCAATAATTCAAGTGTCTTTTTATGTACTGCTATTTAATTGATTTTGCTGTTTCATTTTGCACTATATCAAGCTTAGTATACAATGAGGTTTGACCATTTTCTAGGTCTTCAATTCTAAAATCAATACGACTAAAACATTCTAAAAGTCCCTCAACATTAGATTTTATTTTATCTTGTGTATAATCAAATTCGTCAAGCTTGTCATTTAAAATTTTAATACTTTCCTGTATTTCTCGTAGCAATTCTAATGTTTTCTCATCCATTTTATCTACTCCTATTTAATTGATTTTAACTTTGCTATTTCATTCCAATTTTTAGATGTAGCCATTTCTACAAAGTTCATGTCATTTTTTAAAGTGTCTATTTTTTCTCCAACTTCTGTTATGCCTTCCATATTTCTAGCAACTTGATTATAAGTTAAGTCTAGTTTCTTTTTAATTTCTTCTTGTCCTTCTTTTAAATCACTAAGTTGGTTTTCAATCCCATCAAAACGACCATCCATACTATCTAGTCTAGTATTAATCCATTTTATTTCTCCTTGTATATCATTAATACTAGTATCCATTTTTTGTAATAATTCTAATATTTTTTCATCCATGCCGTTCACACTCCTATTTTATTATTATATCATAATTTAAGTGTTGTATTCTAACACTTACTAAAATAATCTAATAAATAGTTTAAATTATACTAGTAAATATTAGATAGTTTATAACCATGTAGGTGTCAAGCAGTACAAACTATAATTTTAATGCTCAATCTTTAGTACTTTTTATAACGCAGTACCTCACAACTGCTATGTCATATTAAATTGTATTGAGTGCCATTATAGAAGCAACTAAGTTGATACCTCAATTTTTTGTAGGCTTTAATTGGAAACCTTTATTAATTTTATTTATTTAATTACTTAATGTTGGGAACACCTCACCAACTGGTATGACTAATTCATTTTTGTAGTTAAAAAATGAAGAAAAAACTATGTGTAATATTTGTGTTGTGTGCCTTTCACCATTCACACCATTTAAAAGGTCAACTTAAAGGTAGTAATTTTTTAATAGTAGTTTAATATTTTTTAATAGAACCCTTTAAGATATTAGCTAGAGTTTTAAGAAGGTTCTTTGCCTGTTACTTCATTTGAGAGGTGGCTTTGTGTTTTCTTGTTCTCCCTTGCTATGATTTAATTATAAAACAAAATGTTTTGATTGTCAATATAAAATATAAAAAACAAAACAAAATGTTTTAAATAATGTCATATATAAAACATACCGTTTTGAATACAATTGTAATTAAATTTATAATATGTTATATTTAGAATTAAGAGGTGATTTAATGAATAGATTGAGAGAGCTAAGAAAAGAAAAAGGATATTCAACTCAACAAGTGGGAGAACTATTAGGCGTACATTATGTAACAATACAAAACTATGAAACAAACAGAAGAAAAATTGACAATGAGACGCTTATAAAATTATCTAATATATATAATGTAAGTATAGATTATATATTATGTCTTACAGACAATAGAGAAAATATACAACTAGAAGAAGAAGAAAAACAACTATTAAATAATTATAGAGAGTTAGACACTAAGAGTAAAACAATAGTACAAGAACAAGTCAACACATTAAAAAAATTACTGTAAGCTAGAGTATATATGTCTAGCTTATTTTTATATTTAATTTTAAAGATTAAAGGTATAAACATAAGGTGAATGCATTGAAATGTGCTTAGAATGGATTTAAATGGCTTGTACAATATGTTATTATAATAAAATAGACTAGATTATAGCTAGTCTATTTTATATTATTAAATTATTTTATTTAATGTTAAGTACTACCTTGAGTAGATTATATTACTATATGTCAAGTAGTTCTTTTGATTCTATATCTAAATAGCTACATATTTTTTCTAGTTCACTTACTGTAAATTGATTCTCTCCTTTTTCTTTTCTGTGATAATTTCTTAAAGATATGTCTAACATTCTAGCAATATCCTCTTGAGAATATTTTTTTTCTTTTCTTATATCAATTAATTTTTCTAATTTCATGCTATCACCTCATTAATATTATAACAAAAAAGAGTTACTTATACATTAAGCAACTCAATAAAGATATTAAAGATAAACAATATATATTGCTCTAAGTGCAAAATATAAGAAGAATAATAAACCTAGTATCTTTATTATTTTTAAAGTGTTTTTAATATGTTGACTCATGTCGTCACCTCGTTTACTTTCAATATTAGGTGTGTTACAATATACCTATAGAGATATATTTTTATAGGTATATTGCATTGGTTATTAATGTTTAATTATGTATATAAGTATTAATAACCAACCGATACAAGAACATAAAGAAATCAAAATATGTTCAAGTGATTTAAATACTTGTACAAAGAGCTTTTCAAGTTGGTGGCACAACTCGATTAGCTCTTTTATTTTGCCTTTTGTTATTCTCATAACGTCACCCCCTAATATTGAATTGTATAGATAAGATTAATTCTTATCTTAATTAAATTATATACAATAATGACAAATTTGTCAAGAAAAATATGGCAATGAGGTTGTGAGTTGATATTCGACGATGTCAGATTAATGCTAAAATGATGTATATAAGACTTTATAATCCATAATAAAAAAATTTATTCTATAGCAAATAATATTTTATATAGATATCAATAACTAAAAATTGAAATACAGTGATTACAACAGGTTTGTAGTCTAAGAATTATAATGACTGACATTTTACTGACAAAATAGAAAGTATAGGTGTTGTAAGTATTGAAAATGCTAGGTTTTAGAAAAATGGCATAAAATACTAATTTTTATGTCCTTTTTTACTGACAAAAACATAGATTTTTAAAATAAGATAAAAGTAATACTTTTATTAATTAAATAAAGTAAATAAAGTATTTTACATATTAAAATAAATAAAAATGAAGTAGGGGGTATTTTATGGAAAGTGGCTTGTTTGTCAGTAGGATTTTGTGTGTAGTCCTTTCATTTCCACATTTCAAAAAAATTGCAGACGGATTTACAGACGAAATAGCTCTGTATTTTCCTCATAAAACAAATATTTATCTAAAGATATTTCTTAGATTTTTACTCTTAAATTACATTCTTAACAAGGAAAATATAAAATAAAAGTGTATGTATTGATTACATAAAAACAACTAATATATATAAAAATATTAAATACAAAAAATAACTTGAAATATAGGAAGATTTATTAAATTAGAATGAAAATGTCGTCTGTAAGAAAATAAGTTTCAATATTTTACTTAAAATTAAAATTGACATCTAAAAAAACATAAATAGTATAGTTAAAGAAATTGATTTATTGGTTTGGAAATAGTTGATATATAATTTAAATATTAACTAAAAATTTTTAATGATAAATTATTGGTTTAAATTTAAATTATATATAGTTCTAATTTAGTGCTAATTTTAACTAATAACTAAAAAATGTCATTTTATAGTTGAATTTTTGTGCAAATTTAATGTAATTATCAAGTTTTTATATGGTATAATATATTTAGCAAATATTTACTTAGGAGGAATGAAAATGGAAGAAAATTACCAAGTTATAGGCTTAGATATAGGAAGAGGATACGTAAAAGGATATAGTAAGTACAATGGAATGGTTAAAGAATGTTTATTCAAATCAGTATTTGGTGATGGAAGAAACATAGATTTTGAGAAATATGAAAATCCAATATACATAGATTTTGAAAGTGTAAGTTACTTTGTTGGTTCATTAGCAGAAAAAGAAAGTATAACACCTATAAGAAATTCTGATGATTCTAAAGTATCTTTTACAATGAGAATATTAGTTGCTGCTGCTCTTAATGAAATAGCTGTAGCTGATGAAGTAAAATTAATGATGGGCGTTCCATATAAATCATTTAGGAAAACAACATTAAAAGAAGTTGTAGACACATATAAAGGTAAAACATTTAAAGTAAAAGATAAAATAAAAGGTGGACATAAAGAAATAAAAATATCTGATATATCAATTTTTAGAGAAGGAGACGCTGCATTATTTCATACATTAGAAGGAAAAGTAAATGAAGATAAAGCGGTTGGCATGGTTTCAATAGGTTTTAGAAGTACTGAGATGTCTTTCTTTGAAAAAGGTTTTGTATTTAATGATAAACTATCAGACACATTAGAAGCTGGAAATCAAGATGCTTTAACAATGGTTCAGAAGCAACTAAAAGATAGAGGAATAATAAGAGAGCTTAATGAGATAGATAGTTCTAATGATTATGATGAACTTAAGAAAGTTGCTTACATTATGGCTTCTGAAAGCACAGCTCAAAGAATATCTTCTAAATGGAAGAACATAGATGAAATGGATGTATATGTAAGTGGAGGTACAGCATTACATATGACATTCGATAATAGATTTAAAGTTTCTAAAGATGCACAAATGGCTACAGCTAAAGGATTATTTGAAGTAGGTATGGAACAATTCTAGGAGTGATATTATATGAAAAAATCATCTAGCTTTTATTTAGAAGAAGATATATTTGGTGAAATAGAAAAGTATCAAAATGATAAAAATATAAGCAGTAGAAATACAGCTTTGGAAAGAATAATATTAGAGTGGAAAAATCTTCAAGAAGAAAATAAATTATTAAAACAATGTTTAGGCAATGGTGTATATAGGACAAATAAAAAGACAAATGTTACTGAAGAAAAAAAAGATATAAAAAGAGAAAATCCTATTATTAAGAATATATTTAATAATATGCCAGATTAAAAGAAAATATCTACTCAAGAAATTTTGGGTAGATATTAAAAAAAATATTGAGAACATAGAGGGTATATGATATAATAGAAATAGAACATAGAGGGTAATAAAATTTCTGAAGCAACATGTTGCGAAGAACAATTGCAAGATGGTTTTTATCTTGTAATTGAAATAAAATTTATAAGAAAAGAGGTAGATATTTATAGTTAGAGGTAATGAATTTATAAAAGATGTTATTGTAACAGACAAAAGAACAGGAGAAATATTGGAGCATAAAGGGATGAAAAGAGGTGAGGTACTTGAAATTGGAAAGAGAAAAAAGAGTTTTTCTCCAGAGCAAAGGGCTATTATCAATAATAAAAAAGAATTACCATACCATAATTTTAAATTAGGAGGTTTTGTATTTTGTACTTATGTTAAAAATGAATTATTATTTAATGAAGTAAATATAAGTAAAGCTAATATAAGTAGATTAATATATCTCGCAACATATCTAAACTATAATACAGGAGAAGAAAATTTATTGGTTAGATATTCTCAGTTTAAAGAAATGATTCCTATAGATAGAAAAAACATGAGAGAAATATTAAATCTTAAAGATAGGGCATTTAGAAATTTTTTAGCAGACGTAAAAAAATGTGAGTTATTATATGAATCTAATAATAAATTTTATATAAATCCAAAGTATTTTACTAAAGGAATTCCTAATTTTGAAAATAAAGAATATACAAGAATATATATAAATACTAGTAGATTTCTTTTTGAACATTGCACACCAAGACAACATAAACAATTAAGTTATATATATCAACTCATACCATATATACATTTCGAGAGTAATATCTTATGTTTAAACCCTCATGAAACAGATATTTCAAAAATAAAAAAAATTAGTTTATATAAAATTTGTCAATTATTAAATATTAGTACAATAAAACAAGATATGAACAAATTTAAAAAGGAATTACTTAGATTTTATATAAAGGTAGAAGATGATAAATATTATTTTTTTAAATATGTAATCGTTGAAGGGAATAACAAAAATACAGACTATTTCATTATAAATCCTTGTGTAATATGGAAGGGAAATAATTTAAATTTAGCAAAGAAAACAATTGATTTATGCTTTTTTAATTGTATTTAGAAAGTCTGTCTAAGAATAAGAGGTAATGAACTGTAAAAATTAACAAAAATATAGGAAAAACAGTTAAAAAATTAAATTTAGGGGTGGCACAGAAATGTGACCAAAAGGCAAAAAAACGGCACAGAAATGTGACCAAGAAAATTAATTTAAAATCTTATAATATAGAAAAGGAGAAGTATGAAAGAGAAAAAAATAGAATTAATATATTTAGAAGATTTAGATGAATCAGAGAAAACAGGCGTACATAAAAATAGGTATCAAATATTAAATGAGGAATATGAACAAATGATAGATACATACACAGAGATGAGTAAAAGGTCTTCATATGATATTGTAAATGAAAGGCATAAGGAGGATTTTAAGGATGAACTATGGGATTATGATGATACAGATTATGATGATGGATTGCAAGGAAAGGAGGTATAATATTGATATATAATAATAACAATTTTTATGAAGAAATAGATGGCAAATCTGCACAAGATTACATAAAGAATTTAGATTATAGCATAGACAATAGCAAAGATAGAATTAAATACATAGAGGAACGATTAGGGGTAAAACACACGTGGTTTGAAGAGTCAAATAGAAATTATATAGATACATTTTATAATACTCTTACAAAGAGAAATGAGAATATTATTACTAGAGTGAAATATCAAGAAAAAAAACAATTCAATGATAAATTTTGGGAAAATATATTTGAGCAAACATCAGATAGTCCTTTAGATAAAGATGGTGTATATTATGTTACTATTGATGGAGAAGAAGTAGTTATGGATTATAATAGATTCATTACTTGGTGTGGCTATAATCAAATTAATCCAATCGAATATATAAATGTTAAAAATCCTTTTAGTAATAGTAATGGTACATGGGAGTACACACATCATAATACATCGAAAATTAAGTTGATATTAAATAAAGATGACAGTATATATTCTACTTCTAATATAGCAAAAACATTAGAAATAATGGGGAGCTATATACTCTCAGTAGATGATAAACCTAAGGAAACTAAAATAAGAATATACAATTCAAAAGAGTTATTTGATAGAGCATGTCAGGAAGAAGCACTTCTAAATAAAATAGCACCTGCAAATGGTGGAAATATAAATTCAAACACTTCTAATAAAGATGGATTCCTAGAAGACAATTCCTTTGCATTTTTTCAATTACCTAAAAACTATAAAAAAATAAAAGATATAAAAGTTAAACCTAAAGATATTAAAAAATATCCAATTATAAAAACATACTCAGATACTTATGAATGGTATAAAGCTAAATATAAAGAATTAGGACATAAACAATTAAGTAAAGAAGAGTTAAAACTTAAGAGAATGGTTAGGAAAAATTTAAATGCATTAAAAAATGATATGACTGATGTTAAAAATTCTATAGAGAGACCAATTATATGGAAAGCACCATTAGCAGATGCAGGAAGCCCAGAATGGGACTATTTAGATATGTTTGATAAATCACATGTTAAAGAGCTTTTAAAGATTCAAAAGGGTAATGATTTGCAAGATGATTTAACATGTATAGTTATGGATTTAAATAATATTATATCTAAAATTGAGTTTACCACAGTACAAAAAGATATTTTAAATTTATATAGAAAAGATAAATCATTAGAGTTTATTTCAAATTTAATGAATATAACTCCTCAAGCAATAAATAATCAAATAAATAAAATAGTGAACAAAATAATAGATGCATATGAGAAAAACTATGAAGAAAATTATTATTATATATCTGTTTGTAAAGGAAAATATAAAAAATGTAGCAGATGTGGAAAAATTAAGTTGCTATCTAGGTTTGATAAAAATGGTAAAAAGGGATATCGCTCAAATTGTAAAAACTGTAATTAGCTGGTGGGGAAAAGTGGTTTAAAAAAGGGTCGCTTAAAACATATTACTTATGTAAGGGGTTAATAAAAATAATAAAATTATTCCTTACTATTATCAAATGAAAATTATATAAGAAAAGGGAGATTAAGAAGATATGAAAAAAGTAGATTTTTTAAAAGAAGTAGCAGAAGAATTAGGTGTATCACAGATAAGAGTAAGAGAGATACTTGATGTGATAGAAAAAAAAAGAAACGAAGTACTACAAGATGGTGAAGAATTGACGTTGATGGGAGTTAAATACCTAACTAAAATACAAAAAGGTAAAGAAGGAGAAATAACTCTTAAAGATGGAACTAAAAAACCTTGGAAAACTGAGGAAAAAAGAGTTCCAAAATTAAAAATAGCTAAATCTTTAAAAGATGCAATCATATAGAGAGTGTATGGGTTAAAATCCCTTTCATATGGTGACATATGGCAGCAAACCTAGAATATGCTAAAAATTAATACAATTAGCAGAGATAGCTCATTTTGAGAAGCTCTAGTGGCTGGTAATAGGTATTTTACAAATATAAGATGATGATGCTGCTAAAATGAATATAGCGTGGCAAATATACACGAGGTTGATGAGCAACATATAACTTGAAATAGATACGGTGAATGCCCTAGTATGCCTTAAAGGTGTAAGAATAAAGAAGTAGAATTTGAGGTAACAGATTCTACTTCTGCTTTTTAAAATTAGAGGAGTTTGTTGGTGTACCTGGCTAATAAAAAACTGAAGAAATTGTGAATAAATCAAATAGTCTTTTGAACTAAGTAATTTTTATGTGGATTTATTTATAAAAAAGTGGTGATGTTCTACCAAATAGTGGACAATTAAAAAAGATTCTTTAGTGTGAAAAAACAGCCACGCTATCCGAGCTGTCGGAGTTTTAAAATACAGCACTTGACCATGGTCGAAGGTAGCGATACTCGACTTGCTGTTTGTAATTTATAGAAATATGGAGAGGTACTCAAGTGGTAAAGAGGATAGTTTGCTAAACTATTAGGTCAATTAATTTGATACGAGGGTTCAAATCCCTTCCTCTCTTCCAATAAAAAAAGTTTGTTATTTTTAAATAATATCTTAATTAAAAGGGAGATGTTTTTATGGTTAAATATAATGTTCATAAAGCTTTAGCAGAAAAGAAGTTATTAGAAGATAAGATAGATAGATGCATTAGTAATTTTAAAATTGTAGGTACTAAAAAAGGCTCTGATAAAAATGTATATGAAACAAAAACAAGTGTAGAAGATTTTAATGTAGAAGTTTCAAGTAGATACCAACAAATAGAAGATTTAATATATAATTATAACGCATTAGATAAAGCAATTAATATCTCTAATGCTATAACAAATGTTCAAATTGGTAATAAAAATTATACAGTTTTAGAAGCAATAAAAAGAAAAAATAGTATAGAATTAGATAAATCCTTGTTGAGACAAATGGTTAGTAACTATGATTGTATGATGTCTGAAGTAAATCGTAGAAATGAAGAAGTGCAAAAAAATACAGACAGAATGTTTGAGGAAAAAGAAAAAAGTAAAGACGGAGCAGAACTTATTTCATTTTATAAAAAACAACAAGAATGGTCTTTAGTAGACCCTTTAAAAGTAAGAGAGAAAATAGAAAAGTTAAGGGATGAAATAGAAGAATTTGAAAAAGAAGTTGATTTTGCATTGAGTACATCAAATGCACTTACAATTATAGATGTAGATTTAAAATAGTCCTTAATTGGGCTATTTTTTAATTTGCAGGTTAGGCGAATAACATAAATTATAAGTTCCCATTTGATTTTGGGTTAAAAATCAAACTGCTTATATAAAAAGTGATGGGTACATACAAACGAAACGATTGTACTGTATAAAAGAGAACAATAGATATAAAGCTTAAAGTTAAAAATTCAAATATAAAATCTCAAGGATAAAAGATTAAATTATTAAAATAGTAAAAATAAAATAAAAAAGTTATAGAAAATCCTTGATAAATGCTAAATGCGTTAACTTATATTAGCTATTGTTAGCTACAAGGCTGCCTAATTTGCAAATAAATATATTCCCAGTAGAGTTATAGATAACATAAAAATAAAGGAGAAAATATATGAAAAATAATAAAGGAACGATTTTAGAAAAATGTGAAGTAATAAAACAAGAAGATGGTACTTATAAATTTATAGAGCATACAAAAAATGGCGATAATGAAGTGTTATCTAGTGATGTTTTTGACCAGTATATTGGAAAAACAGATTTAAACATAACAATAAGATTAAGTGAAACAATAGTCCAATAAATCAATATTGGACTATTTATTTTTACTTAATATTAGGGAGATATTATCACATTAAACTATAGCAAATAAAGAAGAAGAGTATGCTTTATCCTCTTCGTTATTACTTCAATGAATTTTCTATAATTCTTCTTATAGCTTTTTTGTCTTCCTTATCTAGTCTTATATACATTTTTATTGTTTCTTTAATATCTTCATCAGAGTTAATAAAATCAATATATTCATCTAAAGAGCTAAATTTTTCCTTTGGAAATTTAATTGATTCATATGAAGCTAAAGAATCAATGATTGATTGAATTTTTGTTTTGTCTGTATCAACTGAATAATTAGTTTTAGTATGACCTAGAAGATAATCTGTAGTGACATTAAAGTATTCAGCTAGTTTAACTATGGACTCTGCTGGGGGAGTTCTTTGGTCATTTTCATACATACCTATAGTACTTTGTGACACATTTAATATTTCAGCTAATTCATATTGCTTTAATCCAAACTTAATTCTAAGTTCTTTTAATCTTTCTCCAAACATTTTTTCACCTCCAAGTATCTTTATAATTATTATACCACATAAAGTAATAAAATATTATACTTGACATTACATTATGTGGAGTGTATTATAAAAATATAAATTACTTTAAGTGATAAAATTACTTTTAGTAATTAAAAAGAAG